GTATATAATCATATATTTTATTATTTTTATTTATATATAAATAAACTTATCATCCCAGTGATTACCTTAAACTTTTTAATAAAAATGATTATAAATCATAACTAAAAAAATAGAAAAGTAATATGTGTGCGATGATATCATATTTCGGTGGCAAGAGTTCAAATGTTTTCCACGAATTTATAAATAAAAAAATACCTAAAGATGGTAGTATAAAAACTTATTTAGAACCATTTAGTGGATCTATGGGAACCTATTTAGATGATGATACATTAAAAGTTGATACTGTCATTTACAATGATAAAAATAGACATCAAGTTAATTTATATTATTGTTGTTCAAAACCTCAAGAGTTTCTACCTTATTTAGAAAATCTAAAAAATACTCTCTTAAAAACAAACGAAACAGAAGCTTTAAAGAAATGGGACTTCTATAAAGGCATTTATAAAGAATATCAAAAAAATGAATTCTTAGATAATATGAATTTTGAGATTGGTGATTTTGAAAAAGCTGCTATTTACGCATTCTTAATTACATCAGCTCACAATTCAGTTTATCCACGAGGTGCTGGATTCAATGGTTATAAAAAAGATAAAGATAAATTAAAGTTAGAAGTTCTTATTGATAAATTAAAGAAGAATAAATATACAGAGAAACTACAATCTATTAAAGAGTTTACTAACATTGATTTTGAAGATCTTATTACAAAATATGACTCAGATGATACTTATATCTATTTAGATCCACCATATGCGAGATTTAATGAAGGTAAAGGTGATGATGATGCTAAAAGGTTGTTTTGGTATGGTGCTGATAGTGATGGTGTATTTGGACCAGCTTCTCATAGAAGATTATTAGAGTTGATTAAAAAGTCAAAGTCTCGTTGGTCTTTATCATATTATTATTTCCCTTTATTAGAAGAATTGTTACCAAGAGATAAATATATGTGGTTTGAGAAAGAAGTATTTAGAAGTTCCGCACAAGGTGGTAATAATTCTGATACTAAAAAAGAACAAGAAAAGGGTGTTGAGATTTTAATTCTTAATTATAATCCCGAAACTGGTGAAAAGATAAATTAATTATGTATAGTGATTTAATAGAAAATATAATCAAATCTTTAAGTTTTGAAAACAAAGACTTTTTAATTTTAGATGATAAAATAACGTCTAATAAAAATAGTGTGAGTATTTCAGTTTCAGTTCCAATGACTGATGAATATATAGATAAATTTATTAGTCAGATTAAATATGAGATTTTAAGAACTTTAATTAAGTATATATTCAAAGAGATGAAATATAATAAAGGTTTTATCGATTTGAGAAATATTGGTTATTATGAAAAATTAAACATAACTAGCTTATATTTATCAAAATATAAGTATAAAAATTTAGTTAGTTGTGCTAGATTGTCAGCTGAGTTACAAGACTCATCATCTTTTCATTTTTTTAATTTCAAATTATCTAAAAACACATTGAATACAAATGGTTATATTTATCCAGTTGGTAAGTATTTAGATTTTGAAGTTTATGTTGATCCATATCTTAGGTGGGATGATGAAATGATTTATTTATTTAATGATATACGATTTAACATAAATAATTTTCAATATGAAGTTCGTAGTGAAGCAACTTTTCAACCAAAAATAATTATTAGTTATGATTTTTATTTTGAAATAAGTGATAATGAAGTAGTTTATGTTATAGATGATGAGTTTCAAAAATCATCACTAATTCTATTATCTCAAATGAGAGACGAAAAAATAGATAAACTTTTAAATGGCAATTAAACCAAATAGATTTGAAATAAACACTCCAAATGGAGATTCATCAATTTTAGTTGATCCAGATGGAAATGTAATAGTTAAGAAACTAGTTTTATTAGATGATAAAACTGGAGGTAAATGGGAGGTTAGGATTTCAGATGGTGAAATCTACTTAGAACCTCTTGAAAAATCTGATAAAAGAGATTTTAAAATTAAAAAGATTTTAAATGATTGATGAGTTAGATAGAATACATAAAATGGGTTTTATTGTAACATTAGATTGGAATATGTGTGTTACAATAAATTATCCTTTTTATCACACTAATAGTAGTTTTGGTCATGATTGTAATGTCTTAGTTTGTCAATATGATGATTTTATCACAAATATATCTTTCGCTGAAATAATTATAATGAGTTGTGATATATTTTATGAGTGGTATAACAAATATAAGACGATTTTAGACGATATGGTAGACCCAATTGGATTTTCTGATATATCACTTGGTAATATAACCAAACGTGTTTATAGAGACTTAAAATTAAACAAACTATTATAAAAAAACCTCTTATTTAATAAGAGGTTTTTATTTTATATTCTATTTAATGTTTTCTTTAATTCTTCTAAACTTTGTAGAACTTTATCTTTTTGAGCGTCATCTAATTTCTTTTTATAAGAAGCTATATCAGTGTAACCTAATCTACAAAACTCCCATCTTGTATTCTTAAATAAACTTAATATAGATTTAATTTTTTGTAAGACCAATTCAACGTCGGATAAGTCATTTAGTTTACCAAATGATTTAATTTTCTCATAAACTTCATTACTCAATTCAATCATTTTTTTCAATACTAATTTATCATTCCATTTTATTTCAGCATTATCAATAAAAGATTGTATTTGTTTATTCATAGTCTCATTTTCAGTAAAAGACTGTGTAAGTAATATCAACAATATTACCTTCATCATCTAACCATATTTTAGTTAGTTCATAACCATCTGGTAATTCTGGAGCTTCATCAACAGTAATTTTTCCCGTACCATTACATTTTGTACATTCAACACTTCTTGATCCTTCACCCCATTTTCTTTTTATTTTACCACCAGTACAAACGTCACCTGGTACAGCAACGTCACTATCTAATAATTCTTCTGATTTAGCTTTACAATCTACTGTTTTTGCTACAGAACTTATATACTTTTTAAGTGCTGATGCGTACGGTAAATACTCGAAAAAATCATCATTTAATTTTGAGAAAGGATAATCATATTTTTCACTAAATGCTTTCATTAGTTGAAAAAATCTTTCCTTACCATCTTTTGATAAATACTTTAGAGTCTTAGACATTATATTAGACTCAAATGCTTCAAATAACTTTAAATATTTCATTTAGTATATATTATTTTAAAAAACTTCTTTTCCATCATGACTTGAGAATTCAAAGTCTAATTCTGATATACTCTGTTTTTTACCTCTACACCATTTATAATATTCGTCATGAGAATTAAATGATCTTATTAATCCAAGAGAAGATTTGGCTCTTATTTTATCAAGATGATATAAATCACCTATTTCACCAATTAATTGTTTATATTTTCTATCAAAATAATCTAATTTATTAGGTAAATAAAATGGTATATTGTATATTTTTATATAGATATAATCTTTTTCATCATCAAAAGCTCTTTCATTTGGTATAACTCTAAAGTCAATACCATCATCTTCAATATCAGACATGATCATTTTAATATGATCTATATCAGATTTAAAGTCTCTACTTCCAAAACTTTCAAATAATTTAATATATTTCATAGATTATTTAAAATCTTTTCTTATTAATTCTATTATATCTTTTTTTGCGTATTCATAACCAACACCCTCTGCGATAGTTCCCATACATTTAAGTTTTTTAATCTTTTTAACCAAATCTTTATATTCACTAGATAATGACTCTTCTAAATTATCCATTGAATCCAATCTATCTTTAATTTCATCATCTGAATAATCAGTTAATTTATGAGTAACTGTATTATATTCAGTTCTTTTATTACCAATATGTTGTTGGTCTTCTGAATTAGGTTTTCTTTGTAAATCAGCTTTAGCTAATTTTTCTTTATCTTGAGCAAAGTCTTTAAAATTAGCAACTTTTCTATTTACGTTAAATACTGGTTGATTATCTTTATAAGTCATTATTAATCTTTATTTTTTAGTTTTCTGTCTAATAATTTAGCTATATTAGAACCTATGAAATAGTGTATATTATTTAAGGTATCAGTTTCAACAGTTTTAATTTCATCCATAAAACGAAACTGCATTTTATACTTATCAACATCTTCTTTATCATTAGCCTCAATTTTCCAAATAGACATTTCAATAAAGTAGTTATTATTTATATTCACTTTAAAATCAAATTTTGTTTGATCACAAGGAGTTGTTTTAAACTTAGGACTATATTCAACATCAAAAATAGAATAATCTGTTATCTTTGCTCTTTTCATGTAATAGTTTAAGAACATTGCAGGTGCTTCAATAAAGTCAGATAAAATCTGAATATCTTCACCAAAGTCATTTGAGTCAACAACATCTTCTATTTTTTCTTGAAGATCTATAACATTATCAAAATCAATTTTGTGATAAATACAGTTTATATCATAAAGATAAATAAATGAATTATCAATTAAATGTCTTTTACCAGCATCAACTTTAAATATAAATTTAGTGTGTATTATAGTGGAGTTTTCGGTATTTAATCCATGTAAAGAAATAATCAATTTAAGAAAATCTCCATCATCTGGAGTTTCATAAACTGTTTCAACTGATGAAACTTTACCATCTTCTTCACTGAAGATTTCTTTAAACATATTTTCTATTTCAGATATCTTAATATTCATCATCACCATAATTATTTTTAATAGACTCGAATTGTTTATCATATGATTTGATCTTCATATCAATAATCTTTCCGATATATCCATTCCTTCTTAACAATTTGAACAATAAATTACCTAAAGATAATTCACCACTTTCTTCTAATCCACTTTTTCTTAGGTTCTTAACTTTATTCCAAACCTTTGTTAGCTTCTCATTGAATTTATCATACTTATCTTCATTGATTTGAGATTCTAAATCATCAACCATCATCATAATAGATTTAGACTTTTCTCTTAGATACTCCTCATCTGGTTCAAATTTTACTTTCTCCGGTCTAACATTCCACTTATCTTTCAATAATGAGAATACACCTGTTGATTTGTGTGGTTCATCAATATCTTGTATATAAACCTCAACTTCATATCCCTTTATTTTTATATCATGTTCGTCATTCCAATTCTTTTTTGCTGAATCAACATACTTTTTAACTAATTCAACATTATCATCAACATCATCGAAGTCGATTAATATGTGTAAATCATAATCTGAATATTTTTCAGACCAATTGTAATTAGCTAAAGAACCAGTTAGTATTATATCTTTAACATCAACATTTAAATCTGTACTATTATAAAAATCTTCAGCTATTTTCAACAAGTTTTCTCTGATTTCTGGATCAATTTTATTATCACTCCAAACTTTAGGATTTAACTCATCTTTGATGTAAAAAGATTTAATGGGTTCAAAATCACTTTGAACAAATTCAAAATATTTCTTCATAAATTATATATTAAAAATAAAAACTTATTTATTGATTAATTGGAACAACATCAAATATTGAATCTAAACCATTATAGAAATAATACGGATACATATCTTCAGTTGCTACGTTCGTATCAAATATTATAAGAATTGTTCCTGAAAATCTACGAACTTCACCAATTCCAATATATTCTTGCTTAAGAACTAATTTTTGAGTTTCTGGATCAAAACTCGGTCTATTAACACTAAAATCTCCTACCATAATACCATCTAAAAAAGTTTTCTAATCTCATCTGTTCAGATGAATTTACCCAATAATCCAATGTTAAAAAAGCCGCCATATTTGAACCACCAGCCGTTTGTGATGAGTTATTACCTATATTGTATGAGTTACCAACAAATGTTGATGTAGATCCACCAAAGGTTGTAGTAACTGGCGCCATATTCAAATTACCATTTAACCATAGCTCCATTTCCGATCCTTGACCACCAGGTTGATATAACCTAAACTTCACTGTTAATAAATGCCAGTTATTACCCTCTAATGTCGAATCATATGTCTCATAAACAGATGATGTTGAAGTTGGATTTCCTATAAATGTTACTCTTATTTTATTACCACCAATTGATTCAACTCTTATATCTCCTACTGTTGTTGAAATTGTTGAGTCAACACTATAAAATAAAGTTGTTGTTGATGTAGTACTTAATCTAACAACCATCATCAAAGTTAATTCATTTTTACCAGAGCCCATTGTTGATAAACTTGTGTATATTAAATCGGCTCCTGAGTTAAAATCAATATAAGCTTTATTATTATAAACTCCACCGTTACCTGAATATGGTGGTTGATATGCGGGTGATGATAATATAGTAAAGGCGGTTGCTCCTGATATCAATTCTGATAAAGCGGTTATTGTAGCTCCTGCTCCGGTGGCAGTTGCGTAATCAGCCAACCAAAAAGAACTCGGTTTTTTACTACCTTGAAGTAAAGTCGGATCTTGTATTTTATTGTGCATTCCAGATTCACTTACAACACCTTTCTTTAAACCACTTTCCATTCTAGAAAAACCAAAACCAGTTTTAGCACCTTGTAGTCTACCTTGTTTTAATCCATCATTTTTACCATTTCTACCCATAAACTTCTCCAATCGTTTTTATTGTTATAACACCAGTAGTTGAACCTGATAATTTACCAGTTATACTCCAACCAGCCGGTAAATTAAAATAATAACAAGCACCCTCCGAGTCAGCAGTTCTTGTAAATAAACCCTGTATCAAAGCATCATAAAATATATCACCTGATGCTATGGTAGTCGCATTACCAGAGTTTGCTAATATAGATTCGGTATATAACAAGTAACTATTTACACCATTACTTAATTTAATAGTCATTGTTCTTGCGGTACCATCTGTACTAGTAGAACTAAGTCCATAAATTCTTCTATCATATATTGATGAACTCAACAAGTCAATTGTATTTGTACCAGTTGCACTTGAAAATGTTGCGGACTGTTCAAATCCACTTGATGTATGTCTTATATTATAACTATCATATATTTCTCCAAATGATGTAAATGTCATCTCATTACCAGTTGATAAAGTATTCGTATAAGTAAACTTCATACTCCAAGTTTTTGGTAAATTAAAATACCAAACCCCCATATTATCAGCCATAGAATTTGTTAATAAACCACCAAAAACCGATTTAGTAAATAAATCAACTGCTGAGATTGTTGATGTGTTACCTGAGTTAGCCGGAACATCTAATTTACCCATTTGATAATTTGTGGTTCCATCACTTAACCAAAGTGTACAAGTTAAGTGGTTAACCGCTGATGTATTTGCTATACTAATTCCATAAATTCTTCTATCATAACTTGAAGTAGCTGTTATTATTGCATAGGCAGTACCAGATGAACTTGACGCTGTTAATGATATACATTCTAAGTACATTGAATTTGATAATAATAATGAATCAGCCATAGTAATTAATAATTTTCTCCATAAACAAAAGTATGTACGTACTCACCAGCACCTGGTGTATTTGTCAATGACAATTGTATCTTCCAATTTGCAGGTAAATTAAAATATGGTATACCATTAGCATCTCTTGTTTTACAAAAAACAGATTCACCCATTGTACTAATAAAGACATTAGTTAATCCAACAGATGTACTATTACCAGAGTTGGCAGCTAAGTTGACATTACTAACTTGGTATCTATTAATCCCATCGTTTAAATAGACTTTTACCGGGTTAGCTGCATTATCAGCATTGACAACACTTATCCCATATACTCTTCTATTTGAAGAAGTTGCTCCCAAAATATCATAAATAGTACCTCCTGTTCTAGAAGCTGTCGCTACTGTACATTCCATAAAACTACTAGATGTGTATGTTAATTTATTTCCCATTATGCGTAACTTTCACCAAAAACAAAAACATTTAAAACCTCAGCACTCGCCAATGTCGTGTTGTATTCCATTTGAACTTTCCAGTTAGCTGGTAGATTAAAATATGGAACGCCATTAGCATCTCTTTGTTTTTGAAAAATTGAAGCTCCATATACACTACCCATAATATCAACTGATGCGACAGAAGTAGAGTTACCAGAATTCAAAGGAACGTTTAATGTAAAAGCTTGATATGATGTCGATCCATTATTCAAGTGAATTTTAACGGTTTGTGCACCTGCATCAGTTGATGTTATAGCCATTCCATATATTCTTCTATCATTAGCATCCGAATCTAAAACATCATATTTAGTGTTATTTGATGAGTTACTAGCAGTTGATGCTATAAATCCTTGTAGAAAAGGTGTACTTGTAAATGTTAAAGTATTTGCCATTTTTATATACTTTTTTAGAGTATATATTTTAAATACTCTTCTCTATTAAGTATTATTTGAAAGATAAAGTAAAACTGTTTGTGTTATAAAATCAGCAGTGACATAATTAGAAGTTGTTCCTGAGAATGTTCCACTTATTCTAGTAGATCCTGTTACATTTAATTGACTACCATCAAATGTTAAATTTGTTTCAACATTTCCATTTGGCTGAGATCCATTTAGAGTTATTACTCCATTATCTGTTGTTCCAGTTAATGTTAGTAAACCAGAAGTTCCTGTTGTTCCGGATGTTCCATTAACACCGGAAGTTCCAGATGAACCATCATTACCGTTAGCACCACTTACACCGGAAGTTCCAGATGAACCAAAAGTTCCAGAAGATCCATCGTTACCGTTAGCACCACTTACACCTGAAGTTCCAGATGAGCCGTTAGCACCATTAACACCATTAACACCGGATGTTCCAGATGAACCATTACCACCATTAACACCGGATGTTCCAGAAGATCCGTTAGCACCATTAACACCAGAAGTTCCGGAAGATCCGTTAGCACCATTTACACCGGAAGTTCCGGAAGATCCGTTAGCACCATTTACACCAGAAGTTCCGGAAGATCCGTTAGCACCATTTATACCTGAAGTTCCACTCGATCCATTTGGACCAGAAACATTGAAACTTACAAAGCATAAGTCATTATTTGTAAAGTTTGCATCTGATATAACATTAGACAGTGTTATTGTCCACCACCCTGTATTATCTTGTGTAGTGCTAAATTCATATGTTTGAAACCAAGTTAAGTCATTTTGTTTTGTTATCTTAATAAAACCTCTTCTAGATGTAGATCCATAGTTAGATAAAGAATTTAAGAAACCTTGTAAATTGTTATTACCTCCTTTATCAAACTGGTCTATATATAGTAGAGTAGCGCTACCCATAGTTAGGTTATTTAACCTAAAATAGCCTGAACCAGGATCTGATCCTGTTGTGGATGTACTATAATAATATTCAAAACTTGCAGAATCTATACCATTTGAACCAGATACACCACTTGTTCCTGATGAGCCATTAACACCTGAAGTTCCAGAAGATCCGTTAGCACCACTTACACCAGAAGTCCCAGAAGATCCATCATTTCCGTTAGCACCATTTACACCGGAAGTTCCAGAAGATCCGTTAGCACCACTTACACCAGAAGTTCCAGATGAGCCGTTAGCACCACTTACACCGGAAGTTCCGGATGAGCCGTTAGCACCACTTACACCGGAAGTTCCAGATGAACCGTTAACACCATTAACACCGGAAGTTCCAGAAGATCCATCATTACCATTAGCACCACTTACACCGGAAGTTCCAGATGAGCCGTTAGCACCACTTACGCCGGAAGTTCCTGATGAACCATTAGCGCCATTAACACCGGAAGTTCCAGATGAACCATTAACACCTGATGTTCCACTTGTACCGGATCCACCAACTCCACTAAGTAGATTTGTTCCAACACCAGCAGAACACTCCGTCAAATCAATATATGCTCCTCTTGCTGAACCACCTTGTTCAAAAAACCTTATTTTATTTCGATAAGAGTCTATTGTTATACCCACACCATCAAGTGTATTATTAGTAACTGATTTATTTAATAATATTTCACCTCCTTCATCACCAGATTGATATAATAAACTTAATTTAGCACCATCAAAAGTTATCAAAGATTCTGAAACAATACCACCAGAACCATCTGATGTCAAAAGTTCATTATTAGATCCGGATACACTCATTGATGTTCCACTTGTGCCGGATGTACCATTAGATCCGATACCAGATGTTCCACTTGTTCCTTGACTACCTGATGTTCCTGAGCTTCCACTAGTTGCACTTGTTCCGGAAGTTCCTGCACTACCGCTTGTTCCTGTAATTCCACTAGTTCCAGAAGATCCGGATGTTCCAGAAGATCCGTCACCACCATTTATTCCAGAAGTTCCTGCGCTACCTGATGTACCTTGACTACCTGATGTACCTGATGAGCCATTAAAACCCGAAGTTCCTGATGAACCCGAAGTTCCATTTTCTCCACTTGTTCCTGATGTCCCTGATGAGCCATTAAAACCCGAAGTTCCTGATGAACCATTAACGCCATTTATTCCGGAAGTTCCAGATGTCCCGTTAGATCCATTTATTCCGGAAGTTCCAGAAGATCCAGAAGTTCCTGATGAACCATTTACACCGGAAGTCCCAGATGTACCATTAACGCCATTTATTCCGGAAGTTCCTGATGAACCATTTACACCGGAAGTTCCAGATGTACCATTAACGCCATTTATTCCAGAAGTTCCAGCTGTCCCGTTAGATCCATTTATTCCGGAAGTTCCGTTCTCACCACTTGTTCCTGATGTACCAATCGCCGATGTTCCTGATGTACCATTAGATCCAATACCAGATGTACCACTCGTGCCTGATGTTCCATTCTCGCCACTTGTTCCTGAAGATCCATTTAAACCACTCGTGCCTGATGTACCAATCGCTGATGTTCCTGATGTACCATTAGATCCAATACCAGATGTTCCACTCGTTCCAGCAGAACCACCACCGCTAGTTCCGGATGTTCCCTTTTCACCACTTGTTCCTGAAGTTCCTTTTTCACCACTTGTTCCAGATGTACCAATCGCCGATGTTCCTGATGTACCATTAGATCCAATACCAGAAGTTCCGCTTGTTCCATTTTCTCCTGCTGGACCGGAAGTTCCTGAAGATCCACGGGTTCCTGATGTACCATTAGATCCATTAGCACCACTAGCTCCAGATGGACCACTTGTTCCCGATGATCCGGATGTGCTACCACCACCAGAAAATGTTACCCATTGTGTATTATAGTTTGTTGAATCAACTTTAACAAGAACTTGACCGGTAGAACCACCAGATGGTACTCCATAACCAGAAGATCCATTTAAACCATTATTACCATTAACACCTGATGTCCCTGAGGTTCCTGTTCCACCACCACCTTGAAAAATTAATTGATTTCCAAAACCATCATAAAGAATACCATCAATAATTTGAACCAACTTACCATAACCATCTGTATCTAAATTATGTATTTGATATCTAGGATTTCTTGCCAAAACTATAATATATTTTTCTTATATATTAATTTTTATATTATTCTTATAAATTATTTGATAGATATAATAGTCCAGCTTGTATTAAATTTTGAGTTAAAATTGAATTTGAATTACTACTAAATGTTCCGCTTATTTCAGTATTACCAGTTACATTTAAATTTGTACCATCAAATGTTAGATTATTTTCAACCGTGCCATTTGGTATAGTTCCATTTAAAGTTATTAGTCCATTGTCAGTTGAACCACTCAATAGTAATAAACCAGAAGTTCCTGATGATCCGGATGTACCTGATGAACCAGAAGTTCCGAATGATCCGGATGTACCTGATGAACCAGAAGTTCCGAATGATCCGGATGTACCTGATGAACCAGAAGTTCCTGATGAACCGCTTGTTCCGGATGTTCCTTGATTTCCACTCGTACCAGATGTTCCATCATTTCCATTTAATCCAGAAATTCCGGAAGTACCATCAACACCATTAACACCAGAAGTTCCGGAAGTACCTTGACTCCCACTTGTACCAGATGTTCCATCATTTCCATTTAATCCAGAAATTCCGGAAGTACCAGATGTTCCATCATTTCCATTTATTCCAGAAGTTCCAGAAGTGCCTTGACTCCCACTCGTACCAGATGTTCCATTAGATCCAGTTGGTCCTATCTGTGTGTACATAACCTGAGTAAATGTAGAAATCACACTAGGTATAGCAGGAATTATAGGTGATATACTTGATGGTAAATATTGAATTGATACTAAACTACTATCAGAATGCCACCACAATTCGACAGTATCATTTGGGTTTATTGAAGTTCCAACATAATTTACAGTTGCTACTGTATAACCATACTCATTTGAATTTTTTCTAGCCGGTATATAAAATCTAGTTGTGCTATCTGGATAATCTAATCCATTATATTTTAACCATATATCAGCATAGTGGATATCAGCATCTGTATTTTGTAGTTGGATAGAATATATCATAGTGTATGTTCCTGGATTTTCAATCACCACACTACCTGTACCTGATAAGGAAAATCCAACTGATCCTGAATTAGTGTTAATACCCACTATTTGAGCAACACCAGGAGTAATAAATGGCTGAGTCGTAAGATCAAGAAAGTTACCATAATAACCTAGTGCACCACCAACACCATTTACACCACTTGTTCCATTCAAACCTGATGTACCGGATGTTCCTGAAGTACCCACCCCCGAAGTTCCTGAAGTACCACTACCACCACCTGGATTAGTTGTTTGATAATATGTATTTCCACTATCATCAACAACCATATATTTAGTTAAACTTGATGTTGATCCAATTCCTGTTATCGTTAAGTTATGTGTATTTGTTCTACCTTGACCAGTTACACTAAATGTAACACCATCAACACCACTTTGAACTTCAAATACATTATCGGTTTCTAATGAACTTCCTCTTTTGATTGTAACAGCTCCTAAAGTAGAGTTAGTTACTATTTCTGGTGTAGATGAGTTATCATAAGCTTGTTGTAATGTAGTTGTTGATATACCACCAGATCCACCTAAGATCTCACCAAACTTAGAAACAAAATTAAATCTTGCCTGTGTGGGATCTGATAAGTTTGAAGCATTTTTATTAACAGATAAAATACCTATAAGAATACCATTATCTCTATTATTTGGATACTCAACATATAATTCTTCTTGTGCTGCTGAAATCGCTTCAGATAAAGATCCATATACTGTTTGACCATATTGAACTCTTACCAATCCAGTTGGGAATAAATATATTCTTTGATTTGTTGACGAACCATTACCACCACCTACTACACTAATAACACCACCATTATCATAATGAGTAGGATCTATAAATGTTGTATTAGAAAATGTACCACCTATTTGAGTTCTATATTGAAAAGTTACCGGAGATTGACCACTAATATTAATACTATTTGGATTTAATTCATTATTAGTCCAATTTATACCATTACCCCAAAGAATACCAGTTGATGTATTAAACTCTAAAGTTGTACTATGAGCGGATGGTATAATTCCTTGATTTATTAATTTGATTGGTGACCATAAATCTCTCAATGCGGACATTGGTGATACATCATAATCAACAGTATTATTTACATTTAAAATGGTTTGTCTATCAGGGTGTACAACTTTACCTAAGAAGATATTTTGTCTTCTTTCTTGTGCTGTTGGAAATGTACCTTGTAAATGTAATGAAGAACTAGCTGTTAATAAAACATAAGTACTATCAAATGTGTTTAAGTAAGGTGTTGTTATACTTGTAGTTCCACCATAAGTAATTTGTAAAACTGTTGGTTTAATAGAATATGTACCTGTATTAGTTATAATCCAACCAGAAGCACTACCCACTGTAAATGTTGTACTACTAGTTTTAACAAGTCCCGAATAATTATAAACACCTGTTGATATGACATTACCTTCTAATATATTTCTCTGTATATCAGTAAGAGATAAATTGATATCCTCATTATTAATTTCAACTTGTAGAGTTCCAATTGTTGAACTATTATTTGTAATATAACCAATTTGGTTAGTTCTTGATGAAAAATCTAATGTACTTGATGAGTTTATAAAACTACCTGGTGTTGTATCAGATAAATAAAGAATATCACCAATCGAATAAGCTGATAAATCAAGTCCCGATAAGATACCAGATGATATGGCAATACCCTCAGACGCAATTGGAATATCAATATAAGCCAGACCAATTACTTGTTGATTTCCAACACCATTAGCAATTGACAAAGAGACACTGGGAATACCACTATATGATGACTGTATTTTAAGAGCAGATCCCTTAGGTATAATTGAACCAGTATTATTATAAACTCGGATAAATTGTTTAGTTTGTGGGTGATTAACTAACCAATTTAATCCATTACTTTCAACAGTAAGAGTATCATAGAATGCTAAATTATATGACGATAGATTATCAATTAGCTGAGAAGAAGTTGTTTTTATTGTTATTATACCAGTTCCGGTATTTTTTATAATGAATCCTTTCCCTGAAAAACCTATTGCTGTCGGTAAAGTAATATCAAAAGTTCCATTAGCCTCAATATAGTGATCTGTATTGGATACCGAGTAGGTTGATGTTATATAAGCATAATTAGTAGAAACACTTGTACCTGATGTTCCTGAAGTGCCATTAGATCCAGAAGTCCCTGAAGTTCCATTTGTACCTGAAGTTCCATTTGTACCTGATGTTCCATTTATCCCTGATGTTCCGGAAGTTCCTGATAAACCAATTAACATTTGTTGCCAATGAGATGTATCTATATCAGGTGATGACCAAGGAGCTGAACCAGTTAAATCAGAAATACATAAGTAAGCATTTCCATTATATGTAACAAAATCATAGTAGAAATACATCATCATCGAATCCCATTCTCCTTGGAATAACATAGATGTTCCTTGTGGTCCTGTCGGACCTTGTGGACCAACAGAAGATGTACCACTTCCTAAATCTAAAAGATTTCCAAAACCATCATAATATAAATCCGGTGTACCATGTACTACTTGAACCAATCTACCATATGTTCCGGAGACGGTTGCACCAGTAAAATCATAACTCATAGTAGTATATATTAAGTAACATGTGTCCAAACATGAATTATTTAATATATAACAGAAATAAAATTTTATATGCCTTTAATTTACTCACCTTTATTAAACCAAGATGTAAACTGGAGTGATTTGGAATATTCAGTTGGTAAAAAGTATTTAAAATGGGAAGAGGTAAATTTAAAATGGGAAAATGTTGAATTAACTTGGGATGAAGTTTTTATTTTATTAGAAGTGGTATCACGCCGAGTGAGTGGTGGTGGAAGTGGATATCCACATAAAGGAGAATATGAAAAAAATAATCCATGGAGGCAACTAAATAAGGATTTAGGTAGAGAAAATACCGATAAAATAATAAAATTATATTGTAGAGTTAGAGGTATTGAATATGAAAAAATAAAAAATCCGAGAGAAGATATAAAAGTAACAATAAACGAGTTTGATCGTTTTTTAAACGATTCAATTAATATAAAAGTTGATTTTCAAAAATAATATATAAATTATGGAAGATAATGATGTTTTTAGATTTGAAGATTTTCTAGGTGGTAATAAAATGGAAGATCTTAAAAAGATGAAGTCAAATCTATTAAAAGAAGGTTTGTTTTCAGATAGATATGAAGATGATGAGGTTGATGAAGATAAAGAAATATTTACAAATATCAACGACGCCGCCGATGATGAAGATGAAATTGATCAAAGCTTAAATCCTTATAATAACTACAATAGTGAGGAAGAACAAGAACAAGATGATTATTCATTTGATAATTCTTCAGAAGAGGAAGATTTGGAAGAAAATAACGAAAGTTATAATGATGAAGATTCATATGTGTTATACAAAGATAAATCTGAAGAATTTATTTGTGATATAGCAATTGAAGGTGTAAGTCAAAAAGATACAGAAGTTAGATTAGTAATTGAATCAGCTGATTGGAATCTTATGTTTAAAGGTGAGGTTAAAAACGGTAAATGTATCATTCCTATTAAGAAATTAAGCCTTTTTAATGAAGGACAAAGAGGTAATATAAAACTAGAAGTAAATGCTGATGGTAACTTATTCACACCTTGGAAAGATGAATTTATTGTTAAAGTATCTAAAAAGGTAACAGTTAATCTAAATGAAAATAAAAAAATACGACCAATTAAAAAAGAAACTGGTGTAAAAGTAAAAGTAAACAAAAAGAGACCATAAAGGTCTCTTTTTTATTTAAAAATTAAATTGTGGTAAAACATCTTCATCCAAGTTTGGCACTCTTATTAAACCAGAATTCATTATTGTGTCAATAACCATTTTACCAGTAATTGACTTAGTACATTCAAACTGTCTTTCAGTACCTTTATGATCCGGACACCAATTCCAATCACCAGCATCTAATCTATATCTATTGTAACAACCATTACAAACTGAATCATTGAAAATTCTAAATACATTCTCACCTTCAAATTCAGAGATTGGTTTACTAAATCCTGATATCAAGAATGTTGGGACTCCTATTGTCCAAGATACCCAACTCAAACCAGAACCAACTCCTATAAAAAACTCACAAGATAACATTGTTTCCATTAGTTTCTCCATTGATCCCTCTGGTAATTTCACACATCCTTCTGGATGTTTATTACCCATATAATTATCACCTTCTTTAGAAAGAATCATAACTTCATATCCACTAGCCTTCAAAAAATAAACAACTTCCTGCCATCCAGTTGGATTATTCCAGTATTTAGTTTGTGCAGTTGAGTGAATTGCTATACCAACTCTTTTCTTTTTTTCTACTTTTGGTAAGTTAATTTTAGCTCTGACATATTCAAAATCCAAACCTAGTATATCAGCTGATGTTTTTCCAAGTGGAATTTCTTTAAAATCTGTTGGATTTTTATCAAACTGTACAGTATTATCCTCATTATAAAACCAACCAATATTATACATAGCATAGATGTGATTCACCACTGATCCCGGTTCAACAAATTCAATTTCTGGATAAGTTTCCTTAAATAGGTGATTCCAGAAAGTTGAACATATAACCTCACAATTCCATTTTTTTCTAAATTCATCAACATATGGAAACCAAGCCAATGTATCGCCAATTGATCTCGATTCTAATGTTATAAAAACTCTCTTACCCGTAGCATCATACTTTTTATCATAGATTAATTCTTCACCATCCCAGACTTTACATGTGTACTCTTCAAAATACTTCTTATTTGTTTTTGTCCACATATTACTACCAATGGTTGTTGAATATTCACAAAACCCCTTTGAATTCCAGAATTCAACTTTAAATTGTTTATTCAATTTTGACTTAACTTCAATATAAGCACCTCCAATATAATGATTTAAAATACTAACATCCTCATATTTTGGATTGATATTGATATCAGATTTTTCTATATTATCATAGAAATTTAAAAGTTTTTCCTCAAAATTTGAATTACTATTACTAATTAAATTATGAATTTTATCAACTTCATTTAAATCCTTCACACAATGAAACCCGAAGATATTATTTTTATCATATGGAAATCTAGATTGAAATGGATATCCTTTACCGTGTTTATTCATATCAACTGGTAACTCATACCCATCATATTTATATTCTAAAAAGAATTTAACATCATTTGAATTAGAAACATTTATAAAGAACCAAAACATTTTAGGTATTATATTATTCTTCCATAGAATGCAATTGAATAATATTTCATCATGTAAAAACTCTTTCTCACAAATAGTCTCAACTTCTTCTAAATCACAAACAGACTTCCATTCTTCAAATATTGATTTATGTGTTTGATTAAAAATAACAACATTTGTTAAACAATATGGTGATGTTTGTTTATCAACTCCCAATAATTTTCTTGTTAAATCGCCAGGTGTATAGGCACCATTAACAAAAGTATAATCCCAACATCCTCTTTGTAAAATTGGACCATCCGTTATGTATTTAGCATATTCAAAAATTTCAGATATATTATCTCTTACTTGAATATCAGAATCTAAAAATACATAGTCCTTATATCCTCTAGAAATAGCATCTAAAAATGCTGTCGGTTTTGTAAATTGTATATAATGCGGATTGTTAAGATCTCTACTAATATCAATTTTAATATTTTTTATTCGATTATTATTATACATGGTTTCATAACCAATTGTATAATGAAGTATATCTATATTAGTTAATTTAACTAATTGATTAATTAATTTTATAGTTAAGTCTTCATACTTTTTATTAGAAACCAAAACAAAACATTTTGATCTATCATTTATAACTTGATCATAAATTAATCTATCATTTGAATAAATTTTTAAGAAATACTCTTTATCACCCCAAGTTGATCTGAAATCTTTATTCATAATAAAAAATGATTTTTTATTATCAACATCTTCTTTGTTTGGTATGATATTAGTTTTTTCAAAAATTAAATCATCGAAAAATATATTTTTCAAATTAATTAAACAATTTTCAAAAAATTTATCAGTGTTATTTTTTATTTCTAAAAAATCACCATTTATTTTAACATCAAAACTCATAAATATATTATATTTTTTCGGCGTAAATAACACCCATTTTATTTTCTATTATATAATTACCACAATTATGACTCCATTTTGATAATTTAAATTTAAATCCACAATATGTTAGTTTCTCTAAAATACTCATAGCTCTATAATTATCATTATTGTGATATTCTATTATAATTCTTTTTATCTTTTTAAGGTTTTCATTTGTTATAGTTTCAAAGAAATCATACTCAGCACCTTCAATATCAACCTTCATCAAATCTATCTCACTCTCATCAATAAATTCTTCAATTAGTTTATTCGGTGTTATAGATTGAACTCTAACTTCTTTTCTCTCCATATCATTTCCATTAGCATCAGTATGATATAAAGAAGAAACAACCGAACCTATACCTGGACTTGTATAAAATACAATTTCACCATCAACTGATGAAATTGCCTTATCTATAATTCTTATTTTAGAATTCTTACTCCACATTCTATTTAGAATATCTACATTTGATTGGTCTGCTTCTATCATATATGTTTTTATATCTCTCTCAATAAAAGATATACTCGACATACCATAATTTGCACCAATGTCAACATAATTATTAATTTCATCAATGTTAAAACTAAATAAATCATAGATACTCATATCATTAAAGTCGGAAAACTCATTGAACTTAACTTCAGTATCTTTAATTAATTTAAACTTATTAGAAAGTGGATGCTTTAAGTCAAAATCTTTTATTAAAATATTTTTTCTAATAACTTGATTTTCTAAGTATATTTCTAAGTAAAACCCATTTACTGACTTATTAATATTTAAACTAAATGGTGGTATAAACCAAAAAATTAAATTCTGTTTTAAATCAAAATCTCTATTCAAATAAATACAGATATCGGTATAATAGTCAAATATTCTAAAGTGAACATTGTTCATATCTTCACTATTATTCATAATAAAGAATTTTGTTTCTTCAGGAGAATACCAAAAATCTATTTTATTGTAGTTATAAAAACAAAGATCTATCTTATTTTGACCATAAAATTCATATTTATCACTAAACGAATATATTTTATCTAAAACATTATTATTTCTAAAATTAGCCTCCCAACAGTTTTCTAAAACTGTGTTTACTAAAAACATTTCTTCAATGCTTCGGAAAAATGTTATATTTGTAAGTAAAAAATCTATATTAGTAAAGAATGAATTTGTACAAATGATATTAGTTCCCCAATTACAAGAAACAAATTGATATCCATCTATATTCCATTTTTTAAACTCATTAACATCAACTATTTCAACATCATAAGTTATCTTATAAGTATAATTAATTGATTGATCTTTTAAATGTTTTAAACAAATTTCAATTAAATTACTTTCTGCAACACCGTGTGAATATTTTCTATCATCAACAATATTTTTTTGTTGATAAAAATAAAAGTCACACATTTCCTGAATGTTTTTATCTAAAGGTGAGTGACTTGCTAAAACTAAGTAATAATTTTCTCTACTAATAGTTTTTAAATTCTCTATAAGTAAATTCAAACCTTCATCTGATGTATGAAAGTATGTAATGATAAATCCTATTTTAGTGTCTGTCTTCATTGTATATTTTATCTAATATTGAGTAACCAGCCGATTGTTTTGTTGGTGGTACTTCAAAAATTCCTGTTTTATATTGATCTAAATTCTCAACAAATAATAAATCAGATACATTCCACTTAGCAGTTTGATACATTTTATCAATTATACCAAAACTTCTTCTTGGTATTAAATAAGCATGAGCTCCATAAAATTTATTAACTGTCCAATAATCATTATATTTGTCAATTATATGTGAGTTATTATGATAACCAAAAGAAAACATCAATAAATCCGTTTTATTTAGAACATCACAAGCAAATTTAACCTTACTCATAAACTCATTCATATCAATATCAATAACAGCATCACATTCAAATATGAAAATGAAATCCGAATCTGAGTTCATACCTCTATAAAAAGCGTCTTTATGTGCCAAATAACAACCATAATGACCTGGTGTTAATTTACCACCTGGTTCCATACTTATTTTTTCCGGATATTGACAACTATCAGATGGAGGCAATTCAGTCCATCTTTTATTCACACAAGGAAAATAATCAATACCATAATCTTTTAATTTAGTTAAAGATATCATTGATTTTACTTCTCTATCGGTATCAATATCTGTTAACATATGATAAGCAGATATTTTATATTCTTTATAATTATCTTCTACTTTCTCTTTATTATCTATAATAAACTCTTCTAATTTTAATGAATCTTTAATTAACTTTACGTTATAATCAAAGTCATTTGTCAAAAATTCAACATTTTCATATTTAGAAAACTCACCTTTGTAATTAGATAAGTTATACATTAAAACACTCATATTATTGGATAATGCTTCGATAACAGATAATGGTCTATTTTCTAATTTAGATGTAAATAAGAAAAGATCCATACAAGAATAAAACTTGTGTAAATCACTTCGTTCATCCCATAATGTGCAATTCTCAGGTCTATTATTAACTAATGGTCTCCAATATTCCTCAAAATTCCCAGCCATATTACCAAAGAAATGAAAATGAACTTTTTGATCTAACATCATTTTAGCATATTCAAAGATTTCTGATTGATTTTTATTACTATTAAATAAACCAACGTTCATAACATGTTTATAACTTGGATCTAATCCAAGATCAATAAGTTTTTTATTTCTAAACTCACTGTTATCAACATCCATTGGTATTACTTCTGGTTTAGTTGAAATAGAATTATATTGAATCATATTTATATCAGAAACAAACATAGTTCTATCTGGAAGATATTTCTTATCATCTTTATTAAATAAAGTACCATGTGTTGTTTCAGTTATAACATAATTATAACCACTTCTCATATCAATATAAATTGACTTTAGTATAGAATCATCGATAAATGTTTCAGGAAATTCTTCAAAATGTATTATATCTGGATTAATTACATCAATTAGATTAAATATATTTTTTTTATCATAAAGAGTAATTAATTTATCACCCAATATATCTTTAATTCTATTTTTTTGAATAACCAATCTACCACCAGTTATATCATCCCACTCTACTAAGTAAACATCAAATTTTTTAACTAAAATCTCTATTTTTTTAAGTAAAAATTGTGGTAAACCACCAGTGGATAAATGCGGAGTAATTAATAATAATTTCTTCATACTACATTTTATATTTTTTATATATAAGTAAGTTTGGATAAAAACAAAAATCAAAACAAAAAGTATAAAAAAATATGAGTAATTTAAAAACACTTAATGATTTAGAAAATACAGAATTACTTAACTCTATGTTTAGTAATGATATAACCGTATTCGAAGATATTCAAGGAAGTAAAATATGGGTTAATTGGAATGGTAAAGATTTTACTATAAAAGCAAAATCAATTAATAGTGATTCTATTAATCTAATTGATTTAGCTATGCAAAATTATTATAACCCAGCTATAAAATACTTAGATTCACTAGATAATAGAGTTAAATCACTTTTAAATAAAAAATGGTGGTTTTGTTTTGAGTACTTTCCTGATAATCAACCAGCAAATATAGAATATGATAAACTTCCAAAAAATGGATTAGTATTAACATCTATTTATAAAAGTGGTAAATATGAGTTTAATATCGAAGAGATTGATGAATATTCTAGATTGATGAATGTTGATATGATACCGGTTATATTTCAGGGTAAATTAACAGAGAGAATGATTGAGGCTATAAAGTATTTTTTAAACACAAGTGAAGAAGATTTAGAATATGTTTTTGGTGATAAGTCTTTTGCCTTTTTCTTTTATAAAATATTAAATCCACTCTCGGAAAATTCTTTTTTAATGCTTGATGAATTTCAAGAAAATTTAGAAAAGCTAATTGTTAGAATAGATAGTAAAGATATATCATTTCAATTACTAAATCCACTATATAAAAGAGTAAGTAGTGATAAGTCAACTGACTATGTGGAAATATACTCATTAATCTTAATTAACTTTTTGAATTTTTGTCAATCTTTAAATTTAGAAGATATTAAACTAAAAGGTACTAAAAAAGATGAGATTTATATTTATCTAATTTGTAAGTTGTACAATTTTTATTTAGATGAAGTTAAAGATGACTTAGTAAATTTTGAGTTTATAATACCGGAATTTTTTGATAAAGAAAAATTTAAAATAAATAAAGAATTAATTCCAAACAAGATGACTAAAGAATATTTAGAATTAGATTCTAAACTTGAATATATCTTTAAAATAATTCTTGGTTCATTTAATAAGAAAAGAAAAAAACCAATTGGAGTTTTTACTGAAAATACGGTTAAGTTATTCAACTTATTTGTTGATGATATTGATAAGTATATTGATAGATACTTGAATAAGATACATGAAGTTGAGTTAACAAGATCTGGTCTTTTAGACTTTGATGAGTTTTTTGATATTCAATATGAAACAGATGCTGAAGGAGAAGTTTATCCAGATGTATTTGATGAAATACAAAAAGGATCAGAAGATAAAAAGAAAAAAGGTAAAGGTGGTAAAATAACATCAATAGTTGATGAGAAAGGAGTTAAGTAATGAGTATAAAAATGAAATCTGTTGAGGTGAGCACTAAAGCATTAAAAGCTGAATGGAGTGTTGAAATGGTGACAGATTTAAGTCATCATTATGGTATTGATGATAATTTTTTAGAAGGTATTTTAAGATCCGAAATTAGAAGAAATAAGATAAAGAAAATTTTTAAAAAGTAGAACTAAAATCATGATACATGATATAATATCTATGAATTTAGAAGTCTTAGAAATTGAGGATAAAAAATTTCACTCAACTATCAGAAAAAAACTTGAAACTAAAAAATCAAGTTTACAATTCTTACCAACTATCTTAGAAGAATTATCTGAAAATAAAAATTTTGAGTACAAAGGTGTAAAATTAAAATCATCTTATATAGTTGATATAATACACAATCTTATTTTAAAATATTATTTTAAAAAAGAGAATAAATTTAACTTAATGTCAACTATCCTAAAAGATAAGTATGGATATCTTTATAATTATTATATTGGATATTTAGTAGATAATAATATACTAGAAATGATCTCCAATTACCAAGCTGGTAGAAATGCTAGAGTTTATAAAATAAATGATAAAGTTCTAAAAGGTAAAATAAATCGATATAGAAATTCGGATAATATTTTACTTAAAAAGTATCGAAATAATGTTTGTCAAATTGAAGAAGATGGTATTAAAAACAAACTTATAGATGATGATATCAAAACGAAGTTAGTAGATGATCTTTTTTATATTGATATTCAATTTGATAGATCAATATTTTATTTAGATAATTTAAAAGATAATGATAGTGATATTTATAATAGAAATAAATATTCAGTAGAGTGTATAAATGATAAACACATATTCTATCATTTTGATAATTATGGTAGAATGCACACAAATTTCACAATTTTAAAATCATTCATTAGAAAAAACTGTTTACTGATAGATGGTGAAGAAACTTGTGAAATTGATATCAACAACAGCCAACCTCTTTTTTTAACAAAAATAATTTCCGATAGTAACTCAAAATGGGTTAGAAGTGATGAGTTTGAATTATTCAAATATTTAACCATAAATGGTAAATATTATCAATATGTAATGGATCATTTAAAAACTACTGATAAAGGAATGGTTAAAGAAATGACTTACCGAGTTCTTTTTGGTAAGAATGCTTCCAATAGTAAAGCAGATAAAGTATTTTCTGAATTATTTCCATCAATACATTATTTTATAAAACTTTATAAAAAAGAAAAAGGTGATTATAAAATTCTATCATATGAATTACAAAGAGCAGAATCTAATTTAATTTTTAATAAAATCATAAGAGATATAATGATTTTTTACCCTGAAGTAAAATTAGTTACTGTACATGATAGTATAATTATTCCTAAAAAATATAAAGAACCTATCGAAACAATTTTCAAAACCAAATTATTTGAAGAATTTAATATTTTATAATTAATATATAACTATAAGATATTAATATATAAAATATGAACGGATTAGAAAGTGTACAATCTTCATATATAATTCTATCAGCTGATAGATTAAACGAAATGATTTCTGTTCTTTATTCAAAAGAATATCAAATCTTACCTATACAAGGTTATTATAAAGGTAACTTTGAAGATTCTGTTATTGCTTGGGGACCAGATAATGATTCTTTAAGAAGAGATGCTATTTTCTTATTAGATCATTTTAATCAAGATTGCGCAATTGTAAAATACCAAGGAGATTCAAATGCTAAAAAAGTTTTCTTTGATGGTTCTGAACAACCACTGGGTTTACTTATGTATAATACCGATTCGGAAAATAAATCATATTTACACAATGGTGTATCATTTTCGTTCGTAGAAGCAAAAAGATATTGGGTTCCAAAAACTATGGATGATTTAAAAGTTGGAATGATTGTTGAATACATGAACAACAATAAGTGGTATGAAAAAAAGATACAAAACCCAAAAGACGAATGGGATAGAATGTATAAATTACTACTTAAATATGATAAATTAAGAGTACCAGCATAAAAAAAGACATCTTATAGATGTCTTTTTTATTTTATATAACTTTAAAACTACAATATTGTCTCTCCCAATTTGGTGTTTCTTTTAAGAAATATCTACCATTTCCCTCATCAAGAATACAAATAATTCCACTTTGATCTGTATTGTTTGTTCTAAAAACAATCACTTTATCAGGATCAATTGAATAATCAACAAAGTGTTGAAGACCTGTATTAGATAACATATCTAAACAATCCACCATTTTATAAAAAACATTCTTTCCTAATATAACAGTTTTAGCAGGACCTATTCTACCTTCAACAGCAATTAAGTTGGAAGCCATCATTACTTTAGAAATAAACTTTCTATTATCAGATCCATCTGGTGAGTTTGATAAAGTTAAATCTAAATTAACAGGTGAATTCAAATTCAAGTTTGATTTGTCAATAAAGTCGATAATTTCATCATAAAGACTATCTTCTGATATATATCTTTTTGATTGAATACTCATACTATAAACTTGTGGGGCTATAACACCACCAAAAGATAACTCATCTCTTAATGTCTGATCAGGAACTATATCCACTAAATCTTCTTCATTAGCCTCATCAAGAACAACATCAATTGCGATGTTTCTTCTTTCCATTTTTTTCTTCAATCTTTCTTCTTCAGTTTCATACACAAAATCAATATAATTGACTTGTATTTGAGGTAGTGTATTTTTCTCCTCTTTAAAGTTTGAAATTATTTTTATTTTATCAAAAGTTGTCATATTTATTGTCTTATTTTTTTAATATATAACTTTATGGATGATAAGTTTTACAACTTTATAAAAAAGGCAAATGATGTGCATAACAATTTTTATAATTATGATAGAGTAAATTACATAAACGCGAAAACGAAGATACTAATTGGATGTCCTATACATGGATATTTTGAACAATTACCATATAATCATTTAATTGGTAAGGGTTGTAAAAAATGTGCAATTGATAAAAATAAAAAATCATTCAGTAAAAGTTTGTCCAAATTCATTGATCAATCAAATAAAGTTCATAATAACTTCTACAATTATGATCAAGTAGAATATATTAATGATGGTACGAAAGTTCATATATCTTGTCCTATACATGGATATTTTGACCAAACCCCAAATAAACATCTTAGAGGACAAGGATGTCCTAGATGTAAAATACAAAAAACTAAAAATACTAACATTAAAAAATACTCACAATTTTTCCCTAGCAAAGCGAATAATACACATGGTGTTCTATATGATTATTCGAAGTTAAATTATATAAATGCTAAAACACCAGTGGAAATAATTTGCCCAAAACATGGATCATTTAAACAAATGCCATCAAATCACTTAGATGGTAAGGGTTGTCCAAAATGTAATCAATCTAGAGGTGAGAATAGAATAGAGAGATTTCTAATAAAAAATAATATAACATACGAAACACAGAAAAAATTTGATGATTGTATAAAAAATAAAAAATTATCATTTGACTTTTGGTTATCAGATAAAAATATTTTAATCGAATATGATGGTATACAACACTTCAAACCACTGGGATTTCAAGGTGGAATGGATAAGTTAAAATACACAATAGAATGTGATAAAATAAAAGATGAATATTGTAAATCTAAAAATATTCATCTTTTAAGAATTTCATATAAAGATTTTAATAAAATTGAAGATATTTTATTAAATAATATTTAAAAATTATCATATTTATTTTTCATTCCAATTTTTGGAGAACTAGTCATGATTTGTTTACTCAATTCTTCTCTTGTTAATGACTTCAATTTCGATAACAATTGTAAATTTCTCTGATACCACTTCATGTCAATTTTTTCTTTATCGTGATAAAGATGGTAACATCTTCCCGGTTGTTCATACCACGTTAAAAAGTTCTCCACCTTAACAGTTTGAAAGTCATCTTCACCTCCCCAAGAAATAAAGTCTTCGTTCCACCCTGCGATTTTTTTAATAGCATCCGTTCTAAACATAGTTATACCTCCGGAGATGTTGATTTTTTGAATATCATTTTCACCCCTACCTGGTCTATCAATTTTTAACATCTCTTCTAATTGAAATCCACTTTCTTGTGGGTTTAAATCAACAACAGAATTATAAGGACTAACCATCTCAAACTGTTCTAATGATTTCAAACCACTTATAAATAGTTCAGGGTTCATTATCAAATCACAGTCTGTAAAAACCGTAACTTTTGAATTAACGTGTTTTAAACCAACATTAAATCCCCAAGAACGGTTGAATGGCATTTTTGATTTTGTAAAGATATGTTTTCCTGGAAAGTTTAAATGACCAATTTTAGAATGTGTATCTTGTTCAACTATTATTAATTCTACATTAGAAAATCCAGTTATCCACTCCAGTATTCTTTTTAGATTGTTCCATCTCTGTATATTGTGTCTGTATAAAATTATACAGCTAAAACTATATGAATTCATATATAATTTTTTTTCTTTTTATAGAAAATTTTAGTATCTTTGTTTAATATAAAGTATAATATTTATGAATATAGTTGGTTGGAGAGAATTATTTCATTTTGTGGATCTTGGATTGGTTAATGTACCTGCTAAAATCGACACAGGTGCTTACAGTAATGTCTTACATTGTGACGAGATAGAGGAATTAGAAGGTAAATTACATTTTAGAATAGGCGATAAAAACTTCGTCTATGAAAAATTCAAAACAATAAATGTTAAAAGTTCATTTGGTCATGAACAAGAACGTTATGCAATTCCCACAAGTGTTATTTTAGGAAATACTCCATATAAATTATATGTTTCACTAAACAATCGTGATAATATGCAATATCCTATGTTAATAGGAAGAAGATTTCTACAAAAGTTCAACTTTATTGTTGATGTTAATAAAGAATGTTTAAATATAAATGATTTTTTTAAAAAAGTATAATTTCTTTACTGGGACACCTAATCATATTTCCAGTGTACTCTTAGAAGTTGTTAACTTCCTTGAAGTTGATAATTATAATTATGTACTTTTCGCACCTAACAAAGAGAAAAGTTGTGGTCTTATATACGGACTACATAGTTGTATATTATTTAACAACTTTGAAGAGTTTGAAGAGTTAGTAAACGATAAGTCAAATCTATTTCGAGTTAACTTAATTGTAATTGATCTTTATCAATATAAAAGTCACCAAGTAACAAACTTCTTAAAAGTCATAGAAAAATTAGATTATAAATTCATTATAATTGCTAAAGAATATCACTACAAATCAACTGATGATGTAAATGATTTTCATGTTGAAATAAAATATAATCTTGATCCAAATATCACAACACCTACAAGTTTCAATGCCAATAGAAATTTACAATCTAAATTCATTAAAGATAATATCAATGGATGGACAACCGAATTAGACAAATTGAAAGGTGCTTACATAAGAGATAAGAAAATTGATTCATTATTTGATGATGAAAAATAAGTTATTTAGAATTTGTCTAAATAAAATAAAATACGTATATTTGTATATAATTAAACAATAATATATCTTCAATAAAATGAGAATTACTAAAAAGTTTTTACAACTAACAAGGTTTACTTACCCACACGGAACCGAGTTAGGTTTATTAAACAATCTACCAAAGGGATATCAAGAAGACGGTTTAGGAAACTACTATTTAGTTATTGGTGATAAACCAACAACTATGTTTACATGCCACTTAGATACAGCTGATAAAGCTCAGAAAAAGGTAAATCACGTATTTAATGGTAATATGATTGGTACAGATGGTACTTCTATCTTAGGTGCTGATGATAAAGCTGGTATGACTGTTATTTCCTATATGATATCAAAAGGAGTTCCAGGTCTTTACTACTTCTTTATTGGTGAAGAAGTTGGTTGTATTGGTTCAGGTAGATTAGCAAGAGAGTGGAAAAATACTGAGTTTTCAAAACATATCAACAAGTGTGTTAGTTTTGATAGACGTGGTACAACTTCAATTATTACTTATCAAATGTTTGGTAGATGTTGTTCTGAAACATTCGCTGTTGAATTAGCAAAACGAATGAATGTTACAAACAACTCGATGAATATGAGACCAGATAGTACTGGTATCTTAACAGACTCGGCTAAGTTTATGGACTTAATTCCAGAGTGTACTAATATTTCTGTTGGTTATTATGATGAACATACCACAAGAGAACGTCAAGATATTGAATACTTAAAAAGATTATGTAAAACAGTTTGTGAAATTGACTGGGAGACTTTACCAATTGAAAGAGATCAAAACAACTACGATGATGGTTGGAATGATGATGATGGTTGGGGCTTTTGGGGAGGCGGAGGCGTTGGATATGGAGGTGGATCTTCATATTCTTCTCATAAGTCCAAAAAATATGTTTCTTCTAATCCTAATTGGAGTACTGATTTTTTTACTCACGTTTATTTAAACGGTTCTGAAAAGAAAGTTTATTTACACAAAAAACAAATTGAGTTAGAAAAGAAAATGATTCATAGTTGGTTATCAAATCAAATTGACTCATTTGATTTTGTAGAGATTATTTGGAATGGTCACTCACTTTACTCTGAGTCAGCATCAGGTAGAATTGAGTATGTTGGTAGTAGAAGTGATTTAATTGAACACTTACCAGAACTAAAAACAGTTCCTATGGAAGCAATATCTGAAACTATTCAGTTAGTAGAAGAAGATGATTATGGATTTGATTTTGAAGATATGTATTAATAAAAAAACCTCAGTTAAACTGAGGTTTTTTTTATCCTAGAATGATACCAGGTGATTTGTATCCTGCTTGAGAAACGATCTCTAACATTTGAGTAGATGTTAATTCCTTTGAATTCCAACCTCTTTTTCTTGAGTATTCATTGATGAATTTTTCTCTTAAAAGATTCATTTCTTCTACTGGAATAGTTTCATTCTTAATCATTTTAAGGTTTTTATCTTCCATATTTTTTAATTATTTTTGATTATATATTAAAATTATATTTGTATATTTATAAATTATGAGTTTAACTATTTGGGATGAAGTAAATACTCCTGCTGGTAAGGGTATATTAACTTCTGTTACAACACCAGGAAATGGTCTTTATATCGATTATGATAGTGCCAGATGTTCTGTTTATTATCAAAAAAGAGTTGAATACCAAGGAGGTCTTTGGATATCAAGAGAATGGAATTATAAAGAAATATTAGATTTAAATAAAGACCTAATAAGAGATAATAAATTAAATAAAATTTTATGATAACAATTACAATAAGCTTATTCCAATTACTTGGAGTCTTGGCTATTTTTTCATATAACTTTTATATGATTAAAAAAGGTAAATCAATTTTATATGATTTATCTACTGGTGTTAAATGCTATAACTGTAAATCCGAAACTGGACATCAAAGGAATACAATAGAAGATATTTCAAACACAAATAACTTCAAATTATGTAAAAGTTGTGAGAGAGACCAGAAATTAGATAACCTCGTAAATAAATTTAAATTTGATAAGATTAAGTTTAAGAAATTTGCTTTGAGTGATAAATTCAATAAAAAATTAATTTTTTACTTTTTAGGTTATATTGCTTTTTGTATTTTAATTGACGTTTTTCTCTCTTATTTTTTCAAATTAATTTCATGACAAAGACTTTGAATTTATGTTCTTTAGTATTTTCTTTATTTACTTTATATAGAACAAAGCTTACAATGGAATAATTTATTATATTTGTAATTATGTTTGAAATAATTGGTAAAATAGAATTTGATCCTGTAAACGTGACTAAAAAACACGATAAGCAATCCTCATGGAAAAAAGTTGCTATGGTTAGATTTCAAAATAATGATGATACCTATGCTTATTATTCTTGGTTCTTAAAAAAAAGATTTAATTTAGTATTAAATAAACCAATTCGAGGAACACACTTAACAATTATCAATGATATTGTTGATGATGAATTGTATATGATGAGTAGAGAGTTATTTCATGGTAAAGAAATAAAAATACAATACGATCCATCTGATATAAGATCTAATAAAAAAGGTCACTGGTGGTTAAAAGCTTATTGTGATGATGCTCATAATATAAGAACTGTTATGGGATTAGATCCTAAGCCTTATTTTGGTCTACACATTACAATTGGTTTGGCAACACACTTACAATTAGAACACTCTAAATATATTACTGATCAATGTATAAGGTTTGATTTATAATTTTAATATATACTAAATGAAGTATATAAAAAAGTATAAATTATTTGAAAGTGTTTCTGATTATATAGAGTATTATCTAAATGTATTAGAAACTGATGATGAGGAAATTAAATATATTTTAATAGATCTTATCGATTTAGGATATACAACATCCTATGATATAGCGTTTATGGGAGCTGATGGTAAACTAAGAGTAAATAAGAATAGTAGTGAGGTTAAACCAAGATTAATTTTAAAATTAAAGGCGCCGAGTAATATAAATGTTCAAAGAACTAAATATACAAATACAAAATTACTTAGTTCTTTAACTAATACAACTAATCACATCATTAGTACTTTTGATGATAAATGTGATATTTATTATATGTTTGGTGGTGGTAGTTGGGATATAACTTATGTATTTGAATTTCCTATTGAGAAGGATGATACTAAATTGAAATTCAATATAAATGACTTAAAAGAAATACTTATTAACTCATTTGTAAGTGATGATGATTATTCTATGGAATTATCAAACTCAGAAAATGGATTTTCTAAAATTTCATTAAATCTCAATGATCGAAAATCAAAGTCGGAAGAATTATTAAATATAATAACTAGAGAGAAGGAAAAGGATTTAGATTATGTTTCAAATGAAGAAGAGTCTATTGATATAATAAAAAAAACACTTATGAACTTTATTAAAAATCTTGAATTAAAGTATAATATAAAATTTGAATTTGAGAGTTTAAAGAATAAAAGATTAGAAGATATCAAAACTCAACAATATATCAGAAATGCTATAATCTATTATTATAAAAATGGTGATAAGATTGAGTTTATAAACTTAGGATATGAATCATCATTTAATGAATATAAAACAAGTATCAAAAGTGGATTTTTTAAAAAACGTGATATTTGGATCGGTTTGGAAGATAAAATAAAAGTTGATTTTAAATTAGCATGAAAATAAAGAAATTTAACGAAAATTTAAGTGATGATATCTTTGATGATGAAGATAACTTAAAATATATTTTAACAGAGTTTTCTGATATTGGATTTAATTACGATATCAAATACACACTTTTTTATACAAAACCAAATGGTCAACTTGACTGGTTAGGTGATATTAAAGAAAAGGATTTTTCTAAATATAGAGGTGTGAATGAACAAGTGTGTGCTTATCTAATTCAATTTGAAGAACTTTTTGAATCCGAAGTTGCTACTACTTATACTGATACGAGAGTTGGATTTTCAATACCTGATGATAGATACTTTCTTTTCCAAGAAAAAATAAAATATATTAAAGGAGTTATTGAAAGAATGGGTTACGTATTTTCTATGTCAATTAGACAAAGTGGTTATTTTGAATTTCTTATTTTAGAGAAAAAATGATTGTAATTTTTACAGATATTGATGGTGTACTAAATCCTCATTGGAAAAAGAAGTGGGATAAAAAGGCGATTGCTTGTTATAATCGTTTATGTAAAGAGTTTGATCTTAAACCAGTAATAACTTCTACCTGGAGATTAAATCATACAAAAGAAGAACTACAAAATGTTTTTACTAGTCAAGGAATTGATATAGAAATATTTGATTATACACCTCATATAGATCAACAAGACAGAGGATTAGAAATAAAAGATTGGTTATCAAAAAATAAAGTTGATAATTATGTTGTTATTGATGATAGAGTATTTGATATAGAACCACACGTTGATAATGTTATTAAATGTAGAAGTTGGATTGGTTTAACCGAAGAAGAATGTGATATAATAAGAAATATTTTAAGTCATGAGTGATGATTTTTTCAATAGTTTTAAAAAGCCAGAACCAAAACACGAACATAAAATAAAAGTGGTTCATTTTAAAAAAGAACCTTATGATATTTATATTGGTAGATTACCTAATGGTTTCAAACTTATTCAAGACCTTTTTATAGAATGGTTCTAAGACAATTTAAATTAGAACTATTATGCCAGAATATGTAGAAGTTAAGATAATGTCGGAATTTATAAATGATAAAGTTTCTGATAAAAAATTCAACAAGTTTTTTCACGTAGAAAAAGGTAATATACCAAGAGAAGATAATTTTATTACAGATTTTAAAGTAAATAGTAATTCAAATGGTAAAGAATTATTAGTTTATTTATATCATGATGTTACATGTTTTTCCTTTTCTGTCTTTATGGGAATGTCCGGAAATTGGAAGTTTGTACCAACTAATAAATGGAATGAAACAAAATTTGTTAGAATGCGTCTTGATACAACTGATGGTTGGTCTTTACTACTTTATGGTGGGTATATGGGACCTAAATATAAATTAGGTGGCTTTGGTGGTGTTAAAAGAGGTCCAGATCCTTTAAAAGAAAAGGATAAATTTAAGAAATTGGTTTTAGATAATATTGGTTGTAAAGCTTTTGATAAACAACTTGGCGAATCATTATTAAATCAAAAATACTTTAATGGAATAGGAGCTTATTTATTAGCTGAGATTATTGGTCGATTGGATTACAATCCTCGTCGTACAATAAATCAATTAAATAATAAAGAATTAGAAGATCTTTTTGATATGATTATTAGGTGTTTTGAAGAATCGTATAGTTTTGGTGGTGGTGAGATAAAAGATTGGCAAAATCCATTTGGTGAAAATCGAATAAATGAATGGCTAAAGTTTTATGGTAATAAGGAAACTTGCTATAAAGAAAAATTTGGAACTAGGAATATATGGATTCAAAAAAAATGGATAATTACTTAGGATGAACAATTCTTTTTATATATACTTAAAATAACTTTAAGAATTATGAAAAAGTATTATGTTTATACACTAAGCCACAATGATATAATTTTTTATGTAGGTAAGGGTACTAAGAATAGAATGTATGTTCATGAACAAAGAGCAATAAAAGGAATCAAATCTAATAATAATTCAGCTCTTTTTAATAAAATAAATGAAATATTAAAATTAGATCAAAAAATTGAATATACTAAAATTTTTGAAACTGATGATGAACTCGAAGCATATAGAATTGAATATGAAAAAATTGATGAAATTGGCTTAGATAATTTATGTAACCTAACAAAAGACTATTTAAAAACCTCCGTATCGGATATGGTTAAAATTGGACTTAAAAAATCAGAAAAATGGAAGGAAGCTATTGAAAATAAAAAAAGTGATGAGACTAGAGAATATTATAGAATTATAAATACTGGTGAGAAAAATCCTAGATATGGTAAAAAAAATACCAATGGACATATGGAATGTATAAAAAAATCCTTAATAGGTGTTCCAAAATCATTAGAACATAGAGATAAAATATCAAAGGCATTAACTGGTATAAAAAGAAGTGATGAATATAAAAATAAATTATCTGAGTCACTTAGAAATTCTGAAAAATTAAAAGAAGTCACACAATCCATTGAATTTAGAAATAAACATAAATACAACACAACTAAAAGACATGAAGAGTTAATAACTTACTATTTTGAATACAATGGTAATATTATAATACATAAAGGTGGTTTAAAAAATATGGCAGATAAATATGAAATAACCTTTTATAATCTAAAAAGATTAAGATACGGAATAATTACAGAGTATAAAGGATGGAAGTTCATATCAATGGATAATAAATCCACCATTAAAAACAATGAAGTTTAATTAGAAACTTTTGTCATTATAATAAATAAAATAGTATGTTTGATAAAGATATAAACCTAATTATAGGAAGTAATTCCTTAGGGAAAACTTTTCTACTAAGAGATATAGTTGGATGTTTATATAACAGTAATATAATTTTCTTAGAAATTGATGGTACTAATTCACGATTCAAAGTAGAAAAATTAAAACATCTTTTCCTAAAAGTTTCCAATATAAAATCCAATTTACAATCAGATTTAATGATTATGGATATGATTGATGAAATGGTAATTAAGAATAAAATAGATTATATTATAGTTGATGATATTGATTTTTTCAGTAGTGAAATATCTAAGAGAATATTGAATATAAAAACAAAAAAGATACTTACCGTTACTAATCTTACTTTCAATAATGGTGGTTTCCCTAAAGAGAAAATTAAATTATTTTCAATACACCGACTGCCTGGATTAAATCAAACTTTTGTATCAGTGGATGGTAATGTATATGAGATATCAAACTTTATTAAAACTATAAATAGAGATGAAAAAATAAATAAATTATTAGATGAAAAGTAATATAAACGATGGATTGGATCCTAATAATCCAGCACATGAAATAATTATCAGAATTAATAACAGAAATGAGGAGTTATATGGTAAATACCACGGTGATTGTGGTTTATTTGAACAATTTTGTTATTGTAAAAAAGAAAAGTTAGGTAATGAACAAAGCAGATAAATATTATATTGAAAATCTTAATAAGATATTAAGTGAAGGTTCTTGGGATGAAAATCCAAGACCAGTTTGGTCAGATGGTAAACCAGCTCATACAAAATTCATTACTGGAGTATTTGAAGAATATGACCTTTCTAAAGGTGAGTTTCCAATTACCACATTAAGAAATACTGCAATCAAAACTGGAATTAGAGAAGTTCTTTGGATTTATCAAAAACAAACTAGTTCATTAGAGATTGCTCGTGAATTAGGAGTTAATTGGTGGGAAGAATGGAATATTGGTGATGAAACAATTGGTCAACGATATGGCGCTACTATCAATAGATATGATTTGATGAATCAACTTTTATATGGTTTAAAAAATGACCCTTTTGGTAGAAGACACATTATTAATATGTTTCAATATTCTGATTTGAAAGAAACTAAAGGATTACATCCTTGTGCTTATGAAACACTTTGGTCTGTAAGAAAAGTAGATGGTGAATATTATTTAGATATGACTTTAACTCAAAGATCAAATGACTATGTAATGGCTGGATACATAAATAAGATACAATATGTTGCTCTTCAGATGATGGTTGCTAGTCATTGTGGGTATAAAGTTGGTAAGTTCTGTCATTTAGTTCAAAATTTACACGTTTATGATAGACACATGGATTCTGTAAAAGAGATTTTAGAAAGAAAACCTTTAGATATAAATCCAAAAATTTCATTAGTTCAAAAAGATAATTTTTATGATTATACAGTTGATGACTTTATCATAGAAGGAATTGAGGGAATTCAAAAGTTAAGTCAGAAATTAGAAATAGCTGTTTAAACTTATTATATTATATCCTATATAAATAAAAAATATTTTTCTAAAATGTCAGAAAATAAAGAATATACAATGAACGAGCTTAATGATGGTAAAACATTATATGAGTTTATACAAGAACAACTAGCAGATGTAGATACAGATGAATTATCAGACGATGTCAGTGATGAAGTTCAAATTGAAATATCTCCTGAAAAAATATATTTTTGGACTAGAGTTTATTTAAAAGATGAAAATCCTAATATAGAAATTGGTGATTATGTTACTCTAACATATACTACCTCCGGTGAAAAATTAAAAACGCAATTCTTCGCTTATGGTAAAACAGGTCTTGAAAGAAATCACGATGATGAATTAATTAATTACAATTCAGAAGATGATAAAAAAGTTTTATGTTTAATGGTTGAAGAAAAAGTTGTTAATGAAAGTGAAGACATTCCATTTATCAGAACACTCTTTAAATTAGGAAGACATTACGAATATCAATTAGTAAAGAGAGATGAATTGCAATTTGTTGTAGAGAAAAATGGTATAATTTTAGACTATTTTGATTGCGATTTTTAATTTTCTTTTTTTTTTCATAGTTTAATTTCCCACACCAAAAGTGTGGGTTTTTTATTTTAAAAAATTTAAACCATGTTGTAAATCATGAATATAACACATGTAAAAAATAATTTAATAAAATGCTTATTGAAACACAATATTTGACAAATACGAAGAAATTAGTTTGTAGTTATGTAGATAAAACCGGTGATATAAAACTTAAATATTATGACTGGGATAATCCAGTTAAATACGTTACTTGTGAGGAGAATGATCCTCAAAAACATCCAACTTATAAATCTTGGGATGGTAAATCAGTAAAATTGGTTCAAGTTGAGAGACCTGATAGATACGCAATCTATGAGTATTTAGACGCACTTCCAAAAGAAGAACAAGATGAGTTGTTTGAGTTTAACCTACCAAAGATTTACTTTATAGATATTGAAACTGAAATTATTGATGGTTTTCCTGAAGCTGCTGATATTAAAGATCAGCAAGGTAATGTTATACAAGAAGGAGCAGCTACTCAAGTTCTTTCAATATCAATTGTTTATGACGATAAAATTATCTTATTAGGTTTAAAGGATATGCCTGAAGATATGCAAGAACGTATAAGAACTAACACAAATAAATACTTTAAGAAATTTAATTCAGATTATAAGTTTAAGTATGTTAAGTATGATGATGAGTTTGATATGTTATATGCTTTCTTTCATAAAATGGTTCCTAAAATGCCACTTTTAACTGGATGGAACTTCTTGAACTATGACTGGTTGTATTTAGTAAACCGTTCTAGAAAAATATCCAAATGGATGAATGGTAAAGAATATAGAATCAATCCAAATGAATCATCGCCTTTAAAAAGATTGAATAAAATGTGGGGAACTGATTTTGAGGTACCAGCACATAGAATGATCTTTGATTACATGCAATTATATGAAATTTGTGATACTTCAATCAAGGTAAAAGAGTCATCATCATTAGACTTTGTTTCTCAGAAATTAGTTGGTGTTGATAAAATTAAATATACAGGATCATTACAAAAACTTTATGAGGATGATTTTGAAACTTTTATGTATTATAACGCTGTCGATAGTGTCTTAGTACAAAAAATTCACGAAGCAAGAAACTATATCTCTATTGTTTATGCGATCTCTTCATTATCGAGAATTAGAATTGTTGATGTTGTTTCTCAAATGAATAATGCTTTAGCTTCTTTAGCAATCACAGAAGGAGTTTTAAGAAATCGATTTAGAGAAATGGATAATATAGTTCTTTTCAAAGACGAAAAGGGAGATGGTGAATCAACTATTGCAGGTGGATGGGTTAAAGATCCAGTAGTCGGAATGAACAGATGGTGTGTTACTTATGATTTCAGCTCACTTTATCCCACAACACAACGTCAGTTTTACATAGCCCCTGAAAACTTCGTTGGTGTTCAATCAAGTAGAGATAAAACTATGTGTGAAAATGGTAGAGAAATTGATTTAAATAATCATGTGTTATGTGTAAATGGTGTAGTTTTCGAGAAAAGGTTATCACCCACACTCAAGATGTTGGAAGATATATATGCCGATAGAAAATATAATAAAAATATCATGATGAGCAAAAAGGAAGAGCTTAAAAAAGTACTTGATATGATCAAAGAATTGGAAAATGATATTTAATATATAATTAATGGCTATTAAAATAGATAAAGATGAAATTTATAAAAGACTTAAATTAAAACACCCAGAATATACATTTGATATGAGTGATTATTTAAACACACATTCAAAAATAAAAACGATCTGTGATAAAGGTCATGAATCTATACAAACTGTTAAGAATTTATTAAAAGGACATGGATGTAATACTTGTGGTAATAATAGATCTTCAGAAAAACAAAAGTCGAATTTTGATGATGTTCTAAAAAAGTTTAGAAGTAAACATGGTGATAAATACGACTATTCTGATTTTGTTTATAAAAAAAATAGAATAAATTCCACTATAAACTGCCCTGAGCACGGACCTTTTCAACAATCAGCTTGGTCACATATGAATGGAAATGGGTGTGCATCTTGTTCAAATAATAAAAAATTAGATACTGAAAATTTTATAAAAAGAGCAAAGAGTGTACACACTATTAATTATGATTATTCAAACGTAGAATATGTTAACATGAAAACACCGGTTACTATAATATGTCCAAAACATGGACCTTTCACTCAAGTACCAGCTACTCATGTTATATCAGGATCCGGATGTCCTGTGTGCTCACAATCATATGGAGAGAGATTAATTGAACTTTTCTTAAATAAAAATAAAATAAGTTATGTGAGACAGAAGAAGTTCAAAGAGTGTTCTTATAAACAATTACTACCTTTTGACTTTTTCTTACCTGAATATAACACTTGTATAGAATTTAATGGAATACAGCATTATCAACCAGTTGAGTTATTTGGTGGCGAACCTAATTACAAACTTACTATATTAAGAGATAGTATAAAACAAAAGTTTTGTGATGATAATAGTATTAAACTGATTATAATTAAACAAGATAGAAAACATATAGATAAAAAGGATGTTAATCTACAAATAGAGAATATAATAAATATATTGAATATCAAGGAATCATTTAAGATTTTTAAAATTCAAAGATTATAAACTATAAAATGAAACCACTCAATCGAGTGGTTTTATACTTTTACGTATTTTATATCAAAATGAGGTAATTTTTCAGTAATTACTTTTCTAGCTTTTTTGATATACTTTGAATTATCATCATAAAAAATAGCTTTTTTAAATCCAGTTTCTTCAATTAATTGAACTATTTTATGACCTTTCCATTCACCTGCATTTCTATGATTTAAACTTGGGTACATATGTAAACCATATTTTGGTTTACTAAATCCTAAATCTTTAAGAGATTTTAAAATTTTATCTCTGATTATTTCTGGTCTAGCTGTTACAATACATTTATTTTCAACAGAATCATAAAGATCTTTTAAACTTTTAACCTCTTTTGGTAAACTATCATCTGATAGTGAAAACTCATTTGGTGGTAATAGATAAACTCTTAAACCTTTTCTTACCCAATACTTTGAATTCGATGGTATTTCTAATTGATTATTAGGATCTTCAAAATAAATTCTCCCATCTAAATATTTTAATAAATTTTTATCTACATCGATTTCATTTATACACTTATTGACTAACTCTTCAACACTAACATCTTCCTTTAAGTAGGGAATTGCTAACTCCTCAAATTCAGGAGTTTCAACTAATGTATCGTCAAAATCAAAAATATATAAAATATCTTGATTGACGATACCTTTGAATTCAAAAAACTTTTTAATCTTCATAAAAAAATATCTCATTTAGAAGTGATTTTATACCATCTCCAAAATGTTCAATACACATAGTATATATTTCTTCTGAAAATTCATATCCTTCAATAATTAAAGAATTGACATATTCTTTTACATCTTCTGATGTTGTGTATATGTTAAAATCATCATAATCTAGTAAATACATAAGGGAAAAAAGTTTATTTTTCTTATATATTTACTAAAAAATATAAAAAACCTCTTTTTTTAAACATTTTTTATAAGATTTACGAATTCTTTGAAACTTTTAATACTTTCATTTAAAATTTCATCTAAAATAGAATTTAACTTAGAGTAATCCTTGTATGATATTCTAAATAATTTTATATTGTTATTTTTACAATAATCATTTTTACTTATATCTCTCAATTTCTGATTGTTAAACTCCGCATCACCTCCAAATCTCACTCTTGGTTCAAAATGTTGAATACCATCATATTCAATACATATATTTTTTAATGGTAAAAAGAAATCCATCTTTAATTTAGTTCCAGGTATTATTCTTTGTTCTTCAAATTTTATATTTTTAGATATAAGAAAATTTCTTATAAATTTCTCACCCTTTGATATTATATTTCTATAACAAACAGGACATCCTTGTCCAGATAAATGTTTATCAGGTCTTTGTTTAAATTCACCATGATCAGGACATATTATAATAGATGCTTCTCTATTATTTATATACTCAAATTTTGAATAATCATATTTATTTTGGTGTATTATATTAGATCTTTCTGTAAATATATCTCTTGTTAATTTATTTTTACCACACAAATTACATCCTTGATTTTGTCTTAAATGATTATTTAATCTTTTAGAGAAAAAGCCATGTACCGGACATATTATATCACTTATAACAGCAGTTTGCCCTGTTCCATTTATTTTGCATTTAGAATAATCATAATCATACATTTTTTCCAATCTATCAATAATTGTTTTATCATCTAACTTGTTTAATTTTTTAACTCCCGTTAATTTCTCCGCAATTTTCAATTGTGAACACTTTTTACAACCATTTCCATTCATATGTGATTTAGGTATTTGTTCAAAATAACCATGTATCGGGCATTTAATTTTAACAGGTGTGTATTGATTTATATAATTAACATTATCATAATTAAATTTATCACCATGTTTATCTTTTGATCTATCTATAAACTCTTCATATGTTATCTTTTTTGGCATAAACTTTAATAAAACTTTATCATATATATTAAAAAAAAGTATGTCACTTAAAAAAGATTTAGCAAAATTTAAACCAAGAAAAGAACAGAAGGAAGCATTGGAATTTATAGATTCGGAATATAATAAAAATAAACTAAACAAGTTCTATCTACTTAATCTACCAGTTGGTACGGGTAAATCTTACTTAGCCTTAATGATTGCAGACTGGTATAAAAAGAATGTAAGTAAATTCGCAAGAGTTGATGTTATCACTAACAGTAAAATTCTACAAGACCAATACTCAGAAACTTACGAATCAATTTCTGATTTAAAGGGTAAAGAGAATTATGAATGTGAATCTTATTCTTGTTCTTGTGCTCAAGGTGGTGAGTTTAATAGACTTAATAAAACAACTTGTGAATCTTGTCCATATACAAACGCTAGAGAGAACTATATTAGTGGTGGAATCTCTTTAACAAACTTTTATCTTTATATTCTTTATGCGATTTATAATCAAAAGTTAATGGAATCAAGAGGAGCTAGAGTTTTAATTGTTGATGAGTGTCATGAATTTGATGATGTTATGTCTGACTTTATCTCCATTAAGATAACTGAGACAATAGTTAAGAGGTTTAAATTTTCAAATGAATATGAGATTTTGAAAAAGTTAAAAGCTGTGAATACTATTCAATCATATGTTGATTTTCTTTCATATTTTAATGGTGAAATTTTAGATACCGTTGAGGGAATGGAGAAAGGAATGGTTAATACAAAAAGAGATGTTAAATCTGATAAAAGAGATTTGAAAATCTCAAAAGTTTTAAATAGTAAAAATAGTGACGTTAAGTTAATGAACTTAGTTACAGATTTAAAACAATACCAATTAAAAATAGAAGTATTCTTAAAAGAATATAAGGAAAATCCAAATAACTGGGTATTGGAATCTAATTGGAATGAAAAAGCTAGACAAAAAGAATTATCCTTAGAACCAATTTGGTCTTTTGATTACTTAGATAAGTATGTTTTTGCTCACTATGATATGGTTTTTCTTATGTCTGGAACTATTTTAGATAAGAACTTATTTTGTAATCTAAACGGATTAGATGTTAGTAAAGCTGTTTACTATTCAATTGGATCTCCTTTTCCATTAAAGAATAGACCTATTTTTTATATGCCATTGGGTAAGATGTCATTTAAAACAAAAGAAGAAACTTTTAAAAGATATATTCCTTATATACAGAAATTATTAGATAAATATAAAGGTAAAAAAGGAGTTATACACACAAATTCTTTTGAACTGGCTAAATGGATTGAAGATTCAATTAAAGATCCAAGACTTATTTTCCACGATTCATCTAATAAAGATGAGGTTTTGAAAATGCACTTTGAAAGTACAGAACCAACTGTTATTGTTAGTCCTTCAATGGATACAGGCGTTAGTTTTGATAATGATAAAGCCCGTTTTCAAATTATTGCTAAAATTCCTTATCCTTCTTTAGCATCTCAGAAAAACAAAATGAGACAAGTCAATAATCCGGATTGGTATAGTTGGAAGACCTGTGCTGGGTTAGTACAAATGACTGGTAGACCAGTTAGATCTATAACTGATTATGCTGATACTATTGTATTAGATGGTGGATTTGGTGATGTTATAAAACACTCTTCTCATTTTTTACCAGATTGGATTCAAGAGGCAATCAAAAGAGTAAATGTTAAAATAGACGCATAAAAAAACTCACCAATTTGGTGAGTTTTTTGTTTATAATTCGATGATACGTCAAATTATTTCTTTTTATTTTTAGCTTCTTTAGCTGCTTTTTTCATTGGCTCTTTTTTATCACCATCTTTATCTAAATCTAAGAAATCTGGTTTAGCACCTTTTTTACCACCTTTTTTCTCATCTTTATCCTCTTTTTTACCTTCTTTCTCAGCTTTCTTTTTATCTAAATAAGCTTTGAAACCAGCATTCATTTTTTCATTGAAACCTTTGAAAGACTCAACATAAGTATCTTCTTCAAAATTTTCATCCTCATCTTCGTCTTCATCAGAACCAAAATCTTCGTGAGAATACTCATCTTCTTCGTGAGAAAAATCTTCTTCGTCTTCATGACCAAAATCTTCGTGAGAATACTCATCCTCTTCATCGTTACACGGTTCACATTCTTCTTCATCAGAACCAAAATTATCAAATGATGAAATTCTTGATCCACCTAATGATGAATCTTCTTCATCACCCCAATTTTCTTCATCATGATTAAATTCATCACCTTCTTCTTCGTCATGACCATAGAAATCATCTTCGTGACCGAAATCACCTTCTTCTTCATCATGACCATAGAAATCATCTTCTCTTTCAATTTCAGATTCAGGGTTGAAAAATTCATTAATTTTCTTTATAAATCTCATTTTATACGTTTTATTTTTAATTATATATTATTTTTTAAAAACCGTTTTTTTACTTTTTATATATACATTATGAAAGTTTTTAATTATTCAGAATTCTTGTTAGAAGAAGCAGGTGAAAGACTTAAAGGTCTATTTAAGTTATCCAGAGAAGTTAAACATAAATTAAATATAATTATCAATAATTTTGATGATTCAGTGGGTAAAGCTTTGTTAGAATTAGATAGAAGTGAACAAGAAATGACTTATATAAATCTACATAGTGAAGATAAAATACTTTATGTTCCAATGGATAAAGTCAAATCTTTTTTTGATAATCCAAGTGTTAATAGATTTGTTAAAAAACAAAATCTAAATGATTTAATTAGAATTTACGAATTTAAACCAGATCCAGGAAAACTATATAATTATTATTTTGATACAAAGTTATCATTTACTGAGATTTATGTTGGTAGATTTGTTAAAAAATTATTAGGTGATACATTTAGTGATAAAGATATATCACTATTTGTGGAAAGATGGGTATCAACAAATACAAGTGGAACTTTTCAAATATGGGGAACTGATAAAGTATTAGATGCTTATTGTACAGGTAATTATGAAGAATACTTGGGATCAACTTTAGACCATTCTTGTATGAATGATGATCATTCTGTTAATTTTTATAGAGCTTGTCCAGGAGTTAAAATATTGGTACTACTTGATGATCAAGAATCTATAAAGGGTAGAGCTCTTCTTTGGGAAACAACTTCTGGTAAAAAATTAATGGATAGAGTTTATTATAATACAGAGGCTGATTATCAAAAGTTTATGAAGTGGGCTATAGATAATGACTATTATACAAGAAGCAAGACTAGTAATTCAATTGACGCTTTTCATTGGAAAGGAAGTCCGTTAGTAGTTACACTAAAAGAAAAAGTAGTTTTTCCTAATATAGATGAATATAGAAATGAAGATTTTCCATATTTAGATACATTTTGTTATTCACAAGGTGGTTTTGGTATGAATTATGAACCATCTGAACCTGGTAAATATTATAAACTTCAAGAAACGGATGGAACGGTTGAAGAGTTTTTTAATATTGATCCAAGTCAAAGAGATATGACACAAGATGATAATTGGTAATCTAAAATTAATATATAATATATGAAAATTAAAAGATATAACGATATTGTAGTTGACTCAATGGTTGAACATTTTATACAATCACTTGAAATGGTAACAGAATCAGATGAAACTGAAAATGAAGATTATAAAAGTGTACTAAGAAAAATAGTAAGTGATTTAAATCTTAATTTTAGATTAATTGGGACATTTGGATTTGGAATTGGTGCTTTTATGCCAATTATACTTAATATAATGAAAAATGCAAGTTTATCACAAGTTGAAATAACAAAAGAAACAGTAGTTTTATTAGCATTAACATCACTTTCAATTATTTATTTAGAAGAAAAGAAAACTAAATCACCTAAAGAAGAGGTTGAAATGACAAAGGATTCGAAATCTATGCTTGAGGAATTGAGAATGAGAGGTATTGGTGATGGAATTGTTAAAAAAGTTATTAAATGTTTGAAATCAGTAACAGGTGTTTTTAAAATATTTGGTAAACACGTTGGTGCTGTTATTGGTGGTATTATAGATATGTTTGCTTATGGTGCTATGTTAGCTCCTATTTGTGTTTCATTAGCTGATATAATCAATAAATATAAACTTAACTTAGACACAATGCCTGAAAACTTTCTAATGTTAGCTAGTGGTGTTGCGACTATTGTTGCTAAACACACAATAGCTCATGTTATTAAAAAATTAAAAAGTAAATTAAAACTTCCAAAGAAAATTGAAGATAAAATAGAAGATGAAGTGGAAGAAATGGAAGAACCGACTATACAAAAGACACTAGGAAATAGTCGTTTAGGATCTGAAATAATAAATGATAATAAAAATAAGTAAAAATGAAAATCCTTAATATAAGGATTTTTTTTATTTAAACAAAGATTAGTTTATTTATATAATTCATGATTAAAAAATAATTATTATAAATGACTACTCCACAATTAGAGAAAGTATATTTTAATTACATTTTAAAGAACAAGAAATATTTTGAGATAGTAAAGGCTTATTTTTTTAGAAATTCGGAAATTCAATTTGTTTACGGCGTAATTAGAGAATATATGTTGAAAGGTTCGGATGTTGAAATCCCAACTCCGAGACAAATTTTAGACATGGTTAACCTTCAAGATAAAGAAGGTATGATAACCAAAGAGATTTTAAAATCAATTCTTCAAGTTAATCTTGATGAATATGATGAGAAAAACTTTATAGAACCAAACTTTAATGGTTGGGTTTTAGCAAATCGATTAAAAACTGGTACAGTAGATATCATCGATGAAACTAGAAATCTAGATTCAATATCTGACTTTGATAAAGCAGTCGAAGCTGCTAATAGAATTAAAGGTATTGTTGATGAGATGTCATCAACTAGATTTGTACAAGATGATGATATGGGTTCAGATTTTGATGAGGCTGAAAATCACGTACAAGATTCCTCAAAATTTAAAGTTAAATGTGGATTCGAAACCATTGACCATATGCTAGGTGGTGGATGGGATATTTCTACATTAAATGTAATAATGGCTGAAACTAACAACGGAAAATGTTGTTCTTTTGATACGGTGATAAAAGTTAGAGATAAGAATAATGGTAATGTTTCAAATGTTGATTTTGGAACATTCTTTGCCAAAGTTAGTCAGTGGGGTGTTGATATTTAATATATAAAAATAAAATATTAAGTATGAATGCAGATGCTAAAAAAAGATATAAGGATATAGAATTTCCTTACACTTGTCCTATTAGTAATAGAATATTTGAGAGTTCACAGGGTTTATCTTGTTATGTTACAAAAACATTGAAAATGAATCATGAAGAGTATTATGATACTTATATAAATCACAGAGACAATTCTTGTTTCTTTTGTGGTAGTAAAGGTAAGTTTATTTCTATATCAAAGGGATATAGAAATTTATGTGAGAGTCAAGAGTGTGTTAAAAAATCATTTAACTCTCATAGTGTAGAGGGATTCATGTATAGAAATATGCTTTCTAGAGAAGAAGCTGAAGTTCAATTTAAAATAGAAAATGAAAGGCAGTTGAAAGAAAGGATTGAATCACAAAATAAATTAAGAAAAATAGATAAAAATTGGGACAAAAAAAGAAGTAGAAACTGTAAGTATTTTTGGATTGAGAAGGGATATTCTGAAAAGAATGCTATTTTAAAAGCAAAAGAGGTTATGGATGAAATTCATTTAAAAACCTCTATTAAATTAAAATCAAATCCTGAAAAATATGCACATAAATATCCAACGAAAAAGGAGTACTATTTAAAAAGAGGTTTTAGTGAAGAGGAGGCTATTGAAAAGATATCTGAAATACAAAATAGATTTTCGTTACAAAAATGTATTGAAAAATATGGCAAAGAAGATGGTAAAATAGTTTTTGAAGAGAGACAGAGGAAATGGATCGAAACAATAGATTCAAAAACAGAAGAGGAGAAAATAGAAATTAATAGAAAAAAATTATTTAATAATGGTGGATATTCTAAAATTTCACAAAATCTTTTCTGGAGTATTTATGAGAACTTTAAAAATAACAAAATTAATTTTGAAGAGTTAAACTCAGAAACCATTAGATATGATAAAATAAATAAAAGACATTATAGATTTGATTATGTTGATCATAGTAAAAAGAAATGTATTGAATTTAATGGTGATTATTGGCACTGTAACCCTGATAAGTATAATGAGAGCTTTATACATCCTATATTGAAAGTAACATCAAAAGAAATTTGGAAAAAAGATATTGATAAAATCAATTGGTTTAGAAAAAGGGGTTATGAAGTTTTTATTGTTTGGGAATCTGAATATAGAAAAAACCCGAAACAAACCGTAGAAAAATGTATAAAATTTATTAATGAATAATTTAGATAATTTTGAAGTAATAGAAGCAGATAGTCTATTAGAAGGTAAGTATGATAGACCGCTTTATGATAAATTCATCGAAGCATATGAGGTGGATAATTTTGAGGTATTGACCCCAAATGGATGGGTTAATATAGAGGGTATTGGTAAAACAATAAAATTTGAAGAATTTGAAATTATTACCTCCGGTGGTAAAAATTTAATATGCGCTGACAAACATCTATTATATAGATGTGATAATATGGACTTTTCATCAAAAAAATGTGATTTGACAGAGATATATTGTGAGAAATTAGAATTGGGTAATTTTATAATGACAAAAGATGGACCGGAGCAAATTATGAATATATCAAAAACCGGAAAAAATTCACATATGTATGATTTACAACTATCAGAGGGTTCTAATAAACAGTATTATATAAATGATATTCTTAGTCACAATTCTCTTTGGATGCAAAATTTTGCCGTTAAATCAGCAAATATGGGACACAATGTTCTTTATATCACTCTTGAAATGAGTGAGCGTAAAGTTATGAAGAGATTAGGTGCTATGAGGTTAAAAATTCCTATTAATGATTATGATAATCAATCTAAGGATGTTGAATTGATTAAATCTAAGATAGATGCTCTCAAACGAATAGAAGGTGGTGTTGATTTATTTGAAAATAAAGTTGGTAAAATTATAACTAAATTCTGGGCAGCCGGAACAGCAACTGTTAATGACTTTGATAATTATATTCAAAGATTAAAAGAAAAGAGAGGTATAAAAATCGACCTAATTATAGTTGATTATATTACATTGATTGCTGCTAATAAAGGATCTAATGCTGATAATCTTTATACTAAGGGTAAACACTTAGCAGAGGGATTAAGAGCAATGGGAGCAAAATATATGTGTCCTGTTATAACTGGTGTGCAGGTTGCTAAAGATGCTTGGAACTCATCCGATATTACATTAGAAGCCGTACCTGAGTCAAAAGCAATAGCAGAGACTGCTGACACCTTCTTTGCTATCATCCGTACAGAAGAAATGAAAAGACAAAACTTATATAGATTTAAACTACTTAAACAAAGAGATGGTGATTTCTTAAAATCACAGATTAGATTGAGTTTAAATCCAGTTTATTTAACACTAGAAAACGATCAGTTTTTAGATCAATAAGAAACAAAGATAATAAAAAATTATATAAAACAATACAAAAAATAAAAAAAATCTATGGCTAAAAAAGTTAGAGATGATGAAGAAGATTTCGATGATGAATTAGATAATGAAGTCGGTGATGAAATTATTGATGATTTAGACGATGAAGAAGATTTTGATGATGAATCAAAATCAGATTCTGATCTGAATTTAGACGATGATGACAATTTAGATATTTTGATTGAAATTGACGATGATGATTTAAATTTGATGGATGATGAGAAAAAAAGTTCAGAGGATGAAGATGATATAGTTCTTTCTAAACATAAAATCGAAGGTAAACATTCATTAAAATATGATTCTATTTTTAAGGGTAAAAAAGAAGATCCTTTAAGTGAAGATGATATGGATGGATTTGCTTTTTATCATAAAGAAAGCATCGAAGTTGATAAATCATCAAACTACTATTTTGAATCTATTGATAATGAAAATTATATTAGAACAAAATTGGTTAAAGAAAGAGTTTATGCCGTTTTAACGGAACATACATCTCTTAATTTCATGAATAATCGAAGAAAACCTTCAAGATCAGATTTTAATCAATATTATACCTTATTGAAAAGAAATTTAGAAAGTGAAAGTTTTACTAATATAGAATTGTTTAATGAGTTAGCAGTTTATTTTTCAGATAATCTATTTAATATGTTTAAATTATTAGATAATAAATGGCGTAATTTGATAATAAAAGAATTACAAGAACATATTGGTAAAAACGCAAATTCTAAACAAGTTATGAATAGAAATATTTATGTTGGAACCGAAATAGAATTCATGTGGCATGATGAGTTTGGTGATGATAAATTAATTACTGGAGTTGTTTTAGAAACTAACTACGATGATTCAATGTTTAGAGTTGATTCTTATGAAAATATCTATGATATTCATATCAGTATTATAACAAAAATCTTAAATAACACAAAATTTAAGTATAATTTAAATAAACTTAACAACATTGATTTTTTATAAAATGAGCTATAAAAAATCAAAAAATTTTAAAGGTTTAATATTTTAAATAAAAAAACGATGAAATATATAAAAAACAAAAATTAAAATATGAGCATGATAAAAGTCACAAAAAGAAATGGTAAGAAAGAAACCGTTAATTTCAATAAGATTGTTGATCGTATAACACAACAAACTTATGGATTAGATCAAAAGTGGATAGCACCGTTTGAGATCGCACAAAAAGTTATTGAAGGTATTACACCAGATATTAAAACTTCTGTGTTAGATCAATTGGCAATGGAAACTGCGGCTTCTCTTACAACAAAACACCCAGATTACTCAGTTTTAGCAGCAAGAATCGCTATTACTTCTTTACATAAAGAAACTAAAAAGAGCTTTTCAGAAACAGTTAAAGATTTATATAACTATGTAGATCCAATGACAGAGAAACATTCTCCAATTGTTTCTTTGGATTTTTACAACATTGTTAAAAAACACGCTGATGATTTAGATTCAGCTATTGTACACTCAAGAGATCATAACTTTGATTACTTTGGTTACAAAACTTTAGAGAAATCTTACTTATTAAAAATTAATGGTAAAGTTGCTGAAAGACCTCAGTATATGTATATGAGAACAGCACTTCAAATTTGGGGTGAAAACTTAGAAAAAGTAATTAAAACTTATAACGAATTATCAGAAGGTTATTATACTCACGCAACACCAACATTATTCAACTCTGGAACAGGTAGACCACAATTATCTTCTTGTTTCTTATTAGATACTGAATCAGATTCTATTGATGGTATTTTTAACACATTAAAAGAAGCTGCTCAAATCTCTAAAAACGCGGGTGGTATTGGTATCTCTTTTAACAAAGTAAGAGCTAAAGGAACTTATATTGCTGGTACAAACGGTACTTCAAATGGTATTATTCCTTTCTTAAAAATCTATAATGAGACAGCGAGAGCGGTAGACCAAGGTGGTGGTAAACGTAAAGGATCAATTGCTATTTATATGGAACCATGGCACGCTGATATTATGGACTTCTTAGATTTAAGAAAGAACCAAGGTAAAGATGAAATTAGAGCTCGTGACCTTTTCTTAGCAATGTGGATGAACGACTTGTTTATGGAAAGAGTTGAGTTAGATGCTGATTGGTCATTAATGTGTCCTCACGAATGTACTGGATTGAATGAAACTTATGGTGAAGAATTTAACAAACTTTATACTTCTTATGAAGCGGCTGGAAAAGCTAAAAGAGTTGTTAAAGCAAGAGAAGTTTGGAATAAAATATTAGAATCTCAAATTGAAACTGGTACACCATACTTATTATACAAAGATTCAATCAATGAGAAATCAAATCAATCAAATATTGGAATGATACACTCATCTAATCTATGTTTAGATGGAGATACTTTAGTTAAGTGTAGAGTTGAAGGTGTAGAGAAAGAATTTGATATGGTCACAATAGATCTTATGTTTAAGAATGGTAAGAAAATAGAAGTTCTTTCTAGAGACTTAGAAACAGGAATTGATGAGTGGTGTTTGGTTGAAAACTCTGGTATAACCAATCATAATGCGGAAACTATCAAAGTAACAGATGAAAGTGGGAATTACATAATCTGTACAGAGGATCATCAAGTTTGGACTCAAAATAGAGGATATGTTAGAGCTGGTGATTTAGAAGAAAATGATATTTTATTATTAAATGAAAAAGAACTTGTTTAATTATGAGGATTTTATAACAGATAACATAGATAATACATCCTTTATCTATGTTTATCTGGATCCTAGAAAATCAGGAGACTATAAATATGGTGAATATGAATTTAATCATGAACCTTTTTATGTTGGTGCTTCTAGTGGTAAAACTATACATGATCGAAAAGTTCGACATTTACAATACGCGAAAAACGATAAGGATATAACAAATAATAATTACAAAAAGAATATAATAAAGAGTATATTATCAGATAAATTAGAACCAATTATATTGAAATATATTGATGGTATGAGTATATCAGATGCCTTTTTTAAGGAAAAAGATATGATACTAATCATTGGTAATAGATATGATAAGTCAGGACCTCTAGTTAATATATCAAAAGGAGGAGATGGTGGTGATAACTTTACTAATAATCCAAGAAAAGAGGAGATAAGAGAAAAGCATAGAAGAAATGCTTTAGGATCGAATAATAATATGTATGGTCTTCCTTTAGAAGAATATCCATCACATAAAGCAAAGTTGAGAGGAGAACATTGGAATATGGGTAGAACCGCGTCAATATCAACAAGAGAAAAGCTATCCAAACAAAGAAGTGGATCTGGTAATAGTAGAGCTAAAAAAACTTTACTTTTTGATAAAGACTTCAATATAATTAGAGAATTTGATTATTGTTTTGATGTATCTAATTATATTAACTCATCAAATAGGTCGGTTTCCAAGACCGCAAGTACAAATTCAAAAGAGGAAATGTATCCATATCATACAACAAAAGGTTATTATATAATCTATAAGGATGATTGGGAAAATAAATTTAAGAATAAAGAAAATGAAATTAGAGAATATCTAAAGACATTTAAGAAAAATAAAAATCAATTTTCATAAAAAATAAAAAAAATATTATGATCAAAATCGAAAAAGTAAAAAATAGACCAGTTTATGACATTACTGTGAATAAAAATCACAACTTTTATGCTAATAATATATTAGTACATAACTGTGCTGAAATAGTTGAAGCGACAGGCGTTACTAAAACGCAAAAAGCTATTTTAGAAAATAAAGAGTTATTAGAGAAATTAGGGTTAGGTGAATTCTGGGGTCAAGAAGAAGTAAATGAAACAGCAGTTTGTAACTTAGCTTCTTTAGCACTTCCTAAGTTTATCAATAAGAATAAAACTTATAATTTTAATAAACTTTATGATATTGCTTATGATGCGATTGTTAACTTAAATAATGTTATTGATGTTAACTTTTATCCATCACCATCAGCTAAATTTTCTAACTTATGTCATAGACCAGTTGGTTTAGGTGTTCAAGGATTAGCAGATGTTTTCTTTCAATTAGGATTACCATATGAATCTGAAGAGGCTAAACAATTAAATAAAGATATTTTTGAAACTATCTATTACGCTTCAATTAAAGCTTCTTGTGATTTAGCTAAAGTACAAGGCACTTACGCAACTTATGAAGGTTCACCTATTTCACAAGGTAAATTCCAATTTGATTTATGGGGAACTAAACCTAGTAAAAGATGGGATTGGGATAAATTAAGAGAAGAAGTTAAGAAGTATGGTGTTAGAAACTCTTTAACAACTTGTATCATGCCAACAGCATCAACAGCTTCTATCTTAGGTAATGAAGCATCTTGTGAAGCTCAAACTTCAAATATGTACACAAGAAGTGTTCTTTCAGGAACTTTCATTATGGTAAATAAATATTTAGTTAAAGAATTAGTTAAGTTAGGATTATGGAATGAAAATTTAAGAAAGAAAATTATTGCTGAGAATGGTTCGGTTCAAAATGTACCTGAAGTACCAACTAACTTGAAAGAAATCTTTAAAACTGTTTATGAGATTAAACAAAGAGATGTTATCGAGATGGCTGCTGATAGAGGAGCGTTTATTGACCAAACTCAATCAATGAATATTTTTATGGATTCTCCAAACTTTGCTAAGTTGACAGCGATGCACTTCTATGGATGGGGTAGAAGAAACTTAATGACCAATGAAAATGGTGAAGTTATTATCCCACAAGGAGAAAATATTCAAGTTATTTACGATTCAGAAGGTAAAGCAAGATGTTATAAAGATAAGAGATACACATTAAAAACTGGTATTTATTATTTAAGAAATAAATCAGCGGCAGACGCAGTTAAATTCACTGTACAACAAGATACGGCTAAGAAAACTGTTGAAGAACAAATGGCTGAAATCTCGTGTAGCTTAGATTCAGATCCTGGTGAATGCATGGCATGCGGCTCGTGATATATAACTGATTATCAAATACTTATAAATGGTGAGAGTTTACTTTCGCCATTTTTTTTTCTATAAAAATAAATCTCTTTTAACGTCTCTATTTATTTTACTACAAAGTGGTTGTAAGTTGGTATAGTGATTTAATCTAATAACATCCTCTTCTGTTTCAGATGATGGTATTCATTACTTCTTTAGCTTTCATATTTTATATATTAAATTTGATTTGTACATTTTTGTACATTTTCTGTATAAAATCCACACTTTTTCGATTGTAATTTTAATTACACATATATAATCATATTAAAAAAATTAAAACTTTTTTTGGTAATTAAAATAAAAGATGTATATTTGTAAAAGATTTCTGACTGAGATTTAACAAATGAAAATCTTTTAAAGAAATTTTAAACTTTTTAAAATATAAATATAAAATAAAAACAAAATTACCGTAGTTAGAGAAAAGGTTACTTCGCAATTTTTAGGATAATTTCAAAACACACCTTATCTCAATTTTCTCGGTCATTATTAAAACAGACATAGCAATAGCTCTGAGATACTTCGAACTATAAATAACAATTCAGATCGAAAAGTGTCAAAAGCGACAGCTACGACTACCAAGAAGGTATATTCTCTGGAATATTCTGAGGTGAAAAAGTCCGTTAGTCTTCACGTTACGGAGACGAGTGGAATGGTCACTACAACCATTGATAGAGTTTCGGGAGAATTCTCTATGACGCTTAGGCTAAACTTTCTTGTCTGTTACTTATTATAATGACCAGGATATACAAATGTATAGTTCTGGTCATTTTTTTTTGTAGAAATTAAAGAAATTAAAAATATTAAAATAAAATTAAAGAAATTATGGCTAGATTTAACGCAACATTACCTAAACAAAAGACCTTAACTAATAACTTAGCAGGAGGTCAAGCTTATTCACAATCTGATGAATTAGCATTAGTATCATTTTTACTAACATCATTTGTTAGTGATCAATTTTATAGATCATCTGATCAATCTTTGAATGAGTTGAAAAAACTTTTAATCAAAGTTGATCCTGTTTTTGCCGCTAAAGCAGCTATTTATGCCAGAGATAAGTTTGGTATGAGATCTGTTGCACATGCTTTAGCAGGTGAGTTAGCAAAGTATTTATCTGGAAAAGATTTTGCTAAGAATTTCTATGATAAAATAGTTGTTAGACCTGATGATATGATGGAGATATTAGCTTATTATAATACAAATTGTGGGACTAAAATTCCTAACTCTATTAAAAAGGGATTCGCAAAATCATTTGATAGATTTGATGGTTATCAGTTGTCTAAATGGAAAAAATGATATTTGAAAAATAATATATACTTAAAAAGTATATTATGAGTTTTTTTATTTCAAAAGAAGATTTGGAGTATTTATATTTTGTGGAAAATTTATCTTACTCTAAAATTGAAAAAAAATTAAACTTAAATCGAGGTGTTATATATCACTGGTTTAAAAAATATGAAATTAAACCAAGAAACTACTCAGATGCTGGTAAAGGTAGAAAATTTACAGATGAACATAAGAAAAAAATTTCATTTTCAAATTCCAAGCCACATACCGAAGAGAGAAAAAAAAATATATCAAATTCACACTTAGGTAAAAATTTAACAGATGAGCATAAAGATAAAATAAGAAGTAAATTTATAGGACTTAGACCTGGATTTAAACACCCTATGTGGAAAGGAGGTAGATCCACATTTAGAAATAGATTACAACAATCATCTCTATATAAGGAATGGAGAAAATCTATATATGATCGTGACTTATATAAATGTCAAATTTGTAATAGTGGTGGTAAATTAAATTCACATCATATTATAAAGTTCTCAAAGATTGTAGAGGATTACAATCTTTTAAAATACGAAGATTACATCATGTGTAATTTTCTTTGGGATATAGATAATGGAATTACATTATGTGAAAAATGTCACCATAGTATAAAAGGTATAGAGGAAAAATTTGAAGAAAAATTTAAAAGTATAATTTATGAAAAAAAGAAAAATGTATAAATTAGTTGACGTTGTTAACTTAGTACACCCAGTGCCAACAGAGAAAAACTCTGAAGCACTTAACTTATTAATCAATGATAAGTTAAAAAACACTGATACTTGGGAAGCTAAGTTATCAGCAGCTGGTCAATCAGCTGAGAACTCAGAAGATTTGGCACAATTAAAGGCTGATGCTTGGACAGAGTTAATCTCTACAAGAAAATTGGGTTACTTTGCTCTTTTAAGAAACTTGAGAAACATTGTCTCTCAAGCTCCACAATCTGTTACTGCGGCTTGTGAAATGTTGGTTGATGAAAAATTAATCAAAAAGAGTAGAGTTTTACCATTCAGATTCTCTACAGCTTATGAAGAAATCTCTAAGCTTCCTTCAAACAAGGAAACAAGACAAGTGTTAGTTGCTATCAACAACGCTCTTGAAGTTTCAGTACAAAATGTACCAAAGTTTGAAGGTGAAACATTACTTGTAATGGACGTATCTGGATCTATGAGTGGTAGACCATCAGAAATTGCGAGTTTATTCGGAGCAATTATTGCGAAAGCAAATAACTGTGACGTTATGACTTTCTCTACAAGTGCTAATTATAAGACTTACAATCCATTGGATTCTGTAATGACAATAAGAAGCTCTTTTAGATACTCTGGTGGTGGTACTAACTTTAAGTCTATCTTCCAAAATGCTAATAAGGCTTATGATAACATCGTTATTTTAAGTGATATGCAAGGTTGGATTGGTTATACATCACCAAGTGCTGAGTTTAACCAATATAAGAAAAGATTTGGGGCTAATCCTTCAGTATTCTCTTGGGATCTTGCTGGGTATGGTACTTTACAACTACCTGAAAATGGTGTTTACTGTTTGGCTGGTTTTTCTGATAAAGTTTTTGATGTAATTGAATTACTAAAAACTGACAGAAATGCGTTAGTAAACGAAATTAAATCCATTGAGATTTAATAACAAAAAACCCACTCATTTGAGTGGGTTTTTTTATTTCCATATATTTTCTAAATTTATTCTAGAGGTTATTTCAATAACTTTATCTCCTTTTTTGAGTGTGTATTTATGTAATCCTAAGAATTTATTTATTATACTATCAACTTTATATTTTTCATCATCATCTAAATCATTATTAAATATTTGAATTAGATTATCTATTTCATCATAAGTTAAAAAGTCTTTGTTACCAACAAAATAAACAAAGTTATAATTATATTCATTATACTTTTCAGCACCCGGTTCATAAGATTTATCTATTAGAAATTGAGTTATTGAGTTTTCAACGCCTAATGATGGTAATGTAAATTTATATCCATCAATTAAAAACTCTTTTAATTCATTATTCCAATTTTTATTTAGATGTTTAAAATTAAAATAGTTAAAATTTTTTGATTCAAAATCAACAACGTGATCTTCACCAAATTCATCAAAGTAGAAAATTTTAATCTTTTTATTCTTTGTAAATTTTACTATTTCAAAAAATAAGAAAATAACATCAATACTTTTTATATACTCAAATGTATAACTATCTGGTATAATAATATTCTTCTTAACGATCTTCTTAACTTTTCTAAGAACTACACTTAAATCATCTATTACAAAGCCCATCTCATAGTCTTTTATATCTTTATCATTTGCTTTTTTGATAAAGACTTTAAAGTCATTATTATAAAAATAACCTTGTGATGGTAAGATACTTAAATCTATTTCTTTCTTTTTGGAAAAGATATTCTTTATAAAATCAATTATTCTCATAAAATATATATATTTTTTTAGAGAGCTCATGTCAAGTTTATATATACAACTATGTTAGTTCATGATGATTGCTTTAACTATATATCTAATTTAAAAGATAAATCAATTAGTTTGATATTAACAGATCCACCTTATCAAATATCCAAGTCATCAAATTTTAAAAACTATTCAGATAAAGCTAATTCTGATATAATAACAAAGTATGGTAGTCACTCTATTGACTTTGGTGAATGGGATAAAGAAGAAATTAACTGGGATCTCTTATTTAAAGAATATTTTAGAATATTAAAAGATGGTGGTACTCTAATATTCTTTTTTGATATATGGAAGTCAACTATTATAAAAGAAATAGCCGATAAGTATAAATTCAAACAAGCAAGAGTTTGTCAATGGCAAAAAACCAATCCAGTTCCTATAAATTCTAAAGTTAATTATCTTTCAAATGCTAACGAATATTTTTTCACTTTTGTAAAAGGTAAGAAACCTACTTTTAACTCCGAGTATGATAATGGTGTTTATAGATATCCAATTTGTCATGGAAAAGAAAGATTGGATCACCCAACTCAAAAGCCACTTAGTTTAATACAAGATTTAGTTAAAAAACACTCTAATGAAGGTGATTTGGTGTTGGATACTTTTGCTGGATCTGGTACAACCGGTGAAGCCTGTCAAATTTTAAATAGAAAATATATTTTAATTGAAAAGGATGAAAATTATTTTTTATTGATAAAAAATAGGTTAGGAGAAAACAAAACAGAAATAAATACATAAAATAAAAAAATAATAAAGTAATATGTCTATTAAAATAAAAAATTCAGAATTATCAAGTGAAACAATATCAGCATTAAATACATTAATTGATACTGATATCAACGCTACTTGCGCATTTAGATTAACTAGAATTATCAAAGAATTATCTTCTATTGTTGAAGATAAAGCAAAATTAGAAAAAAGATTAATCGAGAAATATACTGATCGTGATGAAAATGGACAACCTACTAAAGTATATAACCAAGATGGTCAAGAAGTAGAAGGTGCTGTTAATTTAACAAATCCAGAAGCATTTCAAAATGAAATGAATGACTTTTTAGAGTTGGAAAATGAAATTCCTTATGATAAAATAAATTTTGAAGATCTTAAATTGGAGACTGCTAAGGTAAAAGATTTAATAACATTAGAGTTTTTATTTAATTAAAATTAAATTTTCTAAAATATAAAGTCCGATGTTAAATCGGACTTTTTTTATTTAATATATACAAAAAAAGAATATATTAAATGCCTGCTACATATAGTGTAAACATCGGTACTGAGTATGAAGCTTCGAGACTTCCAGATATATTAAGTGTACTAAAAAATATTCCAGATAATACACACAAACTTATATCACCTAAAGATGTTAGAGATGCTTTTTTATCAACTTGGGCGAATTCACCAATTAAACAAACCACCACAACTGCTGGAACTGAATATATTGGTATAGATTCTGGTAATCCATCTAATCGTGATATAAAGCAAAAAATTTATTTAGGTAAAAGACAATTTGGTGGTAGTGATATTTTAAATCCTACATTATTAAACAATACTAATAATGATATTTATATTTTTAATACAAAACCTGATACATCTACACAGAGTAATACTAGAATTGCAATTTTAGCAGGTACCAATTCATCTTTATATACACAAGCCCCTTATATAGAAAGTATTAGTGATGGAACAAAATTTGATTTTGAGTTTAGAAATCCATCAATTAATAGTGGTTCAATTAACATCTATAGCTCAACTGGTAGAGTTTCTATCAACGGTATAATTTTTCCAACTGTTGCTGAATCATCCGCTTCTGCTTCAAATGGTAAAGTATTGAGATATTATGGTACTTATCCTAATGGTAGTTTAAGATGGGATAATACAAATGTTAGTATTGCTACTATTGGTAGTCCAGGAAGTCCAACAAATATTTATGGTAGTACCGTTAGTTTAAATGGATACTCTTTAGAGTTTATAAATAATACAATAGTGCCAAGTAAAGTTGGTGGTATTGCAGTTGGAACATCTTTCTCATCAAACTCTTTTTATAATGGTAGTGGTTATCAAAATTGGCCTATTAGTGAAGTGTTGAGAAATTTATTATTTCCTTATATACCACCTCATATCTCAGTTGAGGCTATAAATACATCTAGTTTAAATAGTTATGCTGAAGTTGGAACAACCGCAACTTTAAACTTAAAATATAATCTTACAATATATCCAAGAGAAAGTAGTGAGTATGTTAGAGATTATTATGTAATTTCAAATGAGCCAAGTCCAATTGGAACAACTTTATACCCATTGGGTCAACCATATTGTGGTTTATCTTTTTCAACATCATTACCTGGTACAACATTTAGTGGAACGGTTAGTATATCTAAAAGTAGAGCAACATATGGAACCGTTAGCTTTGGTTTTCAAGTTTCTGATAGAGATGGTTTTACAGCATCATCTTATCCTTATGGATTTAGTCATAGTGCTACTGCTTCATTTACCTATATTTACCCTATATTTTATGGTTTTACAAATTCTGTTATTACAACAAATAGTTCGATATTTACAAGTGGAGTTACAACAATTTCAAAATTATTGCAACCATATCCAGGGGTAACTAATTCAGTTACATTTAATTCTACCGGTAGTGGATACTTTTATTTTTGTTTTCCAACAGCTTATTTTAATACCGTTGTATCTAGAATAAAGGATCCTAATGGATTTATATTATATAATGGTGATTTATCTTCATCATTCTTTACTTATAGTACTGGATTATCAAACGCTAATTATGCTACTCCAACTAATTACACTGTTTGGAGAACAGTAGCTACTTGTAGTTACTCACAAAATGGATCATTTGAATTTAAATTTTAATTATGGCAGGTACTTATAGTAAATATGATTCAACTTCTTACTACTCATTGAGTAGTGTTTTAGTATTGTCTGATTCAGGAACACAATCATATTCTTTTGGTAATAACTATGTTTATACTAACTTATTTGATAATGAGGATAAATTAATTTCACCAAAAATGTTGAGAGACTCTATATTATCAATATGGGACACAACACCATTTAAAGAGACAAGTGCTAGTGGTTCATATTATATTGGTATAGATACAGGAAATCCAAATGAAGATTTAACAAAAAAAATATATTTAGGTAAAAGGTATTATAGTAATGGTACCTATTCAACTACTGAAATAATGAATAATGATTTGTTGAGTAGTGAAGTGGATCTTTTCTTATTCAATACTAAGAAGGATTCTATAACACAATTACAAACTAAAATCGTTATTTTATCTGGTACAAACTCATCAATATACACTAAATCACCATACATATCAAGTGATTATGTTGTTGGTACAACAGCTTCAAAATTAACTTTGAATTTAATAAATTCAAGTGGTGATATATCTTTATTATCACGTGGTATAGATCCATATACTGGCTTAAATACCAATTCTGGAGGTACTGTTTCTATTAATAATATTATTTACCCTACTATACAACAATCAACTGATGAGCAAACAACCGATGGGTTAGATGGTAAGATACTAACATGGTTTAACGGAGGACTTACTTGGTCAAAAATTGAAGTTACTAATACTGATTGGGCTGGTGTCACTGGTTCTGAACTTAATTTATATGGTAATCCTGCTAATTTAAATGGTTATTCACTTGACTTTACTGATCATAGAATGGTTCCAATTAAAATCGGTGATATAGAACCTGGATCTACTTTTTCAAAAAATAGTCTTTCCGATTTACTTAGTAGAATAATTTATGAATATCAAGCACCTGAATGTGATCTTGTATTAAAAACTAATAAATATTTAGAAGTAGGAACTTCACCAAAAATATTTTTAGATTATACTATCTATAAAAGAACAAATGATTTACTACCTACATTATTTACTAATATGATACCTAGTAGTTATGCTCCTATTTCTAGTCCTTATTCATTTAAAATAAATGGTGAAATAGAAGGAGCTGTTATAACACCATTACAAGCAACAACATCAACATTTACTATGACTGTCAATGATGGATTAAATAGTAATAGTATAACAAAATCAGTTGTTGGTGTTTATCCTTATTTTTATGGATTTAGTACATTTAGTTCAATAACAATAGCCAATTTATCCAGTTTAACTAAAAAAATTGAACCTAAAGAGGATAAAAGTTATGATATAACAGGTATTGGAAACTTCTTTTTTATATATGATAAAGATTATGGTACACTATCAAATATTTATAATAGTTATGGTGCTACTATATCAGCTTCGTTTTCATATACAACTAAAGTACTTTCATCACCAGATGGTTACTGGCAATCAAAAGAATTTTATGTTTATAAGTGGGAGAGTGTTGAAATTGGACCTCCTTCAGAAATTTTCCAATTTGGATATTAAAAATTTTATATATAGTTTATGGCAATAGAAATTATAGATGGTTTTAAACTTAGTTCACCTAGACCAATAGATGATAGAATTGTAGCATCAGGATCAAATGCAAGAGATGCTATAGTATATAAATATGAGGGCTTGAGAGTATTTGATACTAGTGAGGGAGTACCTTATGTTTGGGTAAATAATGGATGGAAGAAAGAAAATTCAACAGGTTTATCAGTTCCGACTACTATTATACCTACATTTACCGAAACAACTACATATAGACTGGGTCAGGTTTTAAAGGTTTTAAATTCTAATAACTTTCTTACTAATAGTAATATGTTTGAGATTGAATACACAACACCAGCTGGTGTGATTACTGGTAAAACTATTGCTATAAATCATAACAATGCTAGCTCTGTTACATCTACTGCTAAGTTGGATGTATCTGGTACTATTAAAGCTACTTCATTTTCTGGAAATGGTGCTAATATTACAAATATAGTTCCTAGTAATTTTGATACATCCTCTTCTAAAATTGTATTATCTCAAATTCAACCAGGAACTGCTGATTATATATTAAGAACAAATTCGGCTGGTAGTGCTCTTGAGTGGGTTGCTTCATCAGCTTTGTCTAGTGGTATTAGTATTAGCTCGGTTTCTACGAGTGGTGGTAGTTCAAATAACATACACTATCTTACTTCAGTACCCGATAATCAACCATCACAAAGTTCTTTACTTATTTATAACCAAAGTGCTACACAAAGGATTGGTATTATACCATCAACTGGTCAAATATTGGTTAAATCAACATCATCACCTTCATCTCCACCTTATTCATTTATTAATAATTTATCAAGTGGTATTTACTTATCTTCTACAAACCAAGTATCTATTTCAACATCAGGAAATCAAAGATTGGAGGTTGATTCTTCTTATGTTAGAGTTCCATCCGGAAGTAGTAAATCTTCTTTAGGTTTAAGATTTGGTGGTACTGGTACAACATTTAATATATCTAATTATGGATTATATCAAGCTAGTACTTATATCAGTACAGTTGTTAATAGTGATGAGGTTCTTAGAGTTTTTACTAGTGGTTCATCACAAGGTTCTGGTTCTGTTAGAATTTATGGAAATGGGGGTCTTTTAAGTTTGTTTGGTAGATCACAAGGAGGTTCTGATACTACTGCTGGTGGTACTTATATACAATTTTATAGAACTGGTGGATTAGACACAACATTAACTCCAACTAGATCAGCTTATTTAGGATTTGGAAATTCTAACAATAGTACTTTTAACATCTATAATGAAATAACAAACAACTACATTCAACTTTCGAGTCTTGGCCAAACTCTAATATATTCTAATATCTCTAATGGGTATGGAACTCAAATAAAAAATAATGGAACATCACTTGCTTATGGCGTTTTAATAACTGCTAGATTTACAACATCTGAACTTTCTAGTAGTCGAACAATCACCAGATTTGATGTGGAAGATGGTTCAAATACTTATACAGCTGCTTATGTGAATTCTCAGGGTGTTCAATTGTGGGGATATACTGGAGTAGCACAGACACCAACCGTGTCTGGTACTATTACAAAACCATCACTGTGTTTTAATAATAGTACTTCAACTGGTCTTTATTCAAGTGATCCGGGTGTGATTGGTTTTACCTCTCTTGGTGTTAAAAAAATGGAGATAAATAATCAAGGTGTGATGATTGGTAGAGTTAATAATATCGTCAGTAATCATACATCCGGGTATATTGTATTTGTTAGAAATTCGAGTGGTGGTGGATTTGGTTACTATGGTACTCAAAAAGGTGGAGTGATTGCTGTAACTGATGTATCTGGAATCGGTAGTAGTTTTTCAACCACATCTGGTTGGATAACAGTTCGCATAACCTTCGCTTCTGGTACATTTACGGGTGGTCCTGATGATAACGTTGTTGTTTCCAATTTTGGTTTACAAGATACACATCCTAATATACTCTATTATTGTCAACATATATCGGGTAAAGTTATTGATTCCAGTACTCTTGAAATAAGAATGCAATTTCAACCTTTGGCATCAGGTGGGTACACAATAAGGCTATGTTTTATGGTTGAATCGGTAGTCAATCCGTAGGTAATCTAATTGAACTACTATTTAAACTTCCCTTTCGAACCACCAATTGAAGTAAATATAATTATCACCTACAAGGTTGTAAGTTTCATCACCATGTCTTACTATGATTTTATCAGGGTGTGATCTTACAACCTCTATTTCTAAACCTTTATCCATGATTAGTTGTTTTCCAGTTTCAATTGAATAACAAATAATTTCATCATTTATAAGTTTATATGTTCCTGGTTCTGGTTTTAACCACTCTTTGATAGTTTTAATTATCAATCCCTTTATTTTAATAACCCATTCTTTTGCTTGGTATAAATCATAGTCTTTAAAAACTTCTGATTCTAGTTCAGCATTTGGACTAAAAATATTTTCAATAACCCCCCAATATTCTTTTTCACCAATTATAAAAGTTAAATAAACATTATAATAAATATTATGAGATTTTAAAATTCTAAGTATTTTCATACTTTTTATATCTTGATCTTCAAGTGCTAATTTACCTCTTAGTTGAGCATAAGCATTTGAACCTGATAATTTAAACATAATATCATTTATTCTAGCCATTGCTTGTCTAATAGCATCTTGGTTTTTATCAAACGCATTTAAAGATAATTTTGGATCATCAACACCTGATATAGACCCAGCTGATGTCTCAGCACCAAATCTTTGAAGATTGAATTCGGTAAAACTTTCATTAAATTTTTCAAATTTTTTTATTATTCTATTAGACATTATCTTCTATTTTATTTTTTATATCATCTTTATAAGATATTCTTATTAGTTTGATATTATTAGAATTACAATAATTTGATTTTATCAAATCTCTTCTCTTTTGTATTTTAAAACTTTCTTGACCACCATAAAAATCAATAGGTTTGAAGTGTTGTTCACCATCGTATTCTATACAAATATTTAATTTAGGTAAATAAAAATCGAATCTTAATTCTTTTTTATAAAAACATTCTTTAAATGAGTGTTGACTTATATATTCTATATTATTAAATTCTAATATTCTTCTAATCTCTCTTTCTCCTTTAGATTCTTGACATTTTGGACAACCAACTCCACTTAAATGTGAATGTGGCATTTGTTTGAATTTTCCATGTTTCAAACATATTATATCAACTTTCTTATTCATGTTGATATACTCAACTAATTTATAGTCATATTTTTTCAAATGTATATTATTTGACCTTTCTATAAAAGTTTCAGTTGTTATTTTTTTACATTTTGGACAATCTTGTCCTTTTAGATGATTATTAGGTGTTTGTTCAAATTCACCATGTTTTCTACATATTATTTTAACCTTTATCTTACTACCTTTATAATCCACTTTTGAATAATCATACTTATCACCATTTAATAAGATAAAGTCATTAATTATATCTTTATTATTCTTTTTATTAAAATGTTTATCTGAGCATTCCGGACAATCTTGACCTCTTAAATGATTATTAGGTGTTTGTTCAAAAATACCATGAAATTTACATATTATTTTAACTTTAACTTTGTTATTAACATAAGATACTAATGAATAATCATACTCATCACCTCTTTTTGTGATACAATCTTCAATAAATGATTTAGTATTTTTCTTTTTAGTATTTCTTTGAATTGACATATTTAATATATATTAAAATTTAATTATTGAAAATATGAGAATTAAGAGATTTTTTGAAAATGAACAAGTTGAACTATCTAACGAAAGAGTAGATGAGATTATCAATGAAGTTGAAGACTTTTTAGATGTTTTAAATGAAAAAAATAAATATTTAGAGTCATTAATAATTGAATTAAATAACTATAAAAATCTATCAGATAAAGGAAATGATCAAATAGATGATTCTATAGCTTCTTTAGAGCTCGTTAAAAAAGATTTAGATAATACATTTGATAAGCTAGACACAACTTTAAGTAACTTAAATTCATATAAAGATGAAGGTAGAAAATACCTTTATATAGAAAAGAAATAAATTATGTTTGTAGCTCCCGATCCTAATACAATTGTACTTGGTGGTCCTGGTTCCAGGTTAAATCCATATAGTCATTGGTTCCAACCATTTCAAATCACTCGTCATAAAATGAGAAAGAAAAAAATTGAAAAAATATATGGAATTAGTAGGAAAGAAAAGTAATTTAGAACCTGGTTATGTTTTTGCTCCGTATATAATACAAACATCTAATCCTATAATTGATGGTAGTTTAAAACAGAATATTAGAAGGGTGAAAATAAATAAAGTTTATAACCTTAATAGAGAAATAAAAGATAGTCAATTTTCACCAAAAATGGCAGTTAAATCAAGATATTCTGTTACAAGTGTAAATAGTAATTATTTTGGAAAGATTGAAATAAAAAACCCACTTTAAAAGTGGGTTTAATTATCTATATAAAGTAATATAAGACTAATTTAACAAAATTTCTATCATCTCTTAAAAGTCTATTAATGTCGATAGAGATTTTTTCTGGATGAAATCCTCTAACTTCGGTTGACTCGATATCTTCTAGATGTAAACCTTCACCTAATGTTAAGTACTCATTAACTTCAGATATTACATCTTTAATATCAATAGAGTTAAAGACTCTAATTCCATCAGAGTTTTTTGTTATCTCAATAATAAGGTAGTTATCTTTGTTATCAACCTTTGTTTTGAAATCAAATTTTTCTAATTTATATAAAATTCTTTCTAAGTTAGACTTAACTGGATCTAATTCATAACTCTCATTAAACCTTCTCAAATATTTCATTATTTAGTATATTTTAATTTGTAAAGTGTTTTATAAAGAAGAACTACAATATCATCAATAATACTATGTAAATGAGTATCTTCCTCATTAATACATTTTCTCTCAACTTTAATAAAAGTAGCTAATTCATTGAAATATTCAATAGTATCTTTAGAAGCGGTTTCTTTTGTATCAATTACATCATATTCTTCAATAATACCATATTGACCTTGATATGCCTCTATCGTATCATCAATTAATTCCAAAACATCTTCATAATAATCACCAAGCGCTGTATGTTTAGCATGTGAACCCATATCACCTTTAACTTGTAAGTGATAAATATGTGCCATTTCTCTACTTTCAAATAATTTAGAGAAGAATTTACCCGGATTTGAACCTTCGCCTAAGAATTGTTTTGGTTCTTCTTCACTTTGTGCCTGAGCTTGAGCCTGTGATTGTGCCTGAGATTGACTTTGAGCACCTTGACCTTGTAACATTTTTACAAGTTCATCTTTAGATAATTCATCATAATTTGTTGGAAGATTTGCGTCTTCGTTGAATTTTCTAAGTTTTGATTTCTTTTGTATATCAGAAAACCTTTTCATAATAATATTTTAATTTTTAATTATATATTAAAAAGATAAAACTGAAAATTTCATTTTAATATATAACCTATAAAAATATTTTTTACTATGAAATACATCAATAAGTATATTAAAATGTTTGAAAACGAGGTTTTAGAAAGACCGGTTGTTAAAGAACAAACAAAAACAGCTACTGAAAAAGATGTTGTTGATAGATTAGAAAGAATCTATAAAGAACTTTCAAAAGAAGAAAAAAATGAAATCGATTCTTATTTCCAAAAATAATTAAAATTATGAAATTAAAATTAAAAGACTTTTCACAATTTTTTGAAGAAGCTGATATTAAAAAGAACATCGGTCTTCCGAAAGATTTTACATCAAGAGCTGAAGAAGAAGCAACTAAAAATTTAGGTATTAATATAGATCAACCAACTCGAAGTAGATTGATGGAATATGCTGATAAAGCTGATCAACTAATGGGTAGATCTATTCCAAAAAATCAGATTGAAGAGAAATATACTCAATTGGAAAACTTAGCAAAAAAAGTTATTGAGACTGAATATAAAGCAGTATTTGAGTTTCTACCAATTGAATTAGATATTAGACTAATCAGACCAGGTGAATCTGTTATGGGTGAAATGCCTGAATTGGGAAAAAAACAAGAACAACCTGGTGTTAGACCTGATTATAAAGAAGAAGAATCTCAATCCGATGAAGAACAATCTGATGAAACTCAGTCACAATCTCAATCACAAGAAGACGACGATTTCTTTAGTTTTTTTGGAGGTGATGACGAAGAACAAGAATCTAATGAAGAGGAAGATTTAGAAAATATTATTGAGCCAGAAGTAACTAATAAAGATGTCGCTATGGCTGTTGATAAAACACAAATCTTAAATATGATTACTCAAGGTGCTGGTAAAGCAACCAAAGATATAATCAAGTTTTCTGAATTAATTTCCTCTGAATTAAAAAACATTTTAGGTGATAATTCTGGTGAGATTTTAAAATTATGGGGTCTTATATCAGATGAAGCTGATAAAGGTGACTGGACAACTCCTATACACATTAAATCAAATCTATTTAAAGATAATCCAGGTGGAATTGCAGGGGCTGTTAGAGTTTTGTGGGAAAGTAAAAACATATCATATGAATTAGAATTATTAAAAGAAAATTCTAATTATAGTAAAATTGTTGTTAAAGCATTTGGAGTTGATTTTCCTATGTTGATACATGAGGCTGTAAAAGGTATCTATATGATTTTACAATCACCAGCTATTAAAAAGAATAAGGAATTAGCTGAGGAAATTAAAATGGCTACTTCTTCTTATATGGACGAAGCTTCTGATTTTAGATATGGACCATTAGCTCAAAAGATGTTTAGAGATTTTATTTATCATTGTAAAGACGCTGATAGATATCCAAATATGGTTGAGAGAGTTTTATACTTTTTAGCAATGGATATTGATAATAATGGTAAATTTACGGATGAACAATTTTTGGAAATAACAAAGAGTTTATTTTCTTCTTTTAATAAAGTCGTTGAAGGTGGTAAAATAGAGTTTACTATTAATGAAGAAAGATTTGTTGAATCGATTGCTAGAACTAAAATCGAAGAATTGATTAAAGAAGAAGTTGATTTTGAAGAAGAAATGGAAAGAATGGAAAGAGAAAAAGATCTTAAATCTGCTCTTCCTTCCGAAAACGAGCCAAAACAACCAGAGACAACGGTTGATGATGAAGAGGATGAAATTGAAAAATTAAAAAGAGCTACAGCTCAAAGAGAACAAGATTATAGTAATATGTCACCAAGAGAAATCCAAGAGTTAATTGATGATGCTTTAGATAGTGGTGATTATGAAAAAGTTAAGTTTCTTTCTCAATTCTTAAAAGAAGGTAAAGAAATCTATTTAAGAGAAATAGAGATGTTGAATGAAAGAATTAAAATCAGAGAGAAATCAAAATTGATTAAATCCGAATTTATCTTAAATGAGAATTTAGATAAGGCTAAAAAGTTTATGAAAGATACTTATATCTTAACAACTGCGGCTAATAAAATTGGTTTAGAAAACTTATTTGATCAATCAACTTCTGATAAAATGAAACTAGAGTTAGGAAGAGGTGAGAAGAAAATACTTACACCTAATGACTTTACTTTAGTTGATTCTGAGAAAAGAAAAGAGTTATCAGGTGTGATGAGAACTATTCCGGTAAATGATGATAAATTAAGAGAGTTAATTACAACCCCTGAATTTAAATCAATTCGTGAAATAAAAACAACGGTTGATGGTAAAGAATATCAGTTGGATAGAGATAATATTGGTTGGTTATTTAATTTTGTTTATTTCTATTACGCTGAGAATATATCATTAGAAGATTTAACAAACTTATATCAACAATTAATTGAGAATAAAGATATTCTTAATTTATTAGATAAACCTTTTGATTTAAACTTTATTGATATTAAAATACCAAATAATAATGAGAAATTAATTGACTCATTGAATAAATTACCTGCTCAAAGAGCTTACAAGAGATTAGAGTCTGACTTACCACCACACCTAAAAAGAGATTTAAAAGATTCTCCTAATTATATCAAGGATCAATTCAGAGATTTAGCCTCTTCTTTTAGTGAATTAGATCCAGAATTATATAAAGGTTTCTGGGGTCAGATGATGATGGATGATAGAGAAGGTTCGAAAACATTTGGTAAGGTTGTTTTTAGAAGTCCTATATCAAGATTTAAGACAATTATTGAGTTAATACAAAATGCGAATGGTTATCTTAACTCTTGTGGTAATGGTTCATTTGATGAATTCTATAAAAAATTACAAGCTTGTAATATGAAATGGGGAGCATCTGGAGCAAAAGAAGTTTTCTTTGAAAAAGGAATTTTAATTTTAGAAGTTGCTTCTTATGAGGCTAATAGAATGCTAAATGGTCATACAACACACTGTATTGTTACAAGCCGTGGACAATGGGATGGTTATGTAAATAGCACAAATGGACGATTAACTTATGAAAATAAACAATATTATATTTATAACTTTAATTTACCATCAACAAATAATATGTGGACAATTGGTGTAACAATTCAACCAAATTCAAGAAACTATATTAGAGCAGCTCATAATAAAACAGATGGTAATGTTGCTTCAAGACTAGTTGATATATTAAGAGACTGGGGTAAAGAATACGATATTAATGCTGATGCTGAAAAGAAAGCTAAAGAATTAGGAGCATCTGATTCTGATATTTCTAGTTATGGTCCAGTATTCGCTTTAATGAGACCACTTTCAAGTGAGGAATTAGAAAGAAGAAGAAAATCAAGAGAAGCTGAAATTGAAATTACTAAACCTGGTAAAACAATTAAAGACTTAGAGGAATATGTTAAGAAATGGGGAGCTAGTATCAACCACCTTGATTATTCAACTAAGAAATGTGCTCTTGATTGGGCTGTCCAAGAAGATGATTTAGAGAAAGCTAAGTATATACTTGAAATGGGTGCTGATCCAAATGTTAGACAAATTAATGTTAATGGTCAGATGGTTCCTGATAAGAAAACAGCAGTTATTAATGGTGCTAAATCATTAGATATGATTAAGTTATTGATTTCACACCAATCAATTGTAACACCAGTAGTTTATGAAACTATCAGTGGTGATATAAATGCGGTTGAGTTCCTATTGGATAATAATGTTGATCCTAATTTTGAAAATTCACTACCGGTTAGAAGATCTTGTAGAGGTTCATTTGATGACGCTAATTACAAAAGAACTGGTGACAGAGGTGAGAGTTACTTAACAACATTTGAATTACTTGTTAAGAGAAATGTTAAGCTAACAGATTCAAGAGGAAGAATGATGGTTCTTAAATGGGCTTCTGAATACGCGAGATTGGATATTTTAGAATATTGTGCTAATATGGGAATTGAGTTTGGATGGATTCAAGCTTATACTTGGGCATATAACTCAAGAAAATTAAATAATAATGATCTTAAAGAATTAGCAGACTTCATAATACCTTATATTGAGAAATATGAACCTGAACAATGGAAAGAAACTTCTAAAGATAAAAAATGGCATTTAAGTTTATGAAACATTTAAAAGAATTTAATCAATGGTTTACATCATCATCAACTGGTGGTGATGTAAATCTTGAATATACAAGTAAAGATAAGATTTACTATAATAGTCACAAAGTTACCTTAACTCATAATGGTAGAAGTGTTGAAGTAACCGCAAAATTTGATACCGGTGCTAAGTCATCAAGTATTGATTTTGGTGTTGCTGAGAAATTGGGTATATCAAAAGAGTTATTAGAAAAATGTAAAGAATTAGAAAAAATTGATAGTATACCACTTACTGTTGGTAAACTTGAGAAAAGTAAAATAGAGTTTTTCTATACTAATAAACTTAAAAAAGAATTCCCAGGTGATATATCTTATGTTAAGATAGTTAAATCTTCATCAGGTGTTTCTATTAGAGCTTTTGTTCCAGTACAATTAAGTTATAATGGTAGAGTAATAAAAACTAATGTTAACCTAAGAAATAGAAAAGGTCTTACTTGTGAGATGTTGGTTGGATTAGACGATATGTTATAAAAAAAGTCACTCAATTAGAGTATTTGAAAACATTTCCATTTTAGTAAACTAATATATAGTTTATGGAAAAAGAATGTAGTAAATGTAAAGAAATGAAAGATATAACTGATTTTTATAAGAAGAAAAATGGTTATAGAAGTATTTGTAAAAAATGTCATAATGATCAATCAAAATTATATCATGAGATAAATAAAGATGTTATAAAACAATATAAAAAGGATTGGAGAAATAAAAATATTGATTCAATTTTAGAAAAAGATCAAATACGAAGAAATAATCTCACACAAGAGGATAAATTAAAAATATCCGAGTATAATAAAAAATGGAGAGATGAAAACGAAGATGAACAAAAGTTAAAAAAACAAGAATACTATCAAAACAACAGAGAAGAGTTTTTACTAAAATCCAAAAAATATAGAGAGAATAACAAAGATAAAATAAAAGATTATCAATCTAATTATAAAAATATAAAAAATTACAAAAGAAGAGAAAGATTAAAAACTGATATTTTATTTTCATTGGAAAAAAGTATAAGAAATTACATATATGAATGCTTTAAAAAAAATGGTTATAAAAAATCATCAAGAACCTATAATATATTAGGATGCTCTTTTGAAGAATTAAAATTACATTTAGAGGCAAAATTTGAAGATTGGATGACATGGGAGAATAGAGGATTGTATAATGGTGAATTGAATTATGGTTGGGATATAGATCATATAATACCATTATCCACAGCAGAAACAGAGGAGGATATAATTAAACTAAATCACTATACAAACCTACAACCCCTATGTAGCTACACTAATAGATATATCAAGAGAGACCACTTAGATATTTGAATATGATAAAACTATCACAAATATCCTCGTATGGTTTCGGAATAGTCGATAAACCTATAATATCATCTTTAACTAACTTACAATGTTTAGACCAAAAATCGTTCCAATTACTATTTTCTATTATTGATAAAAAAACATCAGATTTTGTGAATTTTCCACCCGCTATACCTATATTATTTCTCCATTCTTCTTTTATCGTTTTCTTTTTCTTACCAACCTCTGTTATGATTGGTTTGTAAGTTAATTTACAAGATTCCAACTTTAAAGACGATGGTGAAAGAACTAAAATATCTTTTGTTATCCTATCAAACAATTTTTTTCTTAAAAGTGTTGAGAATGTAACAAGGTCTATTAAGTCACCAACTTGAGCACCAAAGTTATAACCTTCGATACCAACTTTAGTTGGTTTTTTGATGTCTATATTTTCTAAAATATCTTCAATGATTTGATCAGTTATTTTATCATAGTCTTTTAATTTTACCAATTCACCTTCTGAATAGTCTTTAAAATCTCTATATTCAACATACTTATAACTAACATATTGTTCAGCTAACTTAAACCATTTAGTCATTCCTTTCTTACCCATCACTTTACTTTCTCTACAATAGTTGTAAATTTTGAATGTATTTCCAGAACTTACCACTAGTGCTGTTGATATAAGTGAGGGGTCTATTGCTACTATATTATACTCCATGTGAATATATATCAAAAAATATGTCTTCTATTTTTTAATATATATTACTATGAAATATTTAATGAATTTTATTATGATGAATGAAAGTATTGAAGGCTATTCTATTGATAAAAGAATGGATAGTGATGATTTTTTAGTTAATTATGAATTTACTGATTTAAATGATAATAGATATTTAGTACAATTCAAGAATGATACTGTTGGTCCAAAGTCTAATCCAGTTTTAGGTAAATGTTATGAATTAACATATTATGTTTGGGATGAGGAAATCAACAATTGGAATGTTAATAAGTTAGTAAACACAAATCTTTATAAAGTTTTAGTTACGGTATTTGGAACAATACTAAATGACTTTATTAAAAGAAAACCTTGGGTCACAAGAATTAGATTTGAGGGACTAGCAAAAGAACAAGAAAGAGAATATGTTACACAAAGAACGAAAGCTTATTTAAGACATTTAAGAAACAATCCAGTTCCAAACTTTAGTGTTGAGAATTTTGGAAATAATAGAATAACACTAATAAAAAATAAAATTTAAACATGAACCGTCCAGAAGTAAGAATAGTTCAAAATCAAGAGATTGAAACTAATCAAAATCCTAACATTGATAATTGGGAAGCTGAACAATTATTAAGAAAGTATGGATATAAACCGGAAAATTCCAATACTTTTCAACAACCTGAACAAATTGAACAACCTGGGATGACATTTGAGGAAATGATTGCTCAAGAAGAAAATAGAAGAAATCAAGAACGAATGAGAATGGAACAACAAATGAGAGGTCCTAAACCAGTTTCATTTGATGGTAGAAATGGTTATTATTCACAAACTTCATATGGTACTGATAGTGATTCTGGATTTTCATTCAAGATTGAAGTTACTAGTGATATGAATATTCCTAAAAATTACTAATTTAATATCTGACTTAATTTTAATTCTCTTAATAACTGAATTAGTATAGGAGATGTTCTGAATGGAAAATAGTGATTTGGGACTTCTTCATTTAAAAACTTTTTAAAGTTTAAAATTATTGTAGTTTCTTTATAATCTGATTTTGATAAATCAAAGTGGTAAATTCCCTTTTTAAAAGACTCTTGTAGATGTGATAACGAACACAAGTCATAAAATCCGTTAATAAATCCAAACCATTTTTTCATAAGATATTCTAAATCATTATTGAATTCATATTCAGATAACTCATTTTCATTTAGTATTTTTAATACCAAATAGTTTTTATCACTTAATGTTATTTTATTATCCATTCTCTACTATTATATAATTCATTTGGTATGGCAACAAAATCTAAACACAGACCAGATACGGTTTGAAAAGATATGCCTTCATTAAATCTTTTAGTAAAATAACCATAATCATTTAATAAATTAACTACACTATTTTCATCCTCACCGTAATTTTGTAATTGATCTTCTTCGATTTCTATATAAATTATAGGACGATTTTTCATTATAGTTTCTTTAGCACCCAATAAAACTCTTTTTTCATAACCTTGTACATCTATCTTAATTATAGATATATTTTCTATATTATAAGAATCTAATTTATGTAGTTGAACTAATTCATAATTTTCTTCAACACCAACATGAATATTTCCGAAATTAACAGGACCTTTATCAAAGTAATTGGGTTTTTCTATACTTATAAAACCCTCATTATCACCTAATGCTACATTAAAACAATGTACATTATCTAATCCATTGAAAAAAACATTTCCGCATAATTGATAGTAAATAATTCTTTGTGGTTCAAATGAAAAGACTTTTCCATTATCACCAACTAAATTTGCAAATTCCACAGTTATTTGTCCATTATTTGCACCAATATCAACTACATTTGATCCAGATATATCTAAGTTGTTATCAACCAAAAATTGATATATCCAAGGTTCGTATAAGGTATTATTAAGAAGAGTTGATGTTACTGCATTATCATTCGGAAATAATAAATACCTTTTTTCTAAATTATCTCTTTTATTTGATATTGCTTCTATTCTAAATGTTGATTTCATTTGAATTTTATTCAAATAAGTAGGTTTGTTTTAAAAAAGGATAATTTAAAAATAATATATATAGTAAATAAAATAAATTGTCTAAATGAGTCAAATAATTTTCAATACCACGGTAGATATGCAAAACATTTTAGGAACTCCTTCGAGTGGTTTTGCTGTCGCATATGATCTAGATAACGTAATAAAACAAAAAGACTCTAGTGGTGTCATAACACCAATTGGTGGAGGAGGTGGTTCACAATCACTAAAACAGACTTTGTCTATTGGTAATGACTCAGGTACATATTCAATTAATTTAGGTACGACAAGTTATATTAAAACATCAGTCGGAAATGGTAGACTTTATTTAAGTTATGGTAATACTTATAGTACATACATAATGAATGGTGATTTATCAACATCTACATCTTCTGTTAATTTAACACCAGATTTTATATCTATAAATAAAAGCACTACAAATCAATTTACCAAATTAGATCTATTTTCGAGTACATCATCTATAAATGTTGGAAGTTTAACCTACTCAACTACAATAAGAAATAATAAAAATACCATTTCTTTATTGGTTAATCAATTAGGATTAGGTCCTGGTTTCGTTGAACCTATCAAAATAGGTAATATTTCGGATGGTAGTGATGGTTTGGTTAAATCATATCTACACTTGAATACAAATGGATCTACTACAAGTAATGGAGTTTATAATACGGTTATTATTGGTGGAGAGAACATATTAGCAACACAGTCTAATTTTGTTTATTTAGGTAATAATGTTAATATAAACAATGCTTATACCTTACCTAATACAGATGGTACCATTGATCAAGTTATGAGAACTGATGGAGTTGGAAATTTATACTGGTCTGACTCATCAGGATCAACGCCTGGTTTGTATCAAGTTTTAGCTGCTAGTGCTTACTCTGGTACTTACTCAATTTTTATGGGTACATCACAGTCTATAAAAAGTGAAAATGGAGATTCAGCAATATATTTAGATTATGATGGTATTTCTAATAATTTATATTTAACAAATAATATATCGGTAACACAATCATATATACAGTTATCTGAAGATGTTTTATATATTGGAGCTACAAATGGTTTAGTTACTATAACTAATGGATTAGGACTTCAATATACCGATGATTATACAGGAACATTTGTTACACACTCCTTGGTTACTAAAGGATATGTTGATAGTTTGAGTAACGGTTCTTACGAAAACTTTAAAACCGCTTATGTTGACTCACAATATGGTGTTAACTCAACTGCTAAATTAAATAGAATTGATTTACCTTATTTAACATTCGCATCAGCATCCCAAGCTATAACAGATACTTATCCATCAGGTGGTTTAATTTATATTAAGAAGGGACTTTACACAGAGGCTTGTGAACTATTGGATAATACTGATTATTATTGTGAACCAGGAGTTGTATTCTCTCAAAATGGTTTTAACGATGGTGGTGGTGATGTGAATTGTAATATCTATGGATATTCACAATTCAACGGCACTGATGCTACTTTAGTTGCTTTGGATGTTCAGAATAACTCAAATATTAATTTTGAATTTGACTCAATTAACAATTTACAAGTTGGTTTTAAAATTAATTCATCAACTGGAAATATTAATGTAAAAGGTAGATATATTAAGTCACAAACTGACTATGGTAGTGTTATTTCAGTTGAAGGTGGTGGTAAATTTCATTTTGATATTAGAGATGGTATAATAGGAGCTTATGATGTTGTTTATATAAAATCTGGATTTACTGGTACTTTCTCAGTTACATCACCAAATATAGTATGTGATTCTTCTTTAAACGCATCTGGTGCGGTTGCTGACTATGGACATGCACTTAATGTACATGAGTCAACATCTGGATATGTTATTGTAAATTCTAATTTATTAAATTCATCAACTTATATAGGTGGTAATAATTCAGCTGCTAAAATAGGGTCGGGTTATGTTACAATAAATGGTAATTTAAATGGTAATGATGAAATTGGGCTTTATTTAACCAATGGTCAAACCGGTGATGTTACCGTTAATGGTGATATTAATAGTAATAGAGAGGCTATTAAACATTTAGGAGACTTAATAAAACTAAAAGTAAATAATTCATTGATTAAATCAATGGGATTAGGTACGAGTACTTACTCTATTCATATAAATAGTGGTAGTCAATCAAGTACTTATTTATATAACACTACAATTTATAATGGATTAACTAATTCAAGTCTTATTTATATACAAGGAACAAATTCACAATTTGGATCTTACAATTCACTTGCTTATAGTGTTGGTACATCATCCGGATATTTTATTTACGGAACACCTTCATTTAATGTTGGTATACATAATACTAGAAGTAATAAGGACAATTTTGAAGCTGTGAATGATATATTCTCACCTAGTGGGTTTATTTATGATACAAATTTATATTTACCTATATTTTAAAAAGATTTTAATATGAGATGCAAGAATCAAGATACGGAAGAACAAATATAACAGATGAATATTTAAGGTATCCATTTAATGGACCATTAAACTACAACTATAATTATAGTGGGACTTTTTCTAAATATTCAATAATTGATAAATATTATGTAGATTCACTAGTTAAAAATACTAAAAGATTGATAAGTGGTGGGGCTGAGTGGTCATCTGGTATGACTTTTAGTTTAACTGATATATGGTATTCTTTTTCTGGTGAAATACTATCATACTCTGCTAGTTATCCCGGATTAACAATTAGTAATGGTGATTCATCATATCCTAGAATTGACTCAATAGTAATTACAGAGGATAGAACAATTAGAGTTAAAAGAGGTGTTCCCTCAGCAACTCCAGTTAAAACCCCTCTAAATGAAGATGAGATTTTAATACAATACGCTTATATACCAGCATCTGCTACAACTATTGGAAGTAAAGTTCCTGTTTATTTAACAGATGCTCAATGGCAATCAAGCTCTTATTTAGTTTCTGGTACTTATTCTGGTACAGTAAGTTTTACGAGTACTGATAATCCTTTCGATGGTGGTGGTGACTTTTGTGTCGATGTTACATCTGATTATAGAACAGGTGTTAGGTTTACAAAAGCAATTGGAACTATACCACTTTCAACATACGGTTCTTTGAGTTTAAGAGTTAGATTTTCTGAAAGAGTACCTGGTAATAGATCATTAGTTGCTCAAATACAAGGTACATCTTCTCAATTTACTGGAACTGCATCTAGTAGTGTTATTAACTTAATGTCATACGGTGTTGATAGAGATGTTATTAATCAATGGCAACATATTGTTGTTCCTATGTCTAAGTTTGGTTCGGTAATTACCAATGCTAAAAATATATCATTTAGATTAATTGGTGGTTCACCAAATTCAAATCATAATTGGAAATTAGACAATATTTACTTTCAAAGTGGAGCGCCTTATGATGAATATATGGGAGAACCTGATCCTTCTTCAACTGGTGGTTCATTTTCTTATATAGTTCAACAAAGTAATGAATGGTTAAAATCTGTTTTTGGTAGAACAAATAGTGTGCCGAGTGGTCCAACTGCTGGTGATAGATATTTAATTATACCAACTGCTAATGATATATTTACCGGAATGGAAGATCAAATTGCCGAATTTGATGGATTAGCAGCAACTTGGTCTTTTACTATACCAACTAATGGAACATCAATAAGAGTTGATAATGAAGACAACTCTATTTATAGATATGAAGGTGATTATAATACTGGTTCTTGGATTAAAGAATTATTAGCTCAAATAAGATATTTAGATGCTACTACATCAAATGCTGGTTTAAGCTATTCAGCAACATCTACACCTTTATTTGACGCATATAACAAAGAAATGATTTATCTTATTTCTTTTGGTGCAACTAATTCAATTGGAACGGCTTCTTTATCAGTTAACAATTTAGAACACGTTACACTTAAAAAAATTGCTGCTACTTCTGGTGTTGTAAATCTTGAGCCTAACGATTTAAAAGTTGGTGGTGTTTATAGTGTTAGTTATGATGGTACTTATTTCCAAGTTAATTTAGGTGGTGGTGGTGTAGGTAGTTTTATCGAAAATCCAGGTGATTATAGAATTTTAACAGCTACTGGTACATCTAATAATCAAGCAATAGCAAACTCAAACTTAACTTTTGATGGTACTACATTGGGTATAACTGGGTCTAATATATCTGGTAATTTAATATATGCTTCAGCATCATCAACTGACACACTAATTAATATAACTCAAAATGGATCAGGTGATTCATTAATAGTTAATTCAAATAACTCAACATTTGTAATTGATTCAAATGGAAATGTTGGTGTTGGTACTCAATCAACAAATAACAAATTAGAAATATTTGGAACCGTTTCGACTTTTGGATTTCAATTAAAAAACGGTGGTACTGAAGGATACTTCTTAGTATCAGATTCTAATGGAATTGGTACATGGACGGCATCTTTCCCAGGAGCTACGGGAGCTACCGGGTCATCCGGAACATCTGGAACATCAGGTACAAGTGGTGAACAAGGTACATCAGGTACAAGTGGTGGTGGATCTGCTGGTACATCAGGTACTTCAGCCTTAGGATCATCTGGAACATCAGGTACAACTGGTGCTCCCGGAGAGACTTTAAGTCCTCAAGGTGTCGAGGCTTCATATTCGTCATTAACTCAAAGTGTTGGTACTGTAAATACAATACCAACACCTGGATTTCTAGATACTTACATTGTACAAGATACTGCTAGTTTATGGATTTATGATCCAACTTCAACAGCGGCTAACTCAGAAGGTTGGGTTGATATGGGTTCAATTCAAGGTCCAGCTGGTTTAGATGGATCTGCTGGAACTTCAGGTACAAGTGGTAGTCAGGGTACATCTGGAACATCAGGTTCTAATGGAACATCTGGAACATCCGGAACTCAAGGTACATCCGGTACAAGTGGTGAGAATGGAACAAGTGGAACTTCTGGTTTACATGGATCTACTGGTACATCTGGAACTCAAGGAACATCTGGAACTCAAGGAACATCTGGAACTCAAGGAACAAGTGGGACTCAAGGAACATCCGGAACATCTGGTTTAAACGGATCTGCTGGAACACAAGGAACATCTGGAACAAAAGGAACAAGTGGAACAAGAGGTTCATCAGGAACAAGTGGATCATCTGGGTCACAAGGTAATTCAGCTGGTATTCAATATAACTATGCTACTAGCACCACAAACTCAAATCCAGGCGTAACCAATTTGAGACTTTTGAGTAACTCACTACCAACAGTTGGAACTATATTAATAAGTATTATTGATTTAAATTCAATAGATGAGTCTGCTTGGTTATCTTCTATGACAACTGGTTATTTAACTATTAGAGGTAACTCAAATGATTCTACAAATTCAGCGGTTTTTTATATATCAAATGTTTCTTTACAGACTAGTTCACCATTTAACTACTACTCATTGACAGTTGATACTACATATACATCTGGTAATTGGAATTTCGCCTCAACTGATATTGTTGTTTTAAACTTTTCTAAAACTGGTGATGGTACATCAGGAACAAGTGGTTCTGCTGGAACAAGTGGCTTAAGTGGCTCAGCTGGGACAAATGGTACTTCTGGATCATCTGGAAATCAAGGAACATCTGGTACAAGTGGTGGTGGATCTGCTGGTACACGTGGAACATCCGGTACAAGTGGTGGTGGATCTGCTGGTACACGTGGAACATCCGGTACAAGTGGTGGTGGATCTGCTGGTACAAGTGGTTTATTATTATTGACTGGATCTACCGATAATGGTATTATTACATTAAATGGTACTCAACCAAATGCTACAGTAGAACAGTATTTAAAATATGACGGAACTACATTCACGGTTGGTAATGCAAGTGGTAATTTTTTCCAAGCTGGTAATGATACAATTATAATAGGTCTAACACCATCTTTATATGCTACTAAAGGAACTGTTATAGGAGTTGGTACTACAAATATCTTTTCTGTCGCAACAGCATCATATACTAGTATGTTTTATGAATATTATATTAAAAATGGAACTAATTTAAGAGCGGGTAATATAGTAGCGGTTTGGACAGGAAGTAGTATTCAATTCACCGAAACATCAACTATGGATATAGGTAATACCACAACTGGTGTAAATGCTTTTACATTCTCAGCTGTATTATCAACACCAAATGCAGTTTTACAAGGAATTTCATCATTGACAAATTGGGAAATTAGAACAATAATTAGAGCAATTTAAACATTTTGGAATAAAAGAAGTTTATGAATTTAATATATACTTTAACTTATTTTGGAAAGTGAAAAAATTGAGTTATTGTAAATGGGTAATGAATTCTTTGCTAGAAAAGGTCTAGCGCTTGGTACAGCTTCCGAAACAGCAACAGATAACCGAATATTAATATATGGTGCTGATGGTGTTCTAAAATATAGAACTGATATATCAGGTACGGGTACATCCGGTACATCCGGTACTCGTGGTACATCCGGTACATCCGGTATTCAAGGTACATCCGGTACTCGTGGTACATCCGGTACATCCGGTATTCAAGGTACATCCGGTACTCGTGGTACATCCGGTACATCCGGATCACAAGGGCCTTCTTCCGGTCTTCTTTATAACTTTATTTCATCTGGTACAATGGCTGATCCAGGTGTTAGTAATTTTAAACTAATAAGAACATCATCATTCTCAAATGTTACTAATATTTATATAAATGAGATTGATAATTTATCTGTTATACAAACATCTTATTTATTTGGTATAGGTGTAGGCGATTATATAATTATAAGAGGTAATGATAACTCAACAACAAACTTTGGGATATTATATGTAACATCAAAAACTGATGTTGGATCTTATTGGGATTTTGGTGTTAGTGTTATATCCGGTAATTGGAATTTAAACTCATCATACTTATGTTCTATATCTATACAATTTTCCGGTACATCTGGTAGCCAAGGAACATCCGGAACATCTGGAGTTAAAGGTACTTCTGGTACTTCAGGAACCTCCTTATTAGTAGCCGGTGTTCAAAATCAAATACAGATTAATAATGGTTTAGGTGGATTGGGTCAATTTGGATTGATGGATTCGACTAGGGGTTCAATTCTTATAAACAATAGTAGTCCAATAAACACAACCGGATTGGATAATACATTTATAGGACATCAATCTGGTTGTGGTAACACAACCGGATTTAGTAATATATTCATCGGATCTCTATCTGGTTCTAATAATATAACCGGTTTTGAAAATATATTTATTGGTACTAAGTCAGGTTGTAGTAATACCTTTGGTGATAATAACTTATTCATTGGTAGTAATTCTGGTTGTAGTAACACAACTGGTAGTTATAACACATTTATAGGTAATTACTCAGCTAATTGCAACACAGTACAAATAGCTAACACTTATATTGGTGCTTTTACTGGTGCTGAATTACAAGGTCAATTCAATACTTTAGTTGGATATATTTCTGGTGGAGGTGGGGGGTTAATAAACGCCACTAGTTCTTACAACACATCACTAGGTGCAGCGTCTGGTGGATCTATATCATATGGTATTGGTCAAAATACATATATTGGATCTTTTGCTGGATACTCAGATTCATATGGATTTTCAAGTGTCATGATTGGATTTTGTTCAGGTGCTTGTACTGGTGTATCATCAACAAATTTATTTATAGGTGCTTATAGTGGGGGTGGTAATAAGTATTCATGTCTAAATACATTTGTAGGATATCAAACCGGTGGATCTTTTAACCCAAATCCTAATTCACAGAATGCAACAAATTCACAAAAATGCAACGTGATATTTGGTCATCAATCTGGTTTTTTAAGTTTTTATTCCTGTGATAATACATATTTGGGATTTAGATCTGGTTATTCGGGAACACAATCATCATTTAATACATTTATAGGTTTTTGTTCAGGATATTCCAATATTATAAACAGTAATACATTTATTGGATATCTATCGGGTAATAAAAATACAATTGGATCTTCTAATTCATTTATCGGTTATAAATCTGGGAGTGAAAACACAACAGGATCTTTCAACACTTTCATTGGATATCAATCAGGTATGTGTAATTTAACCGGGATTGCTAATGTATTTATAGGACACTGTACTGGTGGTAGTAACACAGCAGGTGAAAGAAATACATTTATTGGCGTTAACGCTGGAGTTTCTAATACGGTCGGAATTTGTAATACTTATATTGGTCAAGGTGCTGGTTATAGTAATACAACAACTAGCGAAAATATCTATATTGGTACATTATCCGGTTTTTCTAGTAATGGTGCGTCAAATACGATATCAATGGGTGTTAGAGCTGGGTATTTTACATCTGGTTCTGATAATATATTTATAGGTAATTGCTCTGGTTATGATAATAATATTGGTTTTAGTAATGTATATATTGGAAAATTATCCGGTTTCAGTGGAACCCAATCGTCTCAAAATACATTTATTGGTGTTTGCTCTGGTTATAATAACAAAACTAGTACCAATACATTCGTTGGATTTTGCTCCGGATCTTCCAACACATCAGGTTCAAATAATACATTCATTGGTAATCTTAGTGGTTCTACTAACGTAACTGGTTCAAATAATACATTTGTTGGTAATCAAGCGGGTTTCAGTAATACAACTGGACATGAAAATACATTTGTTGGTAAATCGAGTGGTTACTATAATGTTTCTGGTGAATGTAATACTTTTATTGGAGCAGATGCTGGTTATTGTAATACTACTGGTCGAAGAAATACATTTATAGGTACTTGTGCAGGATGTTGTGCTAATGGACTTGATAATACGTTTATTGGATATCATTCTGGTAAGTCAGCGATAAATAATGGTGGTTGTGGTACTGATAACACATTTGTAGGATCTTGTACAGGTCCAGTTAATACAACTGGTGAATTAAATACATTCATTGGTTCTGGTACTGGTTATTCAAATACATCAGGTAGATTAAATACATTCTTAGGTACTAATGCTGGTTTTGAAAATACCACTGGTTTTGAAAATACTATTGTTGGTGTACAAGCAGGACAGTATAACACAATTGGAAATTATAACTCATTCTTTGGTGTTTATGCTGGATGGCAAAATACAACTGGTATATCAAACACATATATAGGTTGGGCATCGGGTGCATCAAATGTTTCGGGTCAAGGTAATACATTTATTGGTGAATCATCTGGTTATGGTAATACAAGTGGTATTTATAATACATTTATCGGATATTGCTCTGGTTTTGTTAGTGAAACTGGTGATTATAATACATTTGTAGGTGTTAATACTGGTTGTGTTAATACAGACGGATGTAATAATACATTTGTAGGATATGCTGCTGGTAGAGCAAATACAACAACCGGTAACACATTTGTTGGTGCTTTTTCTGGTTTATCCAACACAACTGGTGTAGGTAATACATTTATTGGTAATAGTTCTGGTTATAATAATACAAGTGGTCGTGGAAACGTATTTATTGGAAACAATGCCGGATATTGTAATTGTAATGATGCTAATTTTAATACATTTGTTGGTGGTGAAGCTGGTAAAAATAATTTATTCTCTTGTGCTCACACATTTGTTGGATATGCAGCTGGTTATTGTAATACAACTGGAGCAAACAACACATTCTTGGGTAGAGCGGCTGGTTACTATAATACAACCGGTGGTAACAACATATTTATTGGTGAATGTACTGGTCTAAATCAAACAACGGGTAGGTTTAATACATTTATTGGTACGTGTGCTGGTATCAGTGGTAATTACTCATGTGCTATTGCAATTGGTATGAGAGCTCAACCAAGTGTAGATGGTCAATTAGCTTTAGGTTCATCACTTTATCCATTAGCCACAGCTGTTTCGGCTGGTGCGATTGCTGGTTACATATGTACAAATATAAATGGTACTAACTATAAGATACCTTATTATGCAGTTTAATAAATAAAAAAAAATAAAAATAAATTATGTCAATTATTAATGTACAAAACAAAGAAGTAGTAACTACTCAAACAATTTCACAAGTTGAAATTTTAGAAGGAAATATTCAATTAGGTCAATCAGTTAGATTTCCTGTTAAATTATTGGATGCGAGTTCAAAATTAATTAGTATTGAGTTTGTTGAAGTTTCTGGTGATGATTACGCATCTTGGGGAACTGATGATACTTATATCAATAACTTAGTTTTAACTACTTTGGGATTAACAGCTTCAGTTTAATAAACATTTTAAACTACTCAACATATAAGTAATATGTTTGAGAAACCATTAGGTGGTACAGAATTGATGTATAATGAGTTGATATCAAGAGTACCCAAAGAATTATTAGATAAAATAAGCATATTTAATTATGTTCCAAATGCTGATCCCAGTAAACATATGGTTTACTGGAATCAGCTTTCTTATGACCAAGAAGCTGTTCAATTTCTTCAACATGAACAAAATATTAATTTAATTAATAATTTTATTTTTGTGAGTAATTGGCAAGCAGAACAATTTAGAAAAATTTTCAAAGTTCCTGGTCAAAAAACTCATGTCTTAAAAAATGCACACTTAGGTGTTTTTCCAAAAAAAATAACAAAAAAAGAAAAATTAAAAATTTGTTATACATCAACACCTTGGAGAGGATTAGATGTTTTGCTTTTAGCGTGGGAGATCTTAAATCCACAAGATTGTGAATTACACGTTTTTTCTTCTTGTAAAATTTATGGTACTGATTTTTCTAAAAATGATAATCAGTATGAATTTCTTTATGATTGGTGTAAAAGATTGCCAAATGTAGTTTATAGAGGGTCTATACCGAATGATGAATTAAGAAAAGAATTACCGGAATTTGACATTCTAGCTTATCCGTCAACATTTGAAGAAACTTCTTGTGTTGCTGTTATTGAAGCTTTAGCAACTGGTTTAAGAGTTGTTACATCATCAATTGGTGCTCTTCCAGAAACTTGTGAAGGTTGGGCTAGAATGTACTCTTATATTGAAGATAGAGAACAACACGGTCAATTTTTTGCTAAAGTTTTAGCAGAAGAGATTGAAAAAATGAAATCTGGTGATTTAGTAGAACACCTAAAAACTCAACAAGAAGTTTATTCTAAAAACTGGAGTTGGGAAACAAGAATTAAAGATTGGAATAACTTTTTCAAATCAATTGGTTGGAAAGAACAAAATGATAATTCACTGAAACAAATTTCTAATTATTTTACACCACAATCTATACTTGATATTGGTGCTAACGTTGGGCAATTTTATTTAAATTGTAAAAGTATTTATCCTGAAGCTAAATATCATTTAGTAGAAGGTAATCCAATGTGTGAAAGTAAAATAAAAGAGTTTGGTGAAGATTATTCAATTGTACTTTTAAGTGATGATGTTAAAGAAGTTGACTTTTGGATGAGAACTGATGATCCATACGCAACTGGTAATTCAATCTATAAAGAAAATACTCAGTATTATAATAATTCTTTATCAGTTAAAAAACAAACAAAAACATTGGACTCATTATTTGAAAATAAATCATTTGATTTAATTAAAATTGATACACAAGGTTCTGAATTAGATATTTTAAAAGGTGGTAAAGATTTGGTTAATTTAGCTAAGGGAATCATTATGGAAGTTTCATATTCTCAATATAATGATGGTTCTCCATTGTCAGAAGAAGTTATCGAATACATGAATAATATAGGATTTACTAAAGTTTCTATTATTGAATCTATAAATCATCCAGAAACAGGAGCTCATATACAAGATAATGTTCTTTTCATAAAAAATAATTTGTTATAATGGATAAATACGTTGTACTTCATATTGAAGGTGGTATTGGAAAAAATGTAATTGCTACAGCTGTTATTAGAGCAATTCAAAAAAAGTATAAAAATAGAAAGATAATCGTTTTAACTGCTTATCCAGATATTTTTGAATTAAACCCAAGAGTTCATAGAGCATATCAATTTGGTCAAACTCAATATTTTTACCAAGAGTATATTGAAAATAAAGACACTATTGTTATGTCACATGATCCTTATAGAGAAAGTGATTATATTTACCGAAAAAAACATCTTTCTCAAATCTGGTGTGATATGTATGGTATTGAATGGGATGGAGAACAACCAGAACTTTACTTTACACAATTAGAAGCTGAGTTTGTTCAAACACTTATCAATAAAGATAAACCAATATTCTTAATCAATGCTTTTGGTGGAGCTGTTAATCAACAACATAAGTACTCTTGGGCGAGAGATATTCCACCAGTTTTAGCACAAGATATTGTTGATGAGGCATCTAAATATTATAGAGTTATTCAAGTAAGAAGAGAAGATCAAATTGCTCTTAAAAATTGTGAATATTTATCATTAAGTATTAGACAATTAGCTTTAGCACTTCTTCAATCTGATAAGAGATTATTAATTGATTCTTATTTACAACATGCGGCAGCTTCTTTAAATCTACCATCTGTTGTACTTTGGAGTTGTAATTCACCAAAAGTATTTGGGTATAAAATACACACAAATATCTCTTCTAAATTTCAAGCTGCTAGTTTAAAAAATTCTTTATATGAAGCTTATGATATATCAGGTGATCCTATTCAATTAGCTACACCACCTGGTGTGATGTTTGATAAACAACAAATATTAAAAGCACTTAACTTTGACACTACACTATTAGAAGTTGAACATAAAAAAGAATTAGAAAACGTATGAAAAAAGAAGTAATATTAATAGCCTTATTAACATTTAGAGATTCGGTTAATGTTAGTTTCTTATGGTGGTTAGATAACATAAGAAAGTTAAATAATGATCCAAACCATCCAAGAACATATGAAGTTATGTATGTCCCTGGTTTAAGACCAGTTGCTTACGCTAGAAACGTGGCAATTACAAACTTCTTAAATAATAAGACTGCTGATAAATTGTGGTTTATTGATGATGATTTAGTACCAACCGAAACAGCTCTAAATATTTTTAATTCAGATGCTGATATTGTTTCAGGACTTTACTATCTTCTTTTAATGGAAGGCTCAAGACCTACACTTAGTTCAGCCATTTATCAAAAAGATGGTGATGAAAATAACCCAAAAGGATTTCAAGCAATTAATCCAAAAAACTATAAAGGCCAAAGTCAAATTATTCCAATTGATGCGGCTGGTACTGGTTCACTACTAATTAGTAGAAAAGTTGCTGAAGATCAAAGAATGATGTTGAGTAAGAAGTATGTTTCAGCTGATGGTAAACCAACCGAATTGGGTGATGATGAGGCACTTCCAATTTTTAGAACTCTTTCTAAAGCAAATGGTTCAGAAGAAAGATCAGAAGATATTGATTTTGTTTGGAGAGCTAAAGAATTAGGTTATAAAGTAGAAGCTGTATTAGATGCGAGATTTCTACATAAAAAAGAAATGTTAGTTGACTGGTCAGTATGGCAAGTTAACGGTGAAATTAGTTAATATGGAAAAAAGTAAAGGTGGTATTGGTGTAACGTCAATTTTATTTTTAATATTCTTAACTTTGAAATTGACTAATAATATTGATTGGTCTTGGTGGTGGGTTACTTCACCAATTTGGATACCAGTTTGTATTGTACTTATTGTATTTTTATTTGCTTTTCTTTTCTTTTTTGGATGGGCAGTTATACTTCTTTCAAGAGGAGTTGATGCTGATACAATCAGAGAAAAGTTTAAAAATATAGCAGATATTAAAAACGAAAAACCTCAACAATAGTTGAGGTTTTTTTATTAGATAACTTCTTTAATTACTTCACTGACAAGTTTTCTATCTACTGGTAGAGTAGAGAACTCTTTCATAATTTGTCCGATATTAGTGATACCCGCTAATTTCAACTCAGTTACCTTAGCAACAATATCTTCTTTAGATAACTGTTTTGGTAAATAAGCTTCGATAATAGCTAATTCCATTTTAGCAATTTCACCACCTTTTTCGATAGTTTCTTTTAGTGATTTAACTGTTTTGTTAAGAATTTTTGTCACTTCTTCATCAGATAAAGAATCGACACCGGTATTCTTTTCAAGAGTTTGAATTTCACCTTTGATTACAGAAAGTAAGTTTTTTGATACTACGTCTTTTGCTTTAAACGCAGTCATGTAATCAGTACTGATTTTTTGTTTTAGTGTCATAATACTTATTTTTTAATTTAGACAAAATTAAGGATAAAAAATAAAACCACCAATTTTTTGGTGGTTTTTTATCATTTATTATATAATAAATAGTCTTTGTTATCATATATATTATCTCAAGGTAGAATTTGAATTTCACTAACTTTATTAAAGACTAAAATTTATTTATTAGCTACTTACTACAATAAAAATTATATAAAAAATGAGAGTATAAGTTTAATATATACTTTTATGAAATACCTTAAATATAGACAAAGTTTTTTAAATGAGAAATTTGAATCTCAATTTTTAACAAAGACAACTGGGTGGTTATCTAAAATGAAATTAAATAGCAAACCTTTTATTGAAGATTTAAAGAAAATATGTGAAAATAATTCAATTCCTTTAAGTTCTATAACTGATAACTTTTTTGATGTTAATATATTAGCCAATAAAGCTATTAAGATGAGAGCACCAGAAGATTCGGTTAATCATACTTGGGCTATTAAATTTTGGTTTTCCGCAACTGATGGTTATAAAGGATTTAGTGTTACTCCGAATAGAAGTGGAGAAAGAGTTAAAAGTAAAAGTGAGAGTAGAAAATTTGAACCATTTGAACCAGAAGAAATTTCTCTATTAAAGGAGAAAGCGGTTGACTCCGCTTCCCAGTTAATAGGTGTCGATTTAACAAAAGGAGAATTAAGTATAGTTGATAATGATTATGTTAAAAATCTACATTTAAAAACAGGTGATATTATAGCCTTTTATAGTTGTAGTGGTGATATAAATTATAGTAGAGACTATTCTTATCACTTAAATTGGGCTAAAATTTTCTCATCTCATGATGAATATGGTCGTTTTAGATCATATGTTGCTTATGGTAAAAATCTTAGTGGTGGATCTGCTGATTATTATTATGATGAAAACGGTGTAGAATATGCTAGTGTAATTGATCATTTATATAGTAATGTAAGTGATAGAGAACGTAATTATATAGGATCTTGGATTTTATCTGAGAGTGGTGTTGGTTTACAAAGTGATAATTACAAAGTACATCTTTATAAACATACAAGTGAAGATTTACATGTTGTTGGTGATTCTCCCAAAAAAGCTGAGAATGAAGATCCTAATACTTGGAACTTGAGTGTTCGTAAAGATATTAATAGTCTTAGAACTTTTGAAATACAAAAGTATGATAGAAGTGATGAAAAAAACAAATCTATTTATAAAGAAGATTTAGAAGATTCAGATTTTGCTATAATATTTTACATAGATGAGTTTCTCCCACAGATGGAAGGAGACTTAACAAGTATTAGAAAAGAAAGAATTGAGAGTAAATCCGGAGCTACTGCTTTAATGAGTAATGAAGAAATTAAAAAGATTAATGTTGATAAAAGACTTGATTATTTAGTTGACAAAATGAAAATAGATCAAAATCTTAAAATCGATGAAATGTCTAATCTAAAATCAATCTTGTTGAAAATATTGAAAGATGATTATGTTATTATTACACTATTTAGAGGTTTTAATGCGAGTATTATAAGTGGATTTTATTACTTTTTTGATGGTCTTGAAAGTATTGAAAAACTGCAAAATGAAGAACAACTGAAAAATTATGTTGAGAGTTCACTTCAATCAATTAAAGAACAATATAGAAAATTATTAGAGGATTATCAATCAACCACTCCTAAGTTTAAGAATTCATATGAGTTAATAATGAAATCTGATAACGAAAAGTTAAAAGAAGTATTTGAAAATATATTGAGAATTGGTAAAAAATTTACAACTAAAATTAGATCCAGAGAAATAGTAAATCTTTATGATATTTCAATTATTATTAGTAATCTTCAAAATATTCACAATATACATGATACTAATAGATTATCATACAGAACCATAAGAATTATGGAGGAATTTAGATACAGCGATGAAGTTGAGAATATGATGCGTAATTTTGATGATGATGATTATAATAAATCAATGAAAGGTATTAAATTCATGGAAAGAATGATTGATCTTATATAGATTTAATATCTTCTATTTTATAATCTAATTCAATTAAAAGTAACTGACATTCAACTTTTAATTGAATTAGTTTATCTACATCAACCTCTTCTAATATAGACCTACTTATTGATTCCATTTCATCTAAAATAGTTTGTCTAATCTTATAAAGATCTTCTAATACATCTTCCTTTATCTCTAATAAGATAGATTTATAAAAAGGATTTTTTGTTAAATCTTCTCTGTAAAAATCAACACTAAATCCTTTAACTATCTTTTCAATATTTGAAATGATATCTTCCTCAGTATTAGACTGATTTAATTCTTTAAGTATTTTTTGATATTCATCAAAGTTTTTACCCATTATCTAAAATTCATTTCTCTTTTAGCATCTCTATCAATATCCCTTTGTTTGATATCTTGCTTTTTATTCCAAAGTTTCTTACCTTTACAAACACCAATTTTCAATTTCAATCTGTTATTTTGAATGAAAATACCTAATGGTATAATAGTAGTTCCTTTATCTTGTATAAGTCTATCTATTTTAGCGATCTCTTTCTTATGTAATAATAATTTCTTTTCACGATTTTCATCATGAACTTCAATTTTATGAGACCATTTGTAACGAGAAACTTTTAAGTTTTTAATCCATAACTCACCAGACTTAAAGTAAGCATACGAATCAACTAAGGTAACATCACCTCTTCTGATAGATTTAACTTCACTACCTGTTAAAATAATACCGCAATCAAATTCTTCAATTACATCAAACGAATATCGAGCCTTTCTATTACTTACTATCATATATTTTTTATACAAAAATAAACAAAAGTTTTATAAGGGGCTACATTATTTAATATATAAATAATGAAAAAGTGTAAATGGTGTAATAAAGAATTGGTTGATAAAAGATCTGACTCTCTTTTTTGTAGAAGATCTTGTAAAGGAATGTTCAGTAGAAAGAAAAAAATAGAAAATGAAAAAAGAGATAGAAAAGTTTAAGTCTATACACGGTGATGCTTATGACTACTCATTAGTTAATTATATTAACAATATAACAAAAATAGAGATAATATGTAAGATTCATGGCGTTTTTGAACAAACACCACATCATCATAAACGAGGTGGTGGTTGTGGTAAATGTACAAAGGGTGCGCCATCTTTATCAAAGGATGATTTTATCAAAAAGTCGGTTAGTAAACATGGTAATTTATATGATTACTCATTGGTGAATTATATTAATAATAGGACTAAAGTCGAGATAATTTGTACTAAACACGGAATTTTTAACCAAACTCCACAATCACACTTAAATGGTAGTGGATGCTCAATGTGTAATGTGAAATGTATAAAAAATGATGAATTAATAAAAAGATTTAATGATAAACATAATGGTTCTTATACTTATCTCCTCTGTGAAGAAAGATATAAATTGTCGGACTTTATAGATATCAAGTGTGAAATTCATGGTGTGTTTACACAAAGAATATCAAACCATCTTGTATCTGGTTGCCAGAAATGTGGTGGATTTGTATATGATAATGATGATTTTGTAGATAAATCGATTAAAGTACATGGTGATAAATATGATTATAGTTTATCAGTATATAAAAACTTCAAAACTGATGTTAATATAATATGTAAAAAACACGGAATTTTTAAACAAAAACCTTATTTACATACATCTGGATCAGGTTGTGCTAAATGTAATGAGTCAAAAGGTGAAAAGATTATATCTTGGTTTTTGACTAAAAAAGGTATAAAATATGAAACACAAAAAACTTTTGATGATTGTGTTTATAAGAAAAAATTAAGATTTGACTTCTATTTACCCGAATATAATACTTGTATAGAATATAATGGTATTCAACATTATGGAGAAGTTAAAGCTTTTGGAGGACATTCTTATTTATTAGATATTAAAACTAAGGATAATATAAAAGTTAATTATTGTAATAATATGAATATAAATTTAATAGTGATAAAATATACAGATTTTGAAAATATATCTAACATAATTAGTAATTATATATCATTATAATTCATTTAATGAAAATGTTTCGTTATCCGCTCCAAATCTATTTTTCATTAGTTTAGCAACTCCCTTATCAATCATAAAAGCCAAATCAGCAATATACATACTTCCACTCCCTCCCTTTAAATTTTGAGATGGTGTTACTTCTAATGAAGTGTATGTTGGTGCAGTAAAAATTACTTTTAATCCACATTCTACACACTCACTTCTTAACTTTTCAACTATTTGATTTAATTGTATTGATTTATATACATCACTTTTTTGTAAATGTGGTAAATCGTTGTAATCAATCAATATGTATTTAAAGTTTATTTTTGATAAATCTTCCGAATCATTTAGAATAGAATCTAATCTAATATCTCTTATCTTTTGTTTAAGACTACCATTAAAAGAAAAAGATGGATCTATTTCTCTTAAATCAATATATGATAATTTAGAAATAAATTCATTTTTTAAATTTTTATCATTTGAAGTATATCCAATTGTAGTAAAGTTAGATTGATCTACTAAACTATATAAATACTCAATTGATTTCATAAAAATTAATTTAAATGGTTATTAATTAATTCTTCTATTTTTTCTTTTGTTACATTTCCTGTATTTCTCTCAACTATTTCACCATCTTTATAGACAAGTAAAGTTGGAATATTTCTTATTCCTAATTCTCTAATTAAGTCTTTGGCTCCATCAGCATCTAATTTACCAACACTTAAACCCTTTTCTTTGTACTCTGAAGAAATTTGATCTACTAAAGGACCAACAACCCGACACGGTCCACACCACGTCGCTAGAACGTCAACTAATACCAAACCATTTTTAGTAAAAGACTCATAGTTTTGTTCATTTAATTCAGTAATATAAGCTATCATAATTTTATTTTATTTTTTATTTATATCATTTAAATATAAAAAAGTTTATTATACAAGGGAAGCACCACCATTTTAATAACTACCAGTTTATAAAATATGGAAAATTTAACTTGTGAAGTTGCTTATATCTATGGATTGGTTGATCCTAGAAATGATGAGATAAGGTATATTGGTAAAACAATTAATCCACATTCCAGATTAGAAAGTCATTTAATAGAGTCTAAAGATATAAATAAAAAAAATTATAGAGTTAACTGGTTGAGAAAATTAACATCAATTGGTTTACATCCCAAAATAACCTTTTTAAGAACATGTCCATCTCATGAATATGAGAAGTATGAGACTGAGTATATAAAAATTTATTCTTGTAATAGATTAACTAACTCTGATGAAACTGGACAAGGCAATACAAATCGCAAGAGAGAAGTTTTAGATAGACAATCTGAAAACTCTGGTAAAAAAGTATATCAATATGATTTAGATGGTAATTTCATAAAGGAGTTTAGAAGTGCGAGAACAGCCGCTTCTGAATTAAATCTAAATCATGGTAATATATCAAGATGTTGTAATGGTAAGTTTAAACACACAGGGGGATATATTTTTAGATATGAAATGAATAGTGATATAAAATTAGAAAACCCCAATGCTGTTAAAAAAATAGTCATTGAGGTTGATTATAATGGATTGGAAATTAATAGATGGTTATCTATTATGGATTGTTCAAGAGATACAAAATTAGATCAGGGTAATATTAGTAGAGTTTGTAATAATAAATTAAGAAGTATTAAAGGTAGATTTTTTAAATTTCTTTAATTTTATTCTCTAAGTTTAGAACTTTTCTAACTTTACCTTTAGTATCATTAACAATTTCTTTTCTAACCGATAATTCCAATAATAATTTCTCACTATCATCAATAATATCAGGCATTTTAAACCCCTCTTTTTCTAATAGAGAAATTGCTATAATTGGATCATCAGAAAACTCATTAAATAAAGTTTTAATTATATTTAATTGTTCTGATAGAGTGTAACCATTGAGTGAGTTTATTGCTCTTGTGTTCTCAACAAGTCTTTTAAGTAAATCTAAATCTTCTTTACTCGGTTGACAATCTATATAATCTTCTGTGTTAAAATTATAAGACTTCCATATTTTTTTAATCTCTTCATTTTCATAAACATTTCTTATATAGAATAAGAAGTTCTTACAAGTTTGAATAGATGTTATATCAGAGTCACTCCAATATTCAAATCCTTTATCAACCATGTTTATAACATCAAATAATACTTTTTCTTCTTTAACATATTTAACTGGTATCAATTTATATAACTTATCATCAGAATTAAACATAGTTTTTATATACATCTCATCATCTAAACACCTAACTATATTAAAGTAATTACTTAACTTATCTGAGTATTTTTCAAATATTTCATAATATCTTTCTTTAAACATTCTTTTTGAAACATCTGAGAAATAGTAACTATTACTGATTACATAAGACAGGATCTTATACTCAAATTCATCTAATTCACAACCTAATTCATCAGACTTTTTAATTATTCTGATAGCAGTATGTGATGGTGTGGTTAAGTTAACTATCTTCAATTCACCGGTTTTCAAGAAATTCTCAAACTCTTTAGTCCAATAAAATTTATCTTCATCAATTGAATAACCAACTGCTGTACAATTTATATCAAATGAGTCTATAATAAACTTTGGATCTTCGATATTTGAATCGTATTCTATAATATTAAATATTCCGTCTTTTTCAGACGATGCGATTGAATAGAAATTTTTTGTGTAAGTACTCCAGTTTATACCAGTATAATCTTCATAAGCTTTAATATCATCAACTTTATATCTATAAAGACTATCTCTATCAACATTAGAGAATTTATCTATTTTATTTCTAAAAATAAAAACATCAATATCATTTACAACTGCTTTTTTACCGGAAACTAATTCCCACGCAATATTAGCAATAGAACCACCAGCAATAAATCCTGTTTTTGGAATACCCCAAGTATCTTTAATTATTTGTAGAGCTGATCTACAAAGACTTTCTATATTCATTTTAAAAGTTTTATGAGTTTACTATCTCTTATTTCTTCTACTTTTGTGAAGAAACTTTTATCTATACAAAATTTATCAGCATGGATTTTAGAAGGGTTTTCAAATATCAGAAGTTTTTCTTCACCATCTTCAAAAGTATCCAAAACCATTAATTTTTGATTTCTATCAATACCAAATGACTCTAAAAGATTTTGACTGTCCTTTTTGAAAAGACGGTCAAAACCAGTACAGATAACTATATCACCAATATTAAAATCCATTATTTAACTGTATCAATACAATTTCTCCATCTACGACCTTCATAAACTTCATCAATTTTCTTAAAGTCGTTTTTAGTTTCACCAATAAGAATTGACCTACCATTTCTTATTTGTGATTTGATTGTACTTAGGTTTTTACCTAATTGATCAGAGATTTCTTTGTAAGACATTTTTCTAATCTCTCTCATTTCAATGACTGTTTTATATGGTTCTTTTAATTTAGATATTTGTTCTATCATAATAGAAGCCTTAATATCATTAGACTCATATAATTCTAAATTAGTTTGATAATCTTCAGGTATAAAATCTTTCATTGTTGTACCTTCATCATCATACTCTGTATCAAGAGATACATTTCTTTTATCATTTTTGATTGCTTGAAGAGCAAGATTTTTAGCTATAGTGAATAGCCAAGTTGAAAATTGAGCTTTTTCATCATCATACTTATCAATCTTTTCAAAAGCTGTTAAGAACGAATCTGTTGCTATGTCTTCTGTTTTTTGAGGATCATTACACATTTTAGAAGTGTAATAAATTAATTTTGGATAATACTTTTTGTAAAGAGTTGAAAAATCTTTACCTGTTTTTTCTACGAAAAACTTTTCTTGTTCTGAGAATAAAATGTTTTCTTTCATAATTGCCGTTAAAATTTTATTGACTGCCGTCATTGCCTTATATTTATTCATAACTTAATCCCCTCTATGAGAAGACCAAGTAATATTATACTTATTTATTTATAAAAAGTTTACTACTTTTATAAATTTTTTTGTATATTAACGGACATATTTAGTCTTAGCAGTCATTGTGTTTAAATTCACAATTATATTATAATCCCAACCAGTAAAGGTTAATTTATTATCATCTTCATAGTATCCATTTGACTGATAAACGTTTAGAAAGTAAATTTTCTCATCTTTCTTAATTAAGAAAGAGTCTTCATTTTCAAAAACTTCAATACCATTATCGAGAGTTTCAACTTTCTTAAATCTCATAATTTCATTTTCATTGAAATCATATTCTTTTTGATAATCAAAAATCTCATTAAATGAGTCTTTTTCAATTTCCAATAAATTAATATTATCATCTTTTTTCAAGTTGATAATATTTGGGTTGTTCACTTCTTTTGGTGTAATAGCATTATCACCAACTGGGACATAATCATCCCAACTATCAAAATCTAGCTCCATTTTATTTTGTTTTTAATTAATTCCTAAATCACCTAATTTTTCATCTCTTCTTTTTGAAATAATCATTGAATAAACTTTTCGTAAAAAGTCATCAAAATGATCATCTTCCATTACTCCATCAGATATAGATACATCTAAATCTTTTTCCATTTTCATAATAAGATCTATAACGTCATAAATATCAATATCTGTAAGATTATTTATATCATATCCAATCTCTTTTATTTTGGATTCAATATCATACTTTTTATCCACTATTAACTCAACCAATTCATCAACGGTCTCAATTAATCTTATTTCAGATCTAGTATATGATTGTACTGTTACCTCATGAGGACCATTTTTGAGTTTATTAAGCTCATCAATGTTTATATTGATATTTGGTGGATTTACACTCATTATTTATGAAAATGTATTTTTGGTATTGTTTTGATAATCTCTACTGTGTGAGTGATGATGTTCTCATTATCCATGTGTTCAAAATGGTCGAAAACAAGTTGTTCAGCTTGTCCAATCCCATCAGCCTCAACTAAAACAACGGTCGAATATTTTTCAATTGTTCCTAATTGGTGGTGCTCCTCAACTACATTGATAGCAACCGTGTACTCATTGTGTGTCATATTACTTAATTTAAAATTTTATCTATTTTTTCGTCTCTTATCTCACCAATGAAATGAGAAAGCATAGTATTTATATCCGAGTCAATAAGATGTCGGTTCGATAAAATACTCATTTTATTTATATATTCAAAGAAATTAAACTGATTTCTCTTAATATCTTCTAAGTCTATATCTAATTTATCACAATCCGAAAAAAATGAATTTTTATAATCTGGATAAATATTATTTACATATTTTTCTGATATACTCAATTTTCTACCAGTTATAACATCTTGTGGACTTTTATTCACAAACTCGTTTGTTATTATATCATTTAGTGACTTACCAACTTCTATATAACCAATCTCACCATTAAGAATAACTGAATAGAAATATCTAGTTCCAATACTCTTAACTTTAGATGCGATTTTAGAATTATCAAATTCTCTTTTGTAAAGCCAAATTTTATTTGATAGTTTACCATCTAAATCATAGTATATTTTACTATCAATATAGACGTATCTTGTCGATATATTCAAGTCAAAACTCTGACCGTTCCATATCGGTAAGATCCTAAACTCTTGATTATTTTCAATTTTAAATTTCATACTAATTATCAAAAAAGAAACAACATCTAACAAAAGATGGATTTGTATCCAACTTACTCATTTTATCCAAAGTGGATTTAAAATTTGGAAAATCAGTCCAATCATACTCTAATAACTCTTTTAAAGTAAAGTATGAGTGTGAGTGACCGTCACCATTCCATTGTTCACACATATACTTATATCCAAAAGAAGCATCTTTTGGAATTCCTCTTGGATCTGAGATAGCATTATATTCTCCGTAACCTCTAACATCAGCTAATATTGAAAATAAAGAGTAGTTTCTACCAGAATAAAAACGTTCTTCATATAAGGTGTTCCAATACTCATTAAATCCATCAGTTTCTATCTCCCAACTATCAGCAGATACCCATCTAAAATGAGATGGACTTTCATCTAAAATCTGATTTAATCTCAAATCTCTTTCTTCTGAAAGATCTCTTGGACCTTCATAATCATTAGAATCTGTCCACCTCTCTACAAAAAAATGACAATCACACCCCACATTATTTATTTTTATAGTAATTTAACATATCTTGATATTTTTCATATTTTCTATCTAAATGAGTGGTTGTTTCATCATACAACCAATCTAAAACCTTAATTATTTGTCTATTACCTCTTAGATAAACTGAATATATCGACTTCATTTTTCTTAATTTAATATTAACATTATTTTTAGAAAGTATTAATTGTAAAGTCTTCATCAAATCATAAGAACCAACAATGGAAAAAGTATATCTTCTATAATTTTTATCCATTGAGTAAGTCAAACAACCATCACCATCAAAAATACCTTTTATAAAAAATCTATCAAATTCCGAATCTATATTTGGATAAGTAACAATTTTGCTTTTTCTCTTAACTAATCCTAAACAATCAACATCAGATAATAACTTTTTATCTTGTATTGTTAGATAAAAAATATCTTTACCGTTTATTATATTTTTCTTTTTTCTAACCGGCATATCACAATTTACATAAATTTTATCTCTCAATTTTTCCAAATGTCCCTCATCTTGTATATCCACTCTAATAAACTTACCACTATTATAACCATCAGCCATCAAAAAACCCAACCAATAAGCTTTATCTTCCGAATCTATTACTTCAAAATAATCTTTGTTTATCAAATATTTTCTATGAGTCTTTTTAACCTCAATATTATTAACTTTTAACCTGTTTGTTATAGTAGCGACATCAACATTAAAAAGTCTTCCTATTTTACTAGCACTAAAATTCTCTTCGGTATAAAGTCTAATAATCTCTTTTTCATCAATTTGTTTTTTCTTTCCCATATCTTATATATTAAGATATGGGTTGTTCATTTCACCTTACCTTAGAATTATCTATTTGATACTATCTATTATTTTAATAGATCCTCTAATTGTTCAACAGTAATAACTTCTACTCCCAAATCAAGAGCCTTTTTCTCTTTAGAAGAACCAGAACCAATCGCTTTCATAACTAAGTGTGTTGTGTTTTTACTAACACTACCACCAATTTTACCACCACGAGATTCAATAACCTCTTCTAATTCTTTTCGACGAACTCCTGTGAATACAAACTGCTTACCTTCTAAGTCATTAGAAACTTGTACTACTTCAACTTTCTCAGAAATAGTAACTGGTAAATCAGAAATAAACTCGAAGAACTTATCATAATTATCAACATAAGTTTTAGCAGAAATCTCAGCAAATCCTTCAATTTCCATAACTTTTCCAACAGTAGGTTTTTCATTGAAGTGTTCTAACAGAGCTAACTTTTTACTTCCTAATCCAGAGAAGATGCCAGTAGCGTGTTGTAATTTAGATAATTGAACACCAGTGATAGACTTTTGAATTGAGTCATAAACAATTTTAGCTTTACGTTTACCAAAACGATCAATCTTTTCTAAGTTTTCTACTTTAAGATTTAAAATATCTTTAATAGTTTTATAACCAGCATCCCACAATTGTGTGATAACACCTTCTGAAACATTATCAGCTTCTAATATCTCAAAGAAAGCGATATTCTTTTTTAATTTTTGCTCTTCTGTTTCAGTTAATGTGATTAACTCAATACCAGCCTCATTCCAATCAATCTCAACACCTTCGATAGTTGGTAAAACAAATTCAACTGTTTCTAATACGTCAGCAATAATTGGAATAACCATACCACTACGTTTAACAACAACTTTAGCACCAACTCCCAATCCCATATCTTTTACGAAACGAGCGTTATTACCAGTTACATTAGATACAGTAACTCCGTCTAATTTAACAGGTTTGATATGTAATACCGGTTTTAATAAACCTTGTTTAGAAATATTCCAAGTAATACCAATTACTTCTGTTTCAGCTGATTGCTCGAAACTTGGGTGTTTGAATGCTCTTGCGAATACTGGGTTACCTGATGAAGTTTCACGACCTAATGATGATTGTGTTGCTAAGTTATTTACCTCTAAGATAATACCATCAATCTCATATTCTTCAGACCATTCTTTAAATAAAGAGATAAGTAATTCTTCTGTTAAATCTAAAATGCCACAAACATGATAAGGTACTTTTACTTTTTGATTCTCATTTAATTCATCTAATATTTGTTGTTTAGTGGTGAAATGATTTCTGAATTTTGATGATGGAATAGCACCATATTTAATAAAGTTACAATCTTTTAAAGCTTCTCTCGCATCTGGTGAGTTGATAAGACCAGCCACGAAGTTTCTTGGGTTAGCATAATCATTTGAGTATTTATCGATAAATACTCGTTTAGGCATAATAACTTCACCATAACTATGTGAGAAAGTAATAGGTGCGAAAGGATCTATATCATTTTCAATGTCATATAACTTGTTTCCTATAAGTTTATAGTGTTCATTTGATTTTTGACCATAAACACCATCTCCACGAGTGATAGCATCACCGTTGTTTTCTTCATCTTTACATAAAGAAAGACCATCATATTTAGGTGTACAGATAATTTCAACAGAGTTTGGGATAAGTTTAAGACGTTGCCAGTCTTTAATTTCTTCTAAAGACTTAATTTTGTTCATAGAAGCCATTGGAATAGGTAGACGAGTTTTTCTCGTTTCGTCAAGAATTTCATGTCCTACAACAGATAACAATTCATCATCTGGTGACATATCAGATAACTCTTCTACAAGAATATCATATTCTTTATCAGACATAATTGGTTTTCCAATTCTATATGCCTCGTTTGCTTCTTTAATCTTATTCTTTAATTGTTCTATCATAATACAAATATAATAAAATTATTATTAAATTCTTAATTGATTTAATTTATAATCTCTAGTTTCTCTAATCTTTTCTACTCCTTTTAAGTGTTTTAGTTTAGTTTTATATGAAGCTGCGCAAGACTTTGAACAACAAAGCCCCCATCCTCTTTTCAAATTTCTTTTATCTGGTATAAAACTAGATTTACAATAAAGACAGAATGACTCTTCTTTTTTACTTTTAGCTTTATCAAATAAATTCTTCATTCTACAAATATATGAAAAATTTTACATGAAAGAAAGCATTTTTTTAATATATACTAAAAAATCAAATAGAATAAGATGCCAATTCAAAGTTCTTTTCCTAAAGTAGCTGATCAGATATTAAACTTTAATAAAAATATTGTTGATATATTATCAAAGATAAATTCGATAACTACAACAACTGATCCTACTGTAAGTCTTCAAATATTTAATGAAAATGGTGTATTAAAAAACTATACACTACCTAGTATTAATTCACTTAAATCTGAAATTGATAGACTAAATAATAATATCAATTCACTTTATAGTATTGATGTAACTGGTTCACTAATTCAAACTTCACCTAACTCATTTAAACGAGTTATAACAGTTGACTTAAATAGAGAGCCTAATCCAATTAGTAGTTTAGGTTCAATAACAACTTTTAATACAACAAATAATTGGTTTTTTGACTCTATGTTAAATCCGATGTTAAATATTGAATTAGACTTAACTGGTCAAATTGAAGATAATGTTAGAAAAGTACAAATAAGAAGATATATTGTTGAATTTGCTAAAGATAGTGCTGGAAACTTTACTAACTTAGGTCAATCAGCTTTAAATAGTTTTAATACTTTATTTAGAGGTAATACAAATATTAATATTACTGATTTTGAAAATTGGCATAGAACAACACCTGGTGTTGTGGATCCATTAAATCCACGTATTGATGAGCAAGTATTTGATTTAGATCCTAATGAATTATTGTATGAAGGTCAATTCTCGGTTTTAAGAGTTGATGAGGATAGAATTAATAGAAAACTTTGGTATGTTTTAAACACATTAGATTATCTTGATATTTCTCTGAATCAAATTCAACAATTAAAAATTGGTAGTGAACTTATTGTTAACAGAGCTCAAACATCAACAAAGTATAGAGTTACTGAGATATCAACAGCTGATACTAGTCCAAGAATAAGAGTTGAGAGAGTTGAAGGTTTAGAGGCTATTCCAATTGGTGTTGGAACTATGAAGATATATTCACCAATTGTTTATAAAAAGTCTGTTAGAGTTAGTATTGGTTATAATGAAAGAAATATAATATTTGCTAAACCAATAAATACTGAAAATCATTTACTTTCGAGAGAATGGTCTTTTGGAACTGGATATTGGTCAAATGATTTAAGATTAAGTGCTAATTCACCAGATGATGGTATAACAATGGAGCAGTTTTATATTGACTATGTTTATGATTATGGAACAGTTTTACAAGATTTAGTTGCTAAGAAAACACCTAATAAATTGGCTGGTACTCCGGTATCACCTACTCTTAATGCGACTAACTTTAAAGTAGTTCAAATAAATAAACATTTAACTGATACACCAGATGCTAATTTGATTAAACAAAAACATAATTATCAACAAAGTTTAAAATCTCAATTAGAGCAAATATCTAAAGGTATTATATCTAGAAATAGAACTTCTAAAGTATCAAGATTTAAATCAGAATCTCTAAGAGTAGAAGCTCAATTTGAAATAGAAGAATTGGGTAGAAAAAGAGATAGTATATCTAACTTATTAAATTCCACTACGAGAGAAATTTTAGATCTTAGTAGAACAAGTTTTAGTGAAGTTCAACCTGTATTTAGAATTAGAGGTTTTTGGAGTATACCAGAAGCTGTAATCACTAGAAGTACTAAACCACAAGAAATTGTACAATTTAGAGTTCAATATAGATATTTAAGTAAGGATGGTAAAGAAACACCGGTTGAAACTTTCTCATTAGATAATACACAAACAACAGCAGCTTTCTCAAATTGGAATGAGTTTAAAACAGATGCTAGAAAACGAGTTTTTGACGCTGCTACTGGTGGATATACTTGGCAAATAGAAGATGTTACAAGTGCTGATACACCAAATATTAACCAAATAGATATTCCAATTAGAGCTAATGAGAGAGTAGAAATTAGAGTTAAATCTATTTCAGAAGTTGGATGGCCTGAATCACCAGTTGAGTCTGAATGGTCGGAAGTATTAACTGTTGATTTTCCGGATGATTTAAATAATGTTTTAAATGAAAATCAATTTATTTTACAAGAGGCTACCAAAGAAGATTTAAAAGTTTCTATGAATAGAGAGTTATCAGCTAAAGGTTTAGATGAACACCTTTCTGATACAGTTACTATAAATAATAAAATCTTTCATCACGATTCTGATAAAATATTATCTGGATTTAAAGATGAGAATGGAGTAGCTTTAGATTTATTTGAGTATTTACAAAAACTTGAAAATAGAATTAAAACACTTGAAGAAAAAATTACAAGAGCTAAGGGTGAACTTGAAGTTGTTGTACTTAGAAATAACCAAGAATATCCTGTTAAAAATGGTACAGAAATAACATTCAATATTGAGTGTGAAGATTATTTACAATTATTTAAAGGAACTGGTATACCAACTGGTAGAGTTTATGCTAATAATATTTATGTTATTAAAGATTTTCTTGTTAAATTAAGAAATAAATCAGCTGACTCACCACTTGGATTACTTTCAAATAAAACATATTTGAATAATGCTTCTGTTTATAACTCAAGTGCACCACAAATATTTTGGGTAAATGATAGAGATGAGTTGATTACAACTGAAACAACAGGACAAACAAGAACTCAGTTAAACTATCAGTATCTTTGGAGTGTTAATTACGATTCAATTACATCAAACTCCGTTCAAAAGCTTTCTGAAAATATTGGTAATACATTTAATAATATTGGTAATAACTCTTTAACATCTGTTTTGGGATCTACTGAATTTAACTTAGGATATTATGAAACAACACCTTTGAATTTTGTTGGTAATAATAAATCTGTTTTAGATAGATCTAAGTGGATAGATAGAGCGGTATCGGTTAACTCAACAACTAAATTATTAACATCTGTTCATCCAGTTATTAAAAAATTAGAAAACATTGTTGAAACAAATTCTGATCAAGTTAAAAGTATTTCACCTGGAGAAGCTAATTCTGTTATAATACCAATTAATATTTATTTTAAAATGAATGCTTTGGATAACAACCAACCTGGTTTAAATTACCAATACATAAATTTGAACAAAACAAGAAATACTGTTAAACACGTTAAAAAAGTTAAATTTTTACTTGATAATGAGGCTGATGGTAAAGAGTTTACGTTTACAATTAAGTTTAATATAAACAGAAGTAAAGTAATTAATTATCAACCAGACTTAAACATCGCTCCTTATATACAAAGAGGTGTAAATACAGATTTTGATATATTATCAAGTAAAGCAGCTAGATTTACTGATTTTACAAATACAAATTTCATATAATAAAAAATTTATAATAAATGAAGAGTTTTGGTATTTTAAGAACAAATGTGGGTTTAACAACAAATGTTAAAATAATGGTTGATAGTCAATATAATCTTTCATTAGATAGTATTGATTCTGTTCCAGAATTGAAAAATTCTAAATATAAAAAATTATCATTTAATAAGAATAATTATTATGATGAATTAGTTCCATATTTATGGAAAGATTTACCATCTCAAATAGCATACTCTATTAAATATGATAATGATAATAGCACAATGAGTAATGATTTTTCCAATCAATACGATGAGATATATCAATATGGCGCCAGAAATATTATAGATAATAAAAATTACTCAGAAGAGTTTGAGTATTTTGCACCACTTTATTTAATAAAAGATAAATTACCAAATGGATTTATAATATTTAGAGTTGATGGTCCTGGTCTTTTAGACTTAGATAGATTTAATTTTAAAAGAGAAATTATTAATAAATTTAAAACTGTTAAATTATTTGACTTTAGTAAAAAGACAAATTTAGGAGAGTGGTTAAATAATAACTTTGTTGATAACGATTTTTTTCCTGAATCTCCATTTGAAATGAGTTTTGATAGACTTGAATTCAGTGAGTGGAATGGTATAGATTATAAATCTGGTGGATATACAACTAGATCTTTGTTTTTAGATGATTTTTTAGAAAAGGAAAATGAGATTTTTGAATTTGAAAAATTCGTATTTGATAACTATAAAGAATCAGGTACTATATTTCCTAATATATTGAACTTTTCATTCTTATTTGATGATACCCCAGCGACTGGTGATTTATTGAGAAAATGGTCTATTAATAGATACTATGGATTTTATTTAAATGGAATGGATTTAGTTAAAACTATTTCTCCATATTCTACACCAAAATTAAAAAACGGAGTTAAAGTATTAATTGGTAATGTTTTAGAAAGTGTTGATAACCTATCACCTTTTATAGATGGATGGGATTCCAATAAAGAATATTACATTGAGTATTTAGGTCAATACTATAAAGTTGAAAAATTTACACAAGATATTAGATATAGTCTTTTTAACTCTAGAGTTAGAATTCCTTTAAACTTTAGATTTTTACCAAAAGTTGGATCACGTGGATCAGGCTTATTTGGTAGAACAGTTAATTCAATTCCAGTTTCGAGAAATTTATTCACCGATGAAATAATTACACCAATTGTTGATAAGTGGAGAATAATATCTTCAGTGGATCTATCGGGAAAAGAAAATTTACTAAATAAAAATACTGCTATAATTGATTCCAACAAAAGAATAGTTGATTATAGTGGTAATAAGATAGAAATAGATGATTTTGAACTAGCAGATGTTTGGATTATAGAAATTGATGGGGTTTATCATAATATAATAAAAGAAGATGGTTATTTAAAATTGAATACTGATTATGAATTTAATTTTAAAGAAAATACTTATACTTATTGGATTAATAAAAACGATCCTTCTTATACTAAAGAAGTTAGTTTTATATTAAATATAGGAGAAACTCCTAAAAAGTTTAATATTTATAGACTTAATTTTACTGATATTAAAGATTTTGATGATAGGATTGTTGATACTGAATATTCTAAATTTGAGTATGAGAAGAGAGATGAGATCACAAACACTGATGAAACAAAAATGTATTTTATCAATCTAAACGAGAGTCCGGCTTCTCCAGAAGACTTTGTGTATAAAAATGAAACTGAGAATATACCAATCTCATCTGAATATACGGCTAATCATGAGACATTTAAAATACAAGACAATGACTTAACACCTCTTTGGCGAAAAAACTCTGTATATTGTAGATGGGTTTACAATAACTCATTATCAGCTAATGACTATCCATATCTATTAAATAATTCTAAATTATTTGAAAGATTTAATAGAACTGCAAATACTTATGATGCTGACTTAATTAGAAGTGAAAGAACATTAGATTATTTTTATACAATAAATTCATCTACCTTTTCTTATCTACATCATACATTACATGTTGAGAACAATAATAATAATGGTATTGATTTAAATTTCTTTTTTGATTTTGATAAATATTTAGGAAAAGATACGTATGTAACTGGTACAAATTCTGTAAATCTATACAATTTTGATTACTTTAAGTGGTTTTTTGAAAGAAAAACATCATTCTTAAATAATACGTTAAAGAAAAATGTTGTTAAGTATTCTTTATTTAATAGAGGTAGTGAAGATTATCCAAACTCAACTTTATTCAAGGGTATTAAATTTAGTTTATATGATGTTCAGGATATCAAAAAGAATAATGACGGTAATATTGATGTTATAAATACTAGAAATACAAATAATTATGAAGACTATAAATTTAGTATTTTACTAACTTCGGATAGTAATAACATGGAGTGGGATATTATAGAGAATTGGGAAATGGAAAAAGCTTATGCTACCGGATCGATAGTCATTTATGATGATATATTATATCAATCTTTGGGTTATAATCAAATAAATGAACCATCTTATACATATAGATATTCTACATTACAAACTTCTGGTAGTGTAAATATTAAATCTAGTCCTTACTCAACTTTAATAAATACAAATGGTGTTAAAGTAACTAATATTTTAACCGATTCAAAAAGAGATCAATATTGGTCATATTATTCAAATGAAAATTCCCCATTTTGGAATCCTTATAGATCTTTATTATCTGGATTAAGTCCCGATGTTAATGGAGTTTCTAAATATACTGACAATACAATTATTTATAATAGTGGTGAGTGGTATATAATAAATTCAAATACATTCTCAAGTGTTGACTTTTGGAATCCTTATAAGAGTTTACTATTTGGTGGAACTGGTAGTCATGCTAATGATTTTGTTGGTGATGAACAAAAAACACAATATGGTACTTTAAATGGATACAACAAAGGTTCTATTGTTATTTATAAGGGTGATTATTATGAATCATTAATTGACTATAACTTTCAAAAACCTGATTTTAATCAAGAAATAAGAGTCTATTCAAATCAATATTTTGAATATGAGATAAATGAAGATTTTATAAGTCCGGTCTCTAAAAGTGGTATGACCTGGACAACAAATTGGAAGAAAATTGAATCTCTTCCAACATCTATAAATCCTAAATGGTTAAAAATATCAGTTTGGAATCCAGGAACAGTATATGATTATAACTCATATGTTGTTCATGATGATATTGTTTTTGTTGGTACTTTTTCAAATCCAGAAAATCAATTTATTAAAAATAATGAAGAGCCTGGTATATCTCTATATTGGAAAAGAGTTTATAGTATGGAACCTGATACTAATTTTGTTTATGGAACCTCATCAAATCCTTATATAATAATGAATGATGAAATATATAAAATTAAGTCAAATCCAAATAAAAGTACATTAGAAAATGGTATCAGAATTTATGTTAATAAAAAATGGAAAAATGTTTTAGTAAATATTGTTGTAAATGATAATACACTATCAAATTTAGAAAATACTGATAGAGATGATCTTTATAAATCTATCTATTCTAAATTATCTGCTAAAAACTTTATAGATTCTATAAATAATTTAACAAATAAATATGATTTTACCGACTATGTTAAATATATTGTTATTGATGAGAATTTAAATATTAAGGAATATGACTATAATAATATTGAACAGTTACCATTAATTATATTTGCTGATAAACCAAGATCAACTTATTTTAAAATGAATTCTTTATTAAAATATCCTATAAATGTCGAAAAGTTAAAATCAAAAAAGAATTTAAATAATGGATTTATAGATAATTTATATAATTTAAATTACTATAATCAAACACCAGTTGCAACGACAATAGTAGAGAATTTGAGTGAGACACCGGTATTATCTTTTATGCACGGTATTAGAAATCAAGTTAATAGTTATGTTTATAGATTTAGTGGTAATTATATGCCACTATTTTATGATATTGAGTTGTTTAAGAAGGATAATAGTACAAATTATAATGAGATACAATTCATATTCTATACTGAAATAGATGATGAGTTTACATTTACATTTGAAAAAGACGGAACTATTGTTGAACAAAACTATAATATTAAAGCTAATTCATATTATAATGATATTATGAATATTTTGTATAACCAAAGTCTTTTTTCAGGAGCTGGATTTATATTTGAAGTTCTAAAAAAAGATGATAGTTATATTGATAATACTACTAATCAGAATTATGATGTTTTATCAGTTAAATATAAGTCATCATTTGGGAATTTGAAGATTTCAGCAAAACAAACGGTTCCTACTTTGTTATTTGATATTTCAAATAGTTATTCCGATTCAAATATTACTTTTGTTTTATCAGCAACTTCTGGTCATCCACCATACGAGTATGCTTTTGGTTACAAATCTGGTACTTATAGCTCAGCATTATCATCATTTACTAGTACTGTTACTTATACAGCTGATAAAACATTTGCTCAAAATAGTAATGATACTAAGATTTACTTTGAGATTTATACCAAAGATTTTTATGGTATAACTTCTTCTAAGTCAATATATACAATAAACTCAAATACTGAAACAACAACAGTTGATAGTACTTTTTATTATGAGTTCTTTTAAAATAAATATATAGATTATGTCAGCACCTGTTTTTTTCAGTCAAAGTAATTATTTAAAAAAAGAAAACTCTTACTATAACCCTATTTATGGTAATTATTCTTTTGATACAGATCTAACAGCATTTGGTGTTGTAAAAGAAAGAAAATTTAGAAAAATAAATAGAATACAGAGTGTTTTAAAATTAAAAGATGATAAGGATATTAAATCAATTTATCCAATGTTAGATGAATTTGGATATTCAGTAACTGATTTTTTTATATTTAAATCTACTTGGGATTATGAATATCATTTAGAAACATTTGAATCTACGAATCCATCATATACTTATGATTTAAGTAATCTAAAATTCTATAATAAAAATAGAAATAATTATGAGAGAGTTTTAATAGATTGGAGAGATAATTTTGAAATAAATACTGGTATTATCCCAACCGAAACTATTGATATTGGTAGACCAATTAGAAGTTTTAATATAAATAGAAATGATTATATATGAGAAGAAGTTACATAAGTCCTGAGTTTACACACAAAGATATAAATGGTAGTCTTAATATGGTTGAAGAAAGTAATTTCTTTGGATCCAAAATGCTTGAAATAGAAGACTCAATCTATATTGATGTACAAGATATTATCTATTTTCAAAACTCAAATGGTGAGCAGATTGACTTATCATCAGAACAAATATTGGATTCAAACATCTACTCTTCATCAACTTCAAAAAAAAATTATCACTTATTGGAGCTAGATCAAACTCAATCTACATATACTAGAGATAATGCAACCCGTTGGATCATAACTATTGATTTAAGAAATATTTTAATAGATTATATTTTTGCAGAAATGAAGAGATGGAGAACTTTTGAAGGCATTAAAAATAATATGACATTGAATAATGATGTTAATTCATCTCTTAAAAATTACATAAATAATAATGTACTTGATAGATACAAGATCAATAGAGTTGACTTATATGTTGAGAATAAAGATTTGAGAAGTCAAAATCTACTTAGATTTAAAAATAATTGGAATTCATCAGCGTTCAAACCCGAATTTCAAATGAAGAAACTTCAAACTGAAACTAAATTCGACGGAACATCAATAAAATTATTCTTTAATCAAGAAGTACCTAGTACACTATATAACTTTAACTACTATTTTAATTTATTATTCACTAAAATATAAAACTTACTAAGTACCCAAAATATAATATTTAAGTATGGAAAATGAAGATTTATATAGAAATTTTGTAATCTTATTAAAGATGTTCAAAAATAGACCTTTTCATTTAGCTAAATATTTAATAGAGAATTCTGCTTTAACAGAGGATTTTATTAAAAAAGTAATGAATAGCTCTTCTTTAAAAGAACTTATAGATTCAAATGATCCTAAACAAAAAAATCTTTTTTTGGATATAAATCAAATGAACAAATATTTTAATTCATTAACAGATGATATTAAAAGAATTGGTAATTCTAAGAATCCGGAAGAAATTGCAGCAGCACTTAATGAAAAGTTAGAAACTCTTATAAATGAAGAGAGATACGAAGATGCTGCGAGATTGAGAGATTATATGATTAAAAATAATATTAAAAGAATAAAATAATTTTTTAAACTTTTATATAAGTTAGTCAATATAATCATTAGTTAGTAACTTTTAAATTTATGAATATGATAAACAAAATCGGTAATGAAGAGTTAGATTATCTCTTCGAAGACAATACGTTTTCACCAAGAAAAAACAAAAACAGAAAAATAGACAGTAAATTATCAGCACTTTACGATTCTATTGAAATTAATGTACCTAAAAAGAATTCTGTGGTATCAGCAGTTTATGTTGGTAAAACATCAGAACAATTTTTATTTGAAGTTTCTGGTTATAAAGACTTCATCAGAATTGATAACAAGGGTAATGAAGAAAAATACCTTAAAAATGCTGAATTTGGTGATGTAGTTGATGTCTTAATCTATGATATTAGTGATAAAAACTTCATGATCAAAGGATCTATCGCGAACTTATACGAGTCAAGAGCTCACGCTAACTTGAAATCTCTTGAGGAAGGAGAATCGGTAACAGCCTATATTAAATCACTTAATCCAGCGGGATATGATGTTGATGTATTCCACGGTGGTGTTACTCTTCCTGGATTTATGCCAAATACGTTGGCTGGTATCAACAAATTATTTGATCCAAATTCTATTGTTGGTGAAACATTTGAAGTAGCAATTGAGTCTTACTCAGACCATGAAGGTACTTATATTGTTAGTAGAAGAAAATTCTTACAATCACTTATCCCAGCAGCTATTAAAGAACTTAATAACGAAACTGTTTACACAGGAAACGTTACAGGAACAGCTCCATTTGGTGTGTTTGTTGAATTTAACGAGTGTTTAACTGGTATGATTCACAAAGCAAATGTACACCCAGACTGGCAAGAAAAACTTAACGATATTAAACCTGGTTTTGAAATTGATTTTTATATCAAAGAGATCGTTAAAGATGCTAAAGGAGACCCTACAAGAGATAAAATCATCTTAACTCAGATTTTAAGAGAAACTCTTTGGGACACTATCAAAAATGGTCAAACATTAAAAGGTTCTGTTAAAGATACTAAACAATTTGGTACTTTAATTAATCTTGATGATGAGACAGTTGGATTAATTCACACTTCAGAAATGGAGAAATTGAATAAGAAATTCAATGTTGGTCAAGATTTAAACGTAAAAGTTTTATCTGTTGATCGTTCAAGTAGAAAAATATTCTTAACATTAGCTTAAGATTATTTAAAACTCTTTAAAAAACCTCTGAAACTTTCAGAGGTTTTTTTATATAAAATTTATGGAAAAAAAGTTACCCGATAGTTATGTACCTGATAGGTATTCTAAAGCATATCCAACTGAAATTGGTTCACAACCATTTGAACCCGATAATATTGAGTTGTTTAAACTTGATAAATCCAATAGATTAAAACATCATTATACTCAAAGATTTAACGAAATTAAATCTCAATATGAAGATTTGATGAATAGTATAAATTTAAATGAACGTATTTATAAATCTAAGTATAACTTTCAACCAATTGTTGGAAATAATTATTATCTTTATTCGAATGGTGAATATGAATTTTTATCTATTATATCACCAGAAGAATGGAAAAATAAATATGTATTCATTGGTAAGTATCAATTACTAACTGATGGGATGTGGCTTCAAATAAATGATTAGTACAATAGAAATTATAAAATCATCCTTAATAGAAATTAAAAAGTCTATTAAAATATTATTTTGTCGTCATCAAATGAGAGGTTGGGATATGAAGTGGTTTGTAGAAGATGAAACATCATACTTCTATGATAGATTTAATGGTAAAGTCTGGAAAGATGTATTTTGTCAATGTCAAAAATGTGGTGTTAAATATAAAAAATCTTTATTAGTTGGTAAGTTTGGTAAGTGGGAGCGTAGTAATTTCACACCAACTAATAATTCATATATTGAAGTTGAAATTATTGAATCCGGTAAAGAATCAAAAAGACAAAAAAGAGATAGAATACTTAGAGATTTACTAGATTAAACCACAATAACATGCTGACCTGGATATGTTGTGAAATTCGGTTTAGTCATTATAGTTATTATAGTTAATGTAAATTCCCATTCTCCTGGTTGAAGAATACAAACAATATTTAAGTTATTCTCTTTGTTTTTTATAACAAATCTATTAAAATCACCAGCTTTAACACCTCTTGTTGGATAATCATCCTCATTTTGATAGATATCAAATTCATCCTGCATTAAATCAATAGTAAGTTGCTCAATAGCCTTTTCAATAGTTTCTACTATATCATCATCTGTTATCTTATCATCCACACCATGTCTCCATTGACGATCTGATGTGTGTGTTGGTTTTTCAATCTCAACTCTAATCTCAACTGGTTGTTTTAAATAGCCAATCTCAACAGGTTTTCTAGCAGCCATAGCTCTTCTGTCTATATAAGGTCTACCTTTAAATGCTTCAAATAATTTAATATGTTTCATAAAATAAAAAAAATTCTTAATGTATATATTAAGAACTCAATTTACTTTTTTTATCCATAAGTAGGTTCGGAGACCTAAGACTATTTTATATATACAATAAAAAGTATATTTGAAAATGTATTATATTGTATATAAAATAAAAAATATATTGAATGGTAAAATTTATGTGGGAATACATAAGACCTATGATATAAACGATTCCTATATGGGATCCGGTAAAAATTTAAAATTAGACTTAAAGTTATATGGACGAGAAAATTTCACAAAAGAGGTATTATACATTTTTGATAATAGAGATGACATGATATTAATGGAAAAGAAAATTGTTAATAGGGAATTCATAGAACGAAAAGACACATATAATATTATACTAGGTGGTGGGTGGAGACCAAATAATGGTTCTATTTTAGTAGAAAATGAGATTGGTAAAAGATTTAGAGTTTCAAAAGATGATCCAGATTTTATATCTGGTAAATTAAAATCAACATTGAGTGACTTTATAATGGCAGTTGACTCAGATGGTAATAATTATCGCGTTAAAAAAGACGATCCAAGAATTATATCAGGTGAGATATTCTCAAAAATTAAAGGAAAGACTTTAATAATTGACAAAAATGGAATTAAAAAATGGGTTTCAGTAAATGACCCAAAATTCTTAAATGGTGAATACAAGCATATAACAAAGGATCGAGTAATAAGCGAAGAGACAAGAGAAAAATTTAAGAAAATTCCAAAAGGTGGTGGGAAAAATCCAATGTATAACAGAACATTTGTTACTAATATAGAAGATGGGAAAACTATAGCTGTATCTAAAGACGACCTATCAACCTATTTACAAAATGGATTTTACCTAGGTCGCCCAAAAGAAAAAACAAATAACCAATTAAACACCAAGTGGATTAAGAATGATATATTAAAAAAATCAAAACAAGTTAGTTTGGACCAATTAGATCTATACTTAAATGATGGTTGGTCATTGGGTAGAAAATTCTATTAATCGTGATCGTATTCATCAACATCAACACCATTTTTAGTTACTGTTATTTCTGTATGATCTCCATATTTACTTAGATAAAAATCATCATCAAATAATTGTAAAAAATCTTTAATCTCAGTAACTAAATTATCCAATCTTTCATCATAGTTTGGATTTTCAAACTCTACTCGATTATCATACTTTTTAGTTACTCTGTTCCAAGTACCCCAATTTGTTACTTTTATTTTTTGAATATTTTCCAATTCATCACAATAAACATCATTTACTTTTATGTAATCTGTGTTTGCTGAGAACACTGTCGCGTCCCCGTCGTTAAAATAGGGTGTGTATTGGTTCCAAGCGAATGACTCAATCACATCTGAGTTTTTAGTAAAAAAATCTTTACACCAAGAGTCAAAAAGATCTGATGAAGCATCATCCAATTCAGTTCTTTTAGACCTTAACTCCTTTTTAAGTTTTTTAAGGTTTTCTAGTTTTTCGTTTATTTCCATATTATATTATTTAATTGTTGTTAAAAAAATATCCAGGTTTTATATCAAAATTCTCATTTTTGTTGTTTGAACTTACTAATTCACACATTTTGAAAAAATAATCCTCTGGAAAGTTATTCTTCATTTTATTTATATCTCTATGTAACCATTGAACATTACCGACTATATATCCTTTATTACTATCAATTCTATCTAAAGTCGCGGTTTTGTATTTTTTATCACTACACTTTTCATTTAAATAAATTGGTATCTTTGATAAAGCACACTTTCCATCTTGTTTTAAAAATAAATCCCAAAGAAATTCAATAGTCAAATCAAAAGTCAATTTTCTATCTCTAGCATTTAATTTTATTGTTGTAAAAAGATCTGATGATAACTCACCACATCCTTTCCATGATTTGTGATTTTTACCTCTATTTTCAATATGATACTCATTTATACATCCTTTGCAATGACTTTGTGATCTTATTTGTGATGTTCTGAACTCATATACTCTACCACATTTATGTTCAGCTTTCCAATAACCTTTCTTTTCAGATCTTTCTAATAATTTAAATCCATTTATAACATCATTATCTTTCCACTTCATATTAGTATTTTATTTTTATATATAAAATACAAGATACTCCCTTTTATCGTAGGGTGTGTGTTGTTATTTGTTTGTTTCTATTAATTCTAATAAATCTTTAAGAGGCAACTCCAATAATCTTTCAAAATCTTTATTTTGTATTCCTAATTTTCGATCATGTTTTTCACATGCCCAATCAATAATTGATAATTTATGTCTATTAGGATCTAAAATTGACATTGCTAATGATTTAATTAAATCTAAATCAGGATTTTCCGAGTAGTCTAATTTTCTTGAAATCGGTTTATCAAAAACATTAAGTTTCTCATTATTTAATAATTCATTTAAGTTAGCATCTCTTAACTCCTGAGTAGTCATTTTTCTGAAATTCCAAGAGTTATATTTCATAACTCTCTTAACTCCAACAAACTTAATTTTATTCTCACTACTTGTGTAATTGTTACCAGTCCAACTTTGTACTTGTTTAGTTTTAGTATCTAAACTTTCAATTTTATAATAACCACCGTTTACAATAGTTTTATAGTTATCTGTTTTACAAACAAGTATATCACCAACTTTTAATTCTTCAAACTTTGCACTATCACTGATAAAAGTAGTCATAACGTTATTGATATCTGTTCTTGGAACATCATTACCATTAACATCAGTAAATTGAGTTACTCTAAACCATCCTTTAACTTCTTTTAAGACTATTCTACCCTCCATCCAACGATTTTGGTTAGTACCACTATTGAAAAGTTTATCAACTTCATAAGTAGAACCTTTAATTAAACGTTTTGACGTAGATTTGGCTATTACATACATATTAATCCATATTTACTTTAATATTGCCCTTTTCACTTAATTTTTTAAATGATGATGGGCTACCTTTAATACCATTTTGCATCCAATCTTGAAACTCCATATTTTCTAAATAGTCTTGAGCAGTTGGAATAAATCTCATACCAAAATCTTCTAAAATATGTTGTTCACAAATATCTTTTACAGAAACTACTTTACCAACAGAGTTTGTAATAGTATATCCAAAAATTGGAATCATAACTTCATGAATCCAGAATGAATTATGCGTCAAGCATCTGTGTCGATTATCTGAAATATAAGCCTTTGAGCAATCCATTTTGATATGAATTGGTAAATAATCTTCTACTTCACCACCGAACTTTCTAGCTGAAGATTTTGAATGTACATAAGCGTTTGCCATAATTAAAATTTTTGAATATAAATAACTTCTTTTCCTATTTCTTTAGCGTATTTAATCTCGTCATTAACACCGACTGAATTTTTAGTTGCTAAATCATTAAAGTTTATAACATGGACTTCATCACACCATCTGATAAACTCCATATCTAATTCTTTCCAAGTGTCCCATGATCCATCCAAACCACCAAGTTTTGATATTGGATGTGACATACTAATTGGTGAAAATACAAAGTGACCCTCATTAATTAGTTTCGCTGCTTCTTTATTAGCCAAGTCGAAACTAAGATCCTCATAACCCGTGTATGCGATTGCTAAATATATTTTTTTTCTCATTATAATAAATTAGGATTAAAATCTTCTCCGTAAGTTGTTTGTTCTTTCAATAAGTACTTATCAACAATTTTTTGATCAACTCTACTTATTTGGTCTATAATATCACCATAAGATGGAACTGCTCCTAAGTAATTACTTAATACAAAGTCTCCATAAGAGTTTTTACATAACTCGTCTAACTCAGAACTTATCAATTGTTTGATTTTATGCTCTTCTAACTTTGTTGATTTTTTACAACGATCTATTCTTTCGTCTCTTGAAGAGAAAACAGTAATGTTATAATCCATTACTTTATGCCATTCTCTTTCATATAAAATAGAAGAGTGGAAGATAGTATAGACTTTTTGTTTATGACGTTTATTGAACTCGTCATAAGCATTTAACAATTCATACTCGACAATATCAAGTAAATCATCAAACTTTCTCTTTTCTGAAAACTTATTCAAATCAAGTAAATCACCTTTTAGTGAAAAAACATCACCAAACGCACTTCTGATTTTATAATTAATCTCATAATTATAATTAAGAATAAATTTAAGTACAACATCTGCATTAAATACCGGAACACCGATTTGTTCAAATATTCTACAACAAACATCTTTACCTGAATATCTATTACCTGATAAGCCTACTTTTATCATATTTTTCATTTTATAATACAAATATATAGATTTTATTAAACATTTCAAAAAAAATATATAAAATTTAACATAAAAATTATTTATGTATTCTAAAGAAGATTTGAGTTTTATTTTATTTAATAATCGCTCTGTTAATGGAGTGGTTAAAAATTTCCTACCAAGTAACATCAATCCTTATAAACTAATTGAGTTAGAAGAGAATCTATCAAAGATTAAGAGTATGTATAACTCACAAAGGTTCATTGAGGTTAATTCAAAAGAACTAGATTTAAGTTCAGGTGATGTTTATGTTACAAAACAACAGATTACTGAATTAACACCATTAGTATCCAACTTGATTGGTTCTTTTAATGACTTAGAATATGAGTATTTAGTTAATAGAGGAATTGGCGAACAAACAATTCTTAAATATCAATTATTCGGTTTATCATCTGTTGAAAGTAAAGAACACTTGGAGATTTTAGGAGCAACCGTACATCCAGTTCTTAGAAAGTTTTTAGATGATGGTTTAAATGTTGGTGGAATAGTTATTCCACTTTTTGAAGGTGGTGAATTAGTGAATTGTGCTATCAGAAAAATTTCAATAGAAAATAACGATACTAAAACTTTAAAATACTCTTTAGCTTGTCCTGATGTGCCTGTTTGGGGATTAGATACTATTTTAGAAGGAAGTGAAATATGGATAACCGAAGGTATATTTGATATGGTAGCCATTAATAATATGGGTAGGAATGCCGTTTCTTGTTCAAGTGCTATGTGGAGTGGAATTCAATTATACCAAGTTCTTAAAAAGAAGCCTAGTAAAATAACTATTGTGGCTGATAATGATCCGGTTGGTTTAAGAACAGCTTGTATTCTAAGAGATCTTTTTGATTATTATTTAATACCAACCAAAGTTGTGGTAAGTAAGTTTGCTAAAGACGCTGCTGAGCACTATTTTCAGAAAATGAGAAATATGGATGATTTTATCGAAATTGATATAAATGATGATATGATTGTAAATTCACATGAAGTTAGTTTTGACTTTATAAAACACCTAAAGAGTAGAGTATTTTAATTTAATATATACTTTATGAAAAAGAGTATTAAGAATTTATTATTTTTTCAAAATCAGTATAGTCCTTATCTATAATGAAAATAAAGTTATAACCATTCTCTATTGTGTATTTCATTTTTGCTATATTTTCATCATAATCACAATAAGTATAAGTTGACTTTACTTCAACAATTAGATTAATATCTCTTATTAAGAAATCCGAATAATAAACTCTTTCTTTTTCACACAATTTATATTTTATAGTTGGACCATTTTCTATATTAATTTCATTTTTTATACAATATTCTATAAAATCTAATTCATACGTTCCTTTATAATATAATTCAGTTTCTTTATATTTTATAGTTCTATATGAGTTTTTCTGAGCTTTATTAAAAATTTTTTCATTTTTCATAGGGTGATCTACACCATACTTCTCTATAAAAATATTTTTAATTTTATCTTTTATCTTTTTTGATTTTAAAACACAATCAACACCATATTTTTCCATACAAGTTTTTTTAATTTTATTTTTAACTTGATCTAAAATTTGAATATTATCTACCCCATAATTTTTCATAAAGATGATTTTTGTCTTATTAAAATGACATTTATGACATGAATATATTTTCTCTTCCGCTTTATTCATTTGTAATATATAATTTGACCAAGTTACATCATTTATTACTCCACAATATTCACATTCACATTTTACTTTTGTTCTATTAGAATCATTCATATCCTCTGGTAAAACCATAAAATAACCATTATCTTCAATATATCCCTTTTCAAGGAAATATTTTTTAGTTCTATTGGAAACTTTAACTTTTATAAATTTATTTAATAACATAATTTATATATAAAAACTTACCACTTTCCTACATACTTTTTATAAACTTTTTTAAAATTTTTTTTATAAGTAATTATGAATAATAAAATACCCGATGATGAAAAAAGGATTAAAATTTCAATAAGTATTGATCCTAAACTAAATCAAAAAATAGATGAACTACTAAAATCTAAGTTTTATAAAAAATCTAGATTTGTAGAGTATTTAATAAAAAAATATTTAGAAGAAAATGATAATTAATTTAAAGAGTGAAAATGATCTAAGTTCATTTTACATACTATGGGAAGGCTCAACTAACCTTGAAAAGAAAGGAAATTTCGGGATATCTCATTTGGTAGAACATTTGCAAACAAAAATGATTGATCACTTACAAGAAGATTTTGACCGAGACGGTGTCGAATGGAATTTATGGACAAGTTCTAATGATATATGTATGTATATCCAAGGGCTTGATGAAAAAGTAAATAAATGGAAACATATTATAGTAGATTTAATTTTCGATTTTAAAATAACAAAAGAAGATTTTGAGAATGAGAGAAAGATTGTAATGGAAGAATATATGGATAGCTTCACAGATTTAAGTGAATCTCATATGTTAAATCTTTCTAGAAAATTATTTAATGACTATGGCCCTATCGGTTTAAAAGAAGATTTAGAAAGTTTAAAATTTTTAGACATAATAAACTTTTGGGAACTACAATATGCTAAACCAACTAAAGTAATTAATGTTTCTAAAAACAATCCTTATAAGAACAAGACTTTAGATTTTGCTGAAAGAGAAATCATTAAAAATGTTGAGTATGGTGACTACAAAGTACCATTTGAGTTAAATAATGATTTTAAAGATAAATCATCTTTAATTATGTTATCACCTATTATCAATGAAGACTTTGCTTATGTTCATTATATCAACGCAATGTTATCATTAGGATTAAAATCTCCACTTTATCAAGAAATTAGAGAAAAAAGAGGTTTAGTTTATTATGTACACTGCTATCAATCAAGAATGAATCAACAAGGAATCAATGCTATCGCAACTCAAACATCTAATAAAAACTTTAATGCTGTTGTAGATGCTACTAAATTGGTTTTAGACAATCCTAAAAAGTATTTAACAAAAGACAGATTTGACTTAGTTAAAGATTTCTACTCAGTTAGACAAAAGAAAGATGAAATTTTAAGATATAAAAACGTAAATCAATTCATAAATCCAGAAGGTTGGAGTGTTTATGACATCTTAGATGAAGTTAACTTTATGAAGGTTAAAGAAGTTTATGATAAGTACTATCAATTTGATAATTTTTATGTATCAAATGACAAAAATGAATTTAAGAAATAATTATGAGAAAATTTTTACTAACATTATTAATAACATTAACAACTTTATTTTCTTTTTCACAATCAGGTTGGCAATCTGGTAATTATTACCAATATCAAGGTCAAAGAGTTAAAGAATATGACTATTATTATCAATATAATTTTCAAGGTGGTTATCAAAAAAGATACAGAATTTTACAATGGGAACAACAGCAGTATTCTGGATATATTTATGTTTGGACTGTAAATGGTTGGTTAGCACAATATTGGAATTCTTATGCTTGGTATTGTTATTGGTCTAATTGGTATTATGAAAATTACTATTACCCAAGACAAAACTATAATTATAACTACAATTATCAATACTATTATTGGAATAGATGAAAAAACTAATAATATATGAGTTTTTGGTTATATTTGGTATTTGGTTTTTAATACACACATTTTGTAGAACTTATCTTGAGCCAAAAATTAATAGTTATAATAAACCAACAACTGGAAATATTTCTGATTATAGAGATAAAGATGATACTTTATCTGAGATAAATATTTTACCAGAATATATTGATTCTGGTAAAGTTTTATTCTCTAGATACTGTGCTAGTTGTCACTCTTTTGATAAAGATTTTGCTGGTCCAAAATTAAATGATAGTATTTCTTTTAAATACTTTAATGAAAGTGTTAAAGATATAAGTGATTTATCAAAAAAATATAAACATACTGAAGTATTATTTAATAAATGGATGCCAAAATCAATGATTATGCCAAAGTTTAATGAAGTATTGAACGATAGTCAAATTGAATATATAAAGTCATATACAATATATAGTATAAAATATAGAACTGATTAATGTTAATACCGTATTTAGGTGAAAAAAGTAGGTTATCAAATTTTATAACACCAAATATACCAACCGATATAAAAACATATATTGAGCCTTTTGGTGGGGCAATGGGTGTTTTCTTTTCTTTAAACTTTAGTAAGTTTAAGGGTGTTGATTATATCTATAATGATATTAATTATTTGAATTATAATTTATTTAATCAACTAAAATTTAACAAAGATTTTATTTCGGAAATAAAAAATATCAAAGTAGATCAAAACTACTATTCTGATGTTTTAAATAAACTTAATGATGGTGATGAATTACAAAAGGCAATTCAGTGGTTAATAATTTTAACTTGTTCATCAACAAATAAAATAGGTAAAAATTCTTGGTTAGGTGATAGTGAGTTTGAGATATTCAAATTAAAACTTAGGGCTTATAAACCACTTTTAGATAAAATAACTAAAATACATAACTGGGATTATAAAAAGATTTTTACCGAATATGATTCAGAATCAACATTTTTTTATATTGATCCACCTTATATGGGTAAAGAGAATTACTACATAAATCATAATTTTAATAAAGAATCTCATAAAGAGTTATCTGATATATTAAAATCTATTAAAGGTAGATTTGTTTTAAGTTATTGGCAATTTGATGATTTGGAGAATTTATATAATAACTTTAGAATTGAGAAAAAGATGACAATTATGGGTACTGAATTTATAATAATGAATTATTAAAATAGAATATTTCTAGTTAAATATTCTATTGTAATTGTATCATTCTCATCAATATCATATCCTAATTTATTTGGATTTATATAGAGTATAGATCCCTCTTGTATATAATCAGTAGCTGTTTGCATACCATCATTTGAAAAAAATGCGATATTCTGAATTGAATTACTCGGTTTTAAATAAATTCCATTTATTAAAATTGTTACAGGTCCTTCACTCAATTCATTAAAAGTTAAGTTTAATATATCAACAGGTTCATTGCCACTAAAAGTGTTTACTGGGTTAAATGAATTTGAAATTTTTTCTTGTTTTTGATTTAATGTGTAAATATCCTGAGCTATATGTTCTGTAAGTGTTTTTATTCTTTGTGTTAAACTATCAGTTGTTGAGTATGTTGATAGAATTGGATTATATTCTAATTTCTTTATATCATACATACTTATAAAATCGGGACCAGCATCTGTAATACCGATATTTTGTTGTAGGGTATTCATACTTTGACTGATCATTTTAACCAAGTCAACTATTCTACTCTCAATACTACTTTGTGTACCACCACTTTGTGTACCACCACTTTGTGTACCATAAATAATTTGATTATAAATTTGGGTAAAGTCGGTACCAGATTGTACTATTTCAACTGCTTGAGCCTGAGCTTGAGCTTGTGTTGTGATTCTTTTTCTGATTATATCGAATTGTCTTTGTAATTCAACAAGTGCTAATCTAGCTTCATTATTATCAGTAAAGTCGAGATTTATAACTACGTTTTTGTTTGTAGTTAAAACAACTAAATTATTTTGAACTAAAACCCTAGTTATAGAAAGTGGGTTAACTGTATAGGTTGGTAAACCATTGATATTATATATTGTTACTAAATTATCTGTTGGTTTTGCTTCCCTAACAAATTTATTTAAACTATAATTACTCATTTATTATATATTATTTAAGTTAAGTTTGCTAAAACAGTAAATACCGTTTTATTTTTAACTAGATCAGATATTTCAAATTTGATAAAAAACAAACCAGTTGTTGAGATATTACTTACTTCAGTTCCGGTAATAGACCCGGCATTAATAGTTATATCATTATCCATCATATTTATACTAATATCTCTATTATCAGTAACTCCCTTTACTAAATGAGTTCTTATATCACCTTTAGAAATTGGTAAAGTTCCTGTAAAACTATGAGTATTTATATTTAAGATTAATGATGTTGTTGCATCTGATGAAAATGTACCGGTTTGAAAATTATTATCCAAAACATCAACATTATAAAAATTACTATTAAAATGTATAATTGGACCGGATGAATCGACTGTTACATTATTAGTATCAGCATTTGGATCATCCAATAGGAGAATTATTAAGGAGTAAGCCTGATTACAATCAAATTCTGTTTCAAATACTAAAGCAATCGGATTATTTGTAGTATCTATTACCTTTAATTTTGTTGAGGTTTCTCTTTGTATAGAGTCAATATCAGCAATTGTAAAATAAACATATGGAATTGGTGGTGTTCCTCTATCACTGATATAAAATGATTTACCAACAATATTTGTTTTTATATCAAACCATCTTAGATTTTTAAATATTATTTCGGTTTGCTCGTATCCATCACGTATTATACCATAATATCTTTCTACAAAGAAATCTTCATTATTATTGTTATAATAAAGTATTTTTTTTCTTGTTTCAGTAATACCATTCACTGTAACATTATAAGTTTCTATATCATATCTACCAATATTCTTCATTTTTGTGAATTAATTTATCTAGTATATATTAATTTTTTTTATCTTTTTTTATGTTTAATTAAAAAAGAAATTAATTAATAATATATATACATAAATTAATTATTATTAATTATAATGGAGGGAAGAATTCATGGTAAACAAATTGTAAGTAATACGGTTTTAAGGAGTATTAATGGGTCACCAGGATCCACTCAATATCTTATTCCAAGTAGTGATTCTAACATTTTACTTGATATTGTCACATCTACTAACTCATCAACACATTCCTTTGTTGTTGGTTGGCAAGGTCAACTACCAATGGAAAGAGGTGGTTTAAACAATTCTAATTTTATAGAAGGTGAGTTATTAACTACTAATTCCGAATCTGTTATATCATCTGGTTATAAAATAAATGATTTTGGGTTAACAAATAAAGATATTTGGACAGCTGATAGAATTATTAAACAGATAGAATCAACAGTAATAAATAAAGAGGTTCCAATTGGTGATATAGATGGTTTTAATAGAGTATTTACTCTTTTATATAACCCCATAATAGGAAGTGATCATCTATATTTAAATGGATTATTACAAGATGAAGGTGATTATATAATAACTGGTAACCAAATTGTTTTTGATGAAGCTCCACTACCCGAATCTAAAATTAGATGTAGTTATATGAGTGTTGAAAAAAACTTTTAAAAAAATTAAAAAATATAGAAATATACAATTTATTGAATAAAAAAATAAATATATAAGATATAAATAAAAAAAATATTAAAATGGACGAAAAAAAATACACAACATCGGATTTATATTTAACAGCATATTTAAAAATAAAAGGATTCAAATTTATAGTTGAAAAAGTAAAATCCAAATCAAACTTTATATTTATTCAAACTCCTGATCTAATGGATGTTGTGAATGAGTATTTAACTGAAAATGGTTCTTGTGATCCATTAAATTATTCAAATTCTATAAAAAATATAAAAAATTTATTATACAATATGTAATTTTTCAATAAAAAAAGGGGTTTGAAAAAAAAACAGTATTTTTATTAAATATATAACATATAAAATATTTATATTAAAAATCGTGGATAATATAAAATCCACAAAAAACTATTAAAATTTATATTTGTATTTAGCAGAAAAAAATATTGACGACACACTGTCAAATAACAAATAATTTTTTTTATGTCAAGTACAAAAATTGTATTAAATAGACAGTCCGATTTAATATTGGACAACGCACAGATTACCGCTCCTGTTGGTATCGTTATTGATGATATTAATGGATTGGTTTCAACTATCGCATCTATCGATACTAAAGAGAGTGTTGAAGCTTCTTTAAGAGTTTCCAGTGATTTATCTTTACAAACTGCATTATCAAATGAGGAATCTTTAAGAACTGCTGCTGTTTCTTCTGAAGCATCTTTAAGAGTTGTTGGTGATTTATCTTTAGAAAACGCATTAGCTGATGAAGCAAATTATAGAGATATTGCGGATTTATCTGTAACTGCTGCTATGTCTGCTGAGATTTCTACTAGAATCGTTGCTGAACAATCTTTACAAAACAACATTTCGATCGAATCTTCAGCTAGATTAGCTGATGTTGATGCTGAACAATCAAGAGCCGAAGCTGCTGAATTATCATTAGCAACAGATTTAAGTTCAGAAGCATCTAGAGCAATTGAAGCAGAAGCTTCATTGAATACAAAAGTTGATTTTGTTATTTCTAATACAGATCCTTCAGCTATTGACTCTTTAACTGAAATCGTTACTGCATTCCAAAATGCTGATAGTGATATGAATAATGCCATCACATTATTATCTGGATCAGCTAGTAATGCAATCGCTGCTGAGGCTTCTACAAGATTAGCTGCAGATGATTCAATAGCTGCTAACTTATCAACTGAATTAGTTGATAGAGCTGCTGCTATCTCATCTGAAATCGTAGCTAGGATTTCCGGAGATACTTCTATTGCTTTAGATCTTTCTTCTGAAGTTGAAGCTCGTATTTCTGATGTTGATGCTGAGCAAGCAAGAGCTGAATCCTCTGAGCTTTCGTTAACTTTAAATTTATCAACTGAGTTGTCTAATAGAGTTGCTGGTGATTCATCTTTAGCTACTTTAATTAGTAATTTAAATGTTAATAACTCATCCGATTTATCTGCTGAGGCTTCTATTAGATTAGCTGCTGATAATTCAATAGCTGCTGGTCTTTCTTCTGAATTAGTTGCTAGAGCTTCTGCTGATACAGCTGAGGCTTCTATTAGATTAGCTGCTGATAATTCAATAGCTGCTGGTCTTTCTTCTGAATTAGTTGCTAGAGCTTCTGCTGATAACTCAATTGCTGCTGGTCTTTCTTCTGAATTAGTTGCTAGAGCTTCTGCTGATGCTTCAATTGCTGCTAACTTATCTGCTGAATTAGTTGCTAGAATTTCTGCTGATGCTTCTGTTATAAACTCTTTTCCAATGACTGATGGTTCTACAATTGAGGTTGATGCTACTACTAACACAGTTAGATTGATGGAATCGGTTGGTGCGCCTGCAAGTGGCACTCGTACTTTCTCTGGTTTAATTAACGTTGCTGCTCAACCAGCTTCATTAGCTGGATTTGGTGATTTATCTTTAGTTACTAAGGCTTATACAAGTGCTCAAATTTCTACTGAGGCTTCTACAAGATTAGTTGCTGATAATTCAATAGCTGCTGGTCTTTCTTCTGAATTAGTTGCTAGAGCTTCTGCTGATAATTCAATAGCTGCTGGTCTTTCTTCTGAATTAGTTGCTAGAGCATCTGCGGTTTCTACTGAAACCTCTTTAAGAGTTGCTGGTGATGCCTCTTTAGATACTAAGCTTTCTATAGAAAAAGATCGAATTGATGCTATTTTATTAGCTTCAGATGCTGATAAAGACTCATTTGCTGAAATTGTTTCATTAATTAACTCTGTTGATACAACCAATGATCAAGCATTTGCATCTTATGTATTATCAAACGATGCTGCATTATCCACTGAATTATCAAATAGAATTTCTGCTGACAATTCAATAGCTGCTGATCTTTCTTCCGAATTAGTTAACAGAGCAGATGCGGTTTCAACAGAGGCTTCTTTAAGAGTTCTTGGTGATGTATCAATAGCTGCTGATCTTTCTTCTGAATTAGTTGCTAGAACATCTGCTGATACAGCTGAGGCTTCTATTAGATTAGCTGCTGATAACTCAATTGCTACTGGTCTTTCTTCGGAAATTTCAAGAGCAACATCAGCTGAGTTATCTTTATCTAATTTATTAGGTGCTGATTTATCTTCTGAAGTTTCTAATAGAGTTTCTGCTGATAATTCCCTAGATAGTGCATTATCTGCTGAGATTTCGAGAGCTACTGCTGCTGAGGGATCTATTGCTACGGTATTATCGACTGAGGTATCTTACATTATTGCTAACACTGACTTAACTTCAATTGACTCATTTGCTGAGGTTGTTGATAACTTAGATTCAGAAATTTCAAGAGCTGAGTCTGCAGAAGCTTCTATTGCTTACGACTTAGAAACTATATATGCTAAACACGTAAGTATTGTTGAATCTGCTAATGGTATTATTACAACATTTACATTGAGTGTTCCAGTTAGAAGTGGATCTGAGTTAATCTATGTTAACGGTCTATTACAAGATAGTGGAGATTATACTCCTAACTTTGATATCGATAACAAAGTAGAATCCGTAACTTTTGAAATTGCTCCAGATAATGGATCAAAAGTTAGAGCTTATGGTGTTTATGGATTAATTTAAAAATAAAAAATAAAAGAGTGTTTCATAATAGGAACACTCTTTTCTAAAAAATAAATAAAAAATAATGACACAAACAAAAGTTGGATGGAGGTCAGGTAATTTACAACCAGTATCATACCTTTTAGACACTTATAATGGAGCGGCAGCAGCTTACTCATTACGTAAACTAAGAAACGCATACGCTGGTAGTGCAATTCGTGTTAGACGTTCGTCTGACAATACATCCCAAGACATCGGATTCGATGCAAATGGTAATTTAGATACAACATCGATGTTGAATTTTGTCGGTGCAAATAACCAAGCATTATATTCTGAGGAATTTGATAATGTTTATTGGAGTAAATATATTACAACCATTACCTCAAATCAAACAACGGCACCTGATGGTACAATGACTGCCGATTTATTAGCAGAAAGCACAGCTAATAATTATCACACATTATACAACGCTACATCTTTATCGTTTGCTGTTGGAACAAGTTGGAATGTGAGTGTATACGTTAAAAAAGGACCAGGAACATCGGCACCTGATACAATTATTCTGGGATTTCCTAGCCCAACGGGGAATGTTTTTTCACTTCCTTGTGTTCTATTTAATATATCATCAGGTACTGTATTAGATAGTTCGAACGCATCTAATGATGCTAATTTTGGTTCATCAATTGTTGATGCTGGAAATGGTTGGTGGAGATGTTCAGTGTGGGGTACAGTAACAGTAACTGGAAACCGTTCTCAAGTAGGTGTAATTAGATTTAATAATAATTTAAATACGCTCAATACTTCACTATACCCTGGTAACGTACAATCAAACATTTACATATGGGGTTATCAATTTCAAAAAGCGTTAAACGATACGTCAGTATTAACAACACAACCATATACAAAAACTACAACAACAACTACAGCTGGTAATGGATTCGTATCCATATGGTATGACCAATCATCAACATATGACGCTTCCCAACAAGCATCTGCCAGTCAACCTCAAATAGTAAGTAATGGTTCATTAATAACTACAAATGGTAAACCAACAATAAAATTTGATGGTTCGAACGACTTTTTAGTTACAAGTAATTATCCATTTACTAGTACTGATAAAGTATATGTAGCACATGTGTCAAGTATTGAAACAAATAACATAACATCTCAAGTAATAGGACATTTTAAACAATTCAACATGTCTGTATATTTTTCTGGGTACCGTAGTAATGCAAGGTCAATTATGTCAGTGAGAGATGTAACAACTAGTAAAACTTATGATTTTGGTGTATATAATATTAACACTCAATATCTTTACGAACAACAAACCGATTTATTAAACGTTACAAGTGCTTTACGTATAAAGAGTTATAGAAATAACGTACAAGAAACTATGAGTTTTGATGGTACAACTAACACATCACTACCAACATTTACACAACCGTTATCAATAGGTGCTGATGAAATAGGTACAAACTTTAAATTAAAAGGTAACATACAAGAAATAGTGGCTTATTATAATGTTGACCAATCATCTAACCGAACAGGTATCTCATCAAACATAAACTCATACTACTCAATCTACTAAAAAAATAAAATAAATTATGACAGGATATAAATACACAACAGAAGAAGAAGCAATTATGGCAAGAAGTCAAGCCGCTACTTATATGGGTTTACCAAACCCAACTGGTGATACCTTATATTGGGTAAACTACAACCATTCAGAATTAGATGGGTTCTACTACATTCAACATGTAGAAGGTTTAGAACAAGTCTTAGGAGAACCAATTGAATTCGAGGTTACTCAACCGGAGATAAATTAAAAAATAATAAAAAACTATGACACAATCAAGAGTAGGCTGGAGAAAGTACGTAAGTCCTTACTTATTAGACATCTATAGTGGGGGTTCGGCTGCTGCATACTCACTGAGAAAATTAAATGGATCTTATACAGGACCGGCAGTCAGAGTTAGAAGGTCCAGTGATAATCAATCACAAGACATTGGTTTTGATAATGATGGTAATTTGGATACGGTAGCATTAACAACATTCGTTGGTTCAAATAATAAATTTTATTATTCAGAAGACCTAGATAATGCGTACTGGTCAAAAAACGGAGTTACTATAACACCTAATGCTGGTATAGCACCAGATGGTACACAAACTGCTGATTTATTTACTGAAACAGCAACAACAACGGACCATTATTTCTATAGGGAAGATGTTCAGAGTGGTCTTCTCGTAGGGGGTAGTTGGAATATGAGTTTTTATGTTAAGAAATCACCAGATAATACACTTACTGAAAATAAAATAATGCTCCGTCAACAAAGAAGTGGTAATTCAAGTGGTGGTTCAACTGTAGTTTTTAATTTAGAAACTGGTAATGTTGATTATATTGCTGACCTTAATATTTTTGGAGGTTCATTAGGAGTTTTAGGTGCTTCTATGTCTGATGAAGGTAATGGTTGGTGGAGATGTTCTATGTGGGGAAAAAGACCACCAAAAACTGGTACTGAAAGTCAATCAACAAAAACACCTATAGCAATAGGTAGAGTTCCAGCAACTACCAATGGTGGTGTTCCAATTGTAAACGCACCTAGTTATGGACAAACTTGGAATGGTAATGTGAATGGTAAGTATTTATTGTGGGGGTTACAAATAACTCTTAAAAATGATGATGATAGTTATCAAGAATTAAAACCATATTCTAAAACTACTAATACTCTTCCTGGTTCTGGGTTTGTATCAATATGGTATGACCAGTCGGGTAATAATATGAATATATCACAAACAACTTCTGCAAATCAGCCATCAATTATTGAAGATAGCACATTGATAGCTCTAAATGGAAAACCTACTCTTTCTTTTCTTTTTTCTGGAACTACTAGAAAATGGTTAGGTTTACCATTAAATTCGATAACATTAAATAGACCATTTAGCATATTCATAAATATGAAAATATATGGAAGTATCTACGACTTCCCAATACTGTCTGGATTAGAAAACAATAGGAATTACTGGATAAGATATTTTATTGGTTTAGGAAGATATGCTTATACTCTATATACAGCTGACAATAATTTAATTAACGGAGAAGATATTGTAGATACAAACCAAACACTACATTTTATGAATATATCTTCAAATAGTGCTAAAGTTGGTAAGAATGGTTCAACATATAGTAAAAATCTTACAACTACGAATTGGAAAGGTCTACAATTAGGTTTAAGTAATTCCGGTCAATTTTATGCATCAGAAATGGTGTTATTTAATGGTGATGTGAGTTCTGATAGAAATATCATTGAATCAAGTATTAATTCATTCTATTCAATATACTAAAAAATAATAAAAAACTATGACACAAATTAAAGTAGGTTGGAGACCTTATGTTGATTTAGGACTAGATACTGACGCTACAGCCTTTTCATTAGCTGCAGGTCTTACTGATACAACTCAAAAATCCGCAGTTAACACTTTAGTTAAAGATCTGAAAAGATATGGTCTTTGGACTAAAATAAAGGCTTTCTATCCTTTCGTTGGTGGAAATGCTGAATCTCATAGATTAAATTTAGTTAACACACAAATATACAGTTTAACATTTAGTGGCGGTTGGATTCATGATTCAAATGGTGTTAAATCAAATGGATCAAACACAATTGCTGATACTCAATTAAATTTAAGAAGCGCTTTTGGTGCAAATAGTACCGAACATAATTTTGGTATTTATATAAATGATAATCCGATCCAATCTTCCAATGTTAGAGGATTTAGATCTGATATTTCAGCGTATGATTCTACAAACGGTTCAATAGATTCTTTTGTTTCGAGTCCAACTTTAATGTTTTTTAGAAGTATTCCATCACATGATTGGTTTTCATTTTATATTAGTCCAACAACTGTTACTGGTTTAAATGAATTAAAAAGATATAATACTACATATTTTTGTTGGTTTAAAGATGGTTTAGAGGTTCAAGGTGCTAGACAGACAGTTGCGACAACTAAAATAAATCCGAATTCAACTGTAAAAATTGGATCTTCTTCTTCAACGAATAGATATTCAACTGCTTATATAACAAGTGCTTTAAATACGATGGAATCATATTTAATGTATATCGCAGTTCAAAGATTTAATTCATCTCTATCAAGACAAATTGGAACTTCTATTGCACCATTAACAATTAATACTAATACATCAACCGATGTATTAGTTACAAATGGTTTAAAAATTAATATTGATGCTCAAAATCAAACTCCACCAAATGAAAGATCATTAACATCTGACCTACCAGGATTATATTACTATCAAAATGATGTATTGGTTGATAGTAGTGGTAATAGTAATAATGGTACAGTAATTAGATTAAATCAATATGATTGGCAAAATCGTTTTATAGAATATAATAAATCTGATTTGGGTATACCTGAACTTAGATTTCGAAATTCTGATAACACTGCGGGTGGTACTAAGCTGTATCAATCTGGTACTTCGCCGGATTATTTACAAACACTTTATAAAGGATCTGATACAGGTACATTTACGGTAGGTGGATGGTTTAAAGTTTCTTCAAGACATAATGGTTTTTATGCTATAACAAGAGGACATGATTCTTATGGTGGTGGATGGAGTTTTATTCTGAGTATGTCTATTGGTTCTAAATTCGGTATTAACATTGTTCCAACGTCTGGTTCAATTTCAGGAACATTTCAATCAACAACAACTGTACAATCTGATGTTTGGTATAATGTTTATGTAGTTTGGAAGCCAAATTCGTATGTTAAAATGTATGTAAATGGTGTGTTACAGGCAACAAATACAATGACATGTTCTGGACTTAGAGCATCAAATGCTGGATGGGGTGTTAATTCGGCTACATCTACAAGTTCAGGTAGAGGTATTCTTGGAGCAATGCATATATATGACCGAGAACTTTCTGCAGCGGAAGTTTTACAAAACTTCAATGCTGGAAGAGTTAGATACAACGTATAAAATTATCATAATTATAGTTTTATGATAAATAAAATAAAAAAATAAATTAACATGAAAGGTTACAAATTTATGACAGAAGCAGAAGCAATTGCTGCTAGAACACAATGCGACACCCATTTCGGATATCCGAAAGAAGGATGTGTTACTCAACACTGGGTAGATTATCAAAATGCTGAATTAGATGGATTTTGGTACATCACATTTGACGAATCTATTGAGACAATATTAGGTGCCCCAATTGAATTTGAAATTACTCAACCAGAATTAAAATAAAAAAAAATAAAATATTATGAAAGTCTATAAATTAACTTTAGAACAAAAAGATCAATTAGTTGGTCAAAAATGGGATGGTGAAACTTTCTTCAACCCAACTTTAGATGCAGACGGTAACTGGTTTATCTCTATCGAAGAAGTTCAAGGATATACAGGAACTGAATTCGCTTGGATTTCTGAGTTGGTTGAGATTCCTCACAATCCGATCATTGCTGAACTTCCGGGAGAAGTAACCGAATAAATAAAAGACCTCTTATGAGGTCTTTTCTAAAAAATAAAAAATAAGTAATAAACGATGAAAGTAAGACTTTTAACACAAGAACAAAAAGACCTATTAGTTGGTCAAACTTATGATGGAATTCAATTCTTCAACCCAACATTAGATGCTGATGGAAATTGGTTTATCTCAAATGAGGAAGTTAATCAATGTACACATGGAGGAGTAACTGAATGGGTTCATGATTTACCAGAAATCGATCACAATCCGGTTCAAGTTGAGCTTCCTGGAGATGTAAATCCATAAATAAAGACCTCTTCGGAGGTCTTTTAAAAAATAAAAAAAAACTATGACACAAACAAAAGTTGGATGGAGAACATACGTAGATCAATCTGCTCTTCTACTAGATCTATTTCCAAATTCTTTAGCAGCATACTCCTTTAGAAAATTAAATACTAATTACACTGGTGCATGCATTAGAGTAAGAAGAAGTGGAGATAATACAGAAATGGATATACCTTTTTTAAATAATGTTCTAGATGAAACTACATTAATGAATTTCGTCGGAGCATACAATCAATTATCATATTCACAAGATTTTACTAATGCAGTATATGCTAAGTCTGGTGTTACGATAACTGCAGATCAGGGAACTGCTCCTGACGGAACACAGACAGCTGATCTTTATTCAGAGAATAGTGGATCAGGTAACCATTATATGTATAGATATTATCCAAACACTACTTTACCTACTGG